TTTTGCCATTTTTTATTAATTTTTATGTTTTGGTTAAATATCTAACCCTTATACTTAAAGATAAGATAAGACGCTCATATATACAAGGAATTCGCAAACTTTCTTCCAAATGAACGGTATTGATTATCAAGCAGTTATGCGATTCTTTTAAAAAGAATTGCAATATCGTGTCCATACATACCACCCATGGTATATTTCTCTACTGAGTATACATACTTCCCAACAGTTACCGTAGCGGGCAATTTACACGTTTGCTTACCGCGATGCAACCATAGCTTTGTTCTACCACCATCACAGTTTCGGTGGGTGAATACCTTACAGTAATCACAACCTGTAGCCTTAACAAAACGTTCCCTGATTTTAATCATCACGGGCAAAAGCTCTTTATACTCTTTTCGAGTGATTTTCAATAGTTTACTTGCCATATATTGTATATTTAGATATTAATAATTCAAAGGCTTCATAAGCACCGTGTATCTCTATAATAAACAGTGATTGTACATATGCCAAAGGAACACATACAGGCGAACCCGGTCCGGGCATCGCTATCGGTAGCACCCATCGAACGTTCACATCATCTTCAAACATAGTCAAAGCCTGATAATGGTCATTCTCTTTAAGGAATTCTATTAGGTCGGTAACCATAATATACCCGGGAATATATTGTTCATCGAGGGCGAATTCCACATTCTTTTTACATCTATTTTTCTCATATTATTAAGATAAGGATTATAGTTCAAACGAACAAGGACATATGAAATTTTATCCCTTTGATAATCAATTAGTTATGCGAGGCCATTAACCCAATGACTATTATGGCGGTAATCGCTAATATTGATACTCCAGTAATTGCTAGTACAAACGGTAACACAGAAGGGTCGGCCGCAGCAGCTTGAAGTCTCTCGTTTTCTTTCTGTAACGCGGTATTACTACATCTCAGAGACGCTACTTTCTGTAATAAGTAATCATAGTCCGGTGAATCACCACCATTAGGTTTAGCCGGTTCTGCAAATTGCATACTAGTATCTTTGGTGGGTAGCATCGGTAATCTCGACACGATATTTGCGAGATTTGTAAACGCCTCAACCGGAAACCCCATAAATTTATTAAACGCTTCACGCTCTTTCCCACCTATAACAGTAAACTCACATCGGTTACCAACACGCTTCATACTCAAGAATCCACTATCAACCAACTCGTTACGAATCGGGTCATATTGCTGATTCTTATAATATGTTCGGTTTATAGTCCCGTACATCTCTTCCAGCTTACGAACACGCGGAAACTTAATTCTCTCAATCAATCGGTCTAGCGCCGTGCGGGTTTGAAAGCTGGTTACGTGATTATCCAGAATATACTTCTTAACTTGCTCAAGCTGAGCTTTGCTCTTTTTACTTAACATATATTGTATGGTTTATTTCTCATATTATTAAGATAAGGATTCGTGCCCGATTGACCAAGGAATATGTAAGAAATCTAGAAAATAACGCCCTTGATTATCAATTAGTTATACCCCCTTGATTATCAATATTTTACCAAACCCGGGTAGTGCAATACTTAGCGCTACCAAGAGTGGCCAAGATTATAGCTCTTTTGATATTTCTAGCAGGTCGACTTTTTTTACCCACGGGCGACACTTAGAGTATCGTGCTAAAAATTCCTGCGGCTCTTGGTAGCGCGAGCCTTTGAGCTAGTTTTTTTCTCAAAATATTCAAAATGAAGCAAACCGGAAACTCGAGCATGTTTATTGCCGAAACATGGGTGTATTGCCCAAAACTAATTCCGGGCAATACTTCCTTATAAGTGCTTATTTTATAACTTCCGTACTAGGAAGTGCTGAACTTTATTCCGGAAACTCTGGCATGTTTTATCACACCAATTACCATCCGGGTCTAGCTCATTACTTATTATAATGTGCACCTACAAAGCCGGTATAATCAAAAGTATGCAATATACGATACACTGTATTATTGATTACGACATTAACATGCCAATAAGTATTATCAGAACCTTGATTCTTAAACAAATATTTCTATTTTTCTTTTATATTATTAAGATACGATAATTTGTTGATATTACCAAACGAGTCTAAAACCTGCAGAGAATAAAGTTATGAGCGGGTGAGACATGCAGACAGTCAGCTGGTGATACTTGGTGATACTTGGCGATACTTCTTCATATTTCTTCGGTATGGGGCGTATACATACATTACCATTCTTTTAGGCTCCGGTATTATATTCCTTTTAATCTTAAGCTAATTAGGTATTGCTCTTTAGAAAGCATTATACACCCATCTTCCAATATTGGGTATAAGATTATCTCTTCTGTAAACAAATACCTATATGGTTGTCTTAGGTAGAATCACACTATATTATTTAATGTGATATAATATATTATTTATTGCAATTCTGCTACTCTGTCATGTGTCGTATGTATATTACCACAGTTAGTGCATACACACTTATTCAGGTTCTTATACTCTTCCTTCTTATCCATATCTAGTACGTATGCTACTAATGTTGTACTATGCTGTAATGTATTACACTTTGGACACATCTTATGATTCTTCTTATACTCTTCTTTAAACTTATCTATTGCTATAGACTGTTCATTCAATTCTTTTATCATCATATTTAATGCCCCGGACGACTCTTCATATGATGAACCGTTTAATTTGAAGTGTATATCATACAGCTGCCTTCGGACAAACTCGGTATCGTATTTATTTACCATAATACTATATTAATGCCCTTACTTCTTCTATTGCTTTTTGTATATATACTACACGCTCCGCGTTGCCTATATCAAACCATACCATTGTTTAATTAAATTTCTATTATTTGACCATGACTACTACAACCTTGATTAAATTTACCATCTGTTACACAAGAAGCATTAATAAATGTTGTTTCTCTCCCTGATAATTTAGTAATCCCTGAATTAAAACAGCCATCTGAATCATGAATATGTCCAAATACATGAAATTTAGGCTGAAATTTAAATACAGCTTTAGTTAATGCCCCATCTCCACAATATTCAAGATTATGTTCTCTATTATGGGATAGGTCTAATATTCCTTTAGGTGCTCCATGTGTTACTAAAACATCAATTTTATCTGTTAAAGCTTCCCAATATTGTGATAGTTTACTTCTATCTTTCATAAAATGCCATTGACCAAATGTAGGGGTGTAAGGACTTCCAAATATGAGTCTTCCTTCTAATTCCACATATTCATGTTCTAAATAATGAATTCCTAATTCTTTAATTCTATCTACATTATACTTTTTTAAAGCCCATGTATCATGATTACCTGCTATTAATACTTTATTCTTAATAGATAACCCACCAAACCATTCTATAAATTTTTCAAATTCTGGTTGATTATTAAATAAATCTCTGTAATTTGTAGAATCTCCAGCATGTATTACAGTTTCTATTGGTTCTTTTGGCAAACTTAATGACCAATGTTGTGCGTGTGTGTCACTTATTATCCATGTCTTCATATTCTTAAGATAAGAAATACAGTTGACATTACCAAATGATGTAGTGGATTGTTATCTCAGCGTACGAATGACGTGAATAATAAACATATGAAGCCAATATTTGTATCTATTTAACCGTATGCCTGTTTTATCATATAACCGTTTGAGATACGGTTGCGGTGTTTCGTATGTAAATGGTTTAGATTGGCGACTGCCCCAATTCTGCCCCTTATAATCTTCTGTATAAATGTGTACGCCGATTATCTCCGGAATGAGTTCCCGGTCTTCCATGCGCCATAGCTTAGTAAATTCTAAATCACCACGTGATGCATTAGGTGAATGGTCCGGGTAGTCTACTAGTTTACTTGAATGAATCATCTGAAAGAATCCTAGCGGTTTCCAACCGGTAAATCTACCATTCTCAGATTCATCACCATATATATGAACAATTCTTGCTCCGAACTCTAAACCAGCACCATGTAGTAACCAATTATCAATAATCACCGGGTTACTCTGCTCAAATTGTACGAATCGTTCATACCCTTTGCAGTTCAACCTATCAATGCCATACATTTTATGTTTTTGTAACTCCTTTCTTTCGAATACTCTACGAGTTAATGGTGATAATAGAATATCTCCATCCATAAACACAATCCAACCATCCTTATCCAGATGCTTAAGACCTTCATTAATGCCACGGTATTTTGCAAAGGTAGAACCGTCGCGGTAAAATTCGTCGGTCTGGACACACATCACTCCGGTGCGGTCACAAAGTTCCTTCGTTTTTGTGTCCTTGTTATCGGTTACTACCACCCATTTATCGAATAGTTCTTTATTGTATCGTATGGAATGTTCAAGAAAGTCCGAGTAATTCACACATACAGTGACTGCTTCTATCTTCATAATATGATTTTAACTTTTAGTTATTTTGGCTCTTCTTCCGGAGTAATTATTCCGGCCATCGCTTTCGCTACTTCTGATTTCCCGGCTGTGAATTTATCAACTGACGACAGTCCTAAACAGCCAAATGCTAGAAGCCCTATAGTGCTTATTAGAGTGCTATCTAGAACGGCTGGTGGTTTAGTAAATACACTATATATCAGGACACCACACAGTGTTAATGCACATACAATGCCCGTAAATCGTTTTGCTGATGGCGTATATCGTTCGTCTAATAAAAGACCGTTAAGCCATGAAAGTACCTTTCGCATATAAATAGATTTACTATAAATATGTTCAAAAGGTATTACAAATGTGATTCTTTGTTTATAAATTTATCGCGCGCATATTCAACAGCTTCGGTATCGTCATTATATACTACTAGGCCACGATGTCTACCGTATGTATCCTGCGAATTCCAATAATAGAATGTACAAGGTTTGTTATTAAATACTGCTGGGTATATTCCATCACTTAGTACTTCCGGGCGTATGTAACTGTCCCGGGAATCGTCTTCCAAAATACGCCCGGAAAATGTGTCTTCCAAAATACGCCCGGAAAATGTCCCGCCGAATCCAAAGCAATCATATCTAGCATCGTTTTCTAGTTTACCATGAAGATAGCAGTAGCTGATTCTAGCGTTCGGGACATTCTCGAATTCCTGGGTATGTGGTACGATAACTAATGGCTCAGCTGATATATCAGCTGTGTATCCTGTTGGCATATATAAATTGTTTTTATTTTTCATACGATTATTTACATTTACCAAGACACCCAAAGAAGAACCGTCTCGCCGGACTTAGCTCCTAATTTAATTAGAGCCTTATCCATTTCTTCGTCGTCATCGTCGTCAACAGTATACTGTACTCCAGTATCATTTCGTATCTCACCATTACTCACTTGGTCTTCAAACCAATTGTTAATTGCCTTATACTTTTTCCTGAGTTGTACAATATCAAATTCTTTTATTCTTTTCATAAATAAGTGGTTGCTTTATCAATATCAATACATTCCTGCAATGAATTAGCAGTATCTTTATCATCACGTAATTTCTCAAACCTAGGGTGCATAGTTGACCATTCACCTTTTGAATCCTGACAAACACCTGAGCATCGAACTTCTACAATTGTACCAAGTAACTTACCCTGGTTAGCTGTGATATACTCCATCATGTCTTCATCAATACCGCCCGGTTCGGTTCTTAAAATACCGTCAGAGCTCATAGTTTGTAATGAAGAAATCCATTCAGAATTCTTACCCGTACCATAATTGAATCCTACAATCTTTAAATCGATTGTCATATCCTTTTTCAGTTTCACTTGGTTTTTAGGTTTACCATCCTTCCATACACCATTAAGTGTTTTAAGAATTCTACCTTCTTCACCATTAAGCAATCCTTTCTCAAAATCGGCCATTGCTTCCGCAACACTGTGAACTATTTTAGTTTCTATAGGAGATACCATTGTACACCCTAAACATAACTTGATGGCATTTGCTAATCGAACGTCATACGTTGTCGGACTATACATTGCGAAGTACTCATCAATTGAAATAGTATCCCACACGGTAAACCTAACGGCTTTCATTGCTTCTTGATACGACATCGGTTGCTTTCTATCGAACTTTGCTATTTCTGCTGAAACATTAAGCCCTTCAACTTTTTTCTTACCAATGCTGACTAATGATGCTACAATTCCATTACTAATAAATCTGGGAACGTTGTCAATTGTCAATTCACCGTTTAGAACACAGTCGGGAAAGCCAGTTAATTCTTCCAGAAATAACAGACCTTCGAGTGGAGTTTTCTCACCATTACGCGATTCTAATTCAATCGTTCCTCCTTCTATAATAGCGTTACAGTAGCGTCCGTCCATTTTAACCTGACTAACTACACCGCCATTTTTCTTATCGAATAACAGCTTAACCAACTCAGGGTCATATGCTTTAGCACCCATATAAGGTGTCTCTTCGATTAGTTTAGGAAACACCTTATTGATATTAGATGTGCCCATTCCAATTTTTAAGTCTTTGTCAATAATACGCTCAATCACATACGCATCGTCCGGGCTTAATGGATACAGAATGTTATCAGCCAAGTGCATACTAGCTTCATCGCCAGTAAATTCGCGTGACGTAAGATATTTCAGTTCTATAAGTGCGGTTCGTAAATCGATTGTGGGTTGATTAGCGGATGAATACGGTGGTATCTGTTTTAGATAGAATTTGACCCGTTTGGATTTCGCGTGATATAATACATCCTTAAGCGTTTGGTTTGCTTTGTATTTAGAAAGAATTTCCATCTTTCGTTTGGTAGATGACTCATTAGCAATCTCCAATAATATATCCCTTATTTCCATATTATTAAGATAAGATAATTTGTTGATATAACCAAACGAGTCTAGAATCCCGCTTTTGGCATTTTATCACCTTCCAATTCACTGATATGTGCATAGTTTGGATTTGCTATAAGGTAATAGCAATTGAAGCATAACAATCTAATGTTATCTTGTGATAAATCTTTTGGGTCGTGGTTGTAGAACCACAATTTTAATGGCATTTTAAAGTCGACTTCTCTTCTGGTGTTATATCCACAATGTGAACAGCATTCAGCTATCAGTCCTTCATGAATCATTCGAGTAACTAGAATCTTACGACTATAATTTGGATGCTTGCCCGCGAAGATATCTTCAAGGGTAGCTTTTTTCCACATTGTCATCGGTCGAACTTTCGACGTCGGGTCTTTAAGCTGTGGATTCAATCTAGTTTCCCATGCTTTCTTAGCTTTCTCACTCAGGTGCAAGGCGAATAGACTCTTACCTGTAGCCGGGTCAATATATAACCTGGCATACTTTTTAAACGTCAAGTAATTAACGTGTAACCATGCCGCGGCCTGTCGAATAGAATTAGTATTCTCCAGTGCATATTTTATCTGTGATTCTGAAAGGTTTAATGGTGGTTGTCCTTTAATGGCCATAGTAAATTTAATAACATGTTACTTCAAAGTCGGGGTCATAATCGGTCATAGACCTGAATACAAATTTGCTATATGATACTTCTATATACTTAAGGAGTGCTTCCCCAAAATCATAACCTAGACCATCTAAATTATCAATAGCTAATTCCCAAGTATCGAAGTTGTTTGACTCTACATACGAATGTAATGAACTATTACTAACTTTAATGTATTCAAAGAATAGCTCGTGTGGTATTGACACCCATTTTTCTAAGTTATCTTCTTCCAATAGAACATACACATCGAATGTACCGAATGATGGCGACAAATGTGTTACACCTGTCGTAACAGTATTAAGTCTATATTCTTGTATTACAAACATTATAAGTATTTATCGAACAACGTCCTAAATTCATCAGGCAGTGTTGTATAAGCATCATCGTTTAGAAATGTGGTAGGTAGCTTTGAGTATAGGCGTTTATTGTATAGCTTACCCGGCACCGGCCATATTCTCGATGTCTTAAGATATTGATGAAAGAATACATATGAGTTGGCCTTCTGAATATATTCATCAGTATCAATCGGTAGGTTAAACTTCTTAAGTTTTCTCACCGCGCGGCGTTCACAGTCAAGCTCTAATTTCTGTGTCTTATCAATAGCGTGTTCAACATCAAATTTAGATTCACGCTTACCGGATAACCAATCGTCTATATCGATACATCTATCGTATTCTTTCCATAAAATCGGGTCTTCTAGAAATTGGTCCATATGACACGTTTCATGCACTAGAATACTTAGCCAATGTGACTCGTCGCCATAACCAACTGTACTAGCTAATACTGCCGGCGACACGGCCGAGTCAAAGTATCCGACACATTTAACATTTTCAGATAATACAATTTGTTTGGTTGATTTGATAATGAATTTAATGTTATTTGCATCGGCCTTGTAAAGCTCTGTAAGGAAGAAATAGCATATTTTGTTATCTTTAAGTGACTCTTGCCATAAGTACAGAAGGAACTTATCATCAATCTCGTGTAGGTGTTTGAGATTAGAAAATGAAGCTATGTACCAATTTAAAAATTGTAAAGCTTTTGATTCCGACCACGCTATTTTTACTTTCATACACTTGATTTTAAATTACTTATGTAAATACCAACCCGCTAAGAATCCTACGACTGCCGCTACCGGTACAAATACAGACGATGCTATCTTACCAATTTTATTCTGCATATTAGTTAACCGTAGGTCAACTATTTGTCGTTCATTATTCTTCAATAGAATTGAATCTCGTACACCGGCCTGGCGTCTTGCACTATCGGCTGCGAAGCATTCAGTGTATGATTTATTAAGCGCCTTAATCTTAAGGTCCTGTTGTTGTATGGTGTATAGTTGTTGATTAGCTTCTTTGGCTTTTCCACAATAGTCTCTATATAGCATACGAGTTGCTACAATATAACGATACCGAACGGTTACTTTAAGAGTATCATTCGGGGTTAGTTCCGAGCGTCCTTGTGCTGAGATACTGTTCAAGGTCGGTAGTGTACTTGATAATGTTGCTATCAACAGGAGCAAACCTAATGTTATTAACTTCTTCATCTGTCTTTTGTTTAATGTAAATGGTTACGGTTTTTGAACTATCAATATTTTTCGTATATGAATCAGCTACGGACTTATAATATATGGCACTGTCTAATCGTTGCTGACTTATAATAAGCAATTCACTCTTTTCTTTTTTTAAACGTTTAATTTCCTTTCGTCCTAATAAATCGTCAAACATGGACTTCGCAGGTGCAAATAGAATGATACCCGCACATACTATAATAATTGTTAGTAGTATTAAGAACACATATTTCTTATGTAACTTAATAAATTCCCAGAACTTAGTTAGAATATTTTTCATAAACCGCTTTACTATAAATATAAGAATACATATTTATACTACCAAAAATGAAAAAGGGCTACATAATCTTTCGAAAATGTAGCCCTAAAAATAGCCCGTGTGAGTAGAGTATTGCTCTACCGTAGATAATCCGTTAATGGATTAGTTCATGAATACTGTAATCGAATCCTCGTTTGGACCGGTAACTTTCGCTGTCAACACACCTTTGTAACGGGTATTGATGCAGTTTAATACCTGGGTGGCATCGTTGCCCCAGTTAGCTCCACAAAATTTTGTGTTTGCTACACGTGGTCCTACATAAGTACGACGTCTTACGTATTCAAAATTTTCACCGTAAGTAGCTTTCAGATAGTCGGTTAGACCTTGAAACGTACTATAAAGGCGATTACGCAGTATTTTTCGCTCGGTTTCGAGCTGCGTTGCTGCAAAGAACGCATTAGAAGTCTTCACATTCGTGGACATAACTAAATTGGTTTTGTTAAATAATAATAAAAATATAAGGTAAAATCTTGAAGTATCCAAGATTACCCGTGCAATACTTTGTTTATCTTAGTACCAGTACCATTTGTTTCTACCGGAGAACAATCGAGTGCACCTGAGATAGTTATATAGTTCAGATAGAATCTATCGGCTACTGCCTTGACAAATTCATTACGGGACTCGTTTGAGTAACCGCCCTTTGTTAGGTTAAGGTCATATACGACATTCATTAATTTATCGCGACCAACGTTTTCAACCGACTGTAAGAAATATTCCTTAACAACTGATTCCATTTTGAATACGGGAATGTATATGTGGTCGAATTTTAGTACTCCGCAACCAAATGTTGCTATGTACGTGTCTTTTTTAAATCGAATATCCATGAGCGTACAGCCCTTGTGAGTAATTTCAGGTTTTCCTTGCATATTAGTATTGCTATTAGTGTTAGATTAATCACCGAAAAATTGGTTAAATACTTTATTAATGTTTTTCTTAGTTGATTTGATTGGCTTATCTTTCTTTTTTTCCACCGGTTTCTTCTTAAGAATTTTGGTTGAACTCTTCTTGATAAGTTTTGCTGGCTTTTTTTGTACCTTTTTCTTCTCAACCTTTTTAGTCGGTTTGGGCGACTTATCACGTATAGCCTTGGTAGTAACTTTATGTACCGCCTGAGCAATTGGTGCGGGAACGTCCTTCTTGTGTTTAACGCCACGGCTCTCTTTCCTATACGTCGCTAATACTGAATCGGTAGTAACTTTTTCGAGTACGTCAATGTACACCGCAACCGGACTGTTATGTGAATAGTCTAGGTCATATACCCAGAAGTCGACAGTACTAGGTACCGTTCCGGTATTCTTAAAACGTCGAACTAATAAATTATCAGCCATATATTAAATATAGCGATTAAGATTGAATTTACCAAATTTAATTAGTCACCTGTCCAATTAGGTCCTTCTGGGTAAAGGTCCTTTTTCCATTTATCGTCCTGCGATTTGAACTGTGAGTTAGGATTTTCACCCGGTGTAAGTTTTATTTCTTTAGGGGCTTTCTTTGGTGCACCCTTACGAACAAATTGATATACTTGTGTTTGCGATAGGTCAGTGTATAGAACTCCATCATCTTTGTCGTATTTGAATTCACCAGTAGTTTCTCCTGGAAAGAATCCGTAATACATTTTATCATCCTTAGATTGTAACACTTTAATTTTAGGATATGATTTTTTATATCCCGCAACGAATTCCATGAAATCTGTTGCAAAAAACTTATGTACTTTATTAAGATAGATTGATATTGGATTCATATTAGTTATTTACCTTGACCACGTGAAGCCTTCACATAATGTTTAGACGTTTTTATTTTCGATGTACGTTTCTTAGAATGAATGCCCGGACGTTTCTTTGTAGGTTTGTTTTGGTATGAACCCCGTGCACTTCCACCGTCTGATTTGCCTTTCTTTGCCATTAGATTTTATATCTTTTCTATAAATATAGTGCGAAAGAAGAAATAACCACAACTAGTCAGAATTTTGTTGTTTATGCTTACGACGTCGTAATAAGAATAATGTAAAAAATAATGCTGATAATAAATACATAGCGATATCCCCTGTCCAATATGAGCCTGTCAGCTTTATCATCATAGCGAAGATAGCGTCGAAACCAAAGGGGTTGAAAAACATCGCCAGCATTAAGTATGCTTGCATCGTGTTTACGGGCGTTCTTAGCCACATTAAGAATTGATTGAATTTCTTTACAACTATCACCGTCCATTTAACTGTTTGTTTTAATTAACAATGTCATAACCATATTTTAAAAATGAAAGTGTTCGGAACCGCTTTCGCAACCCCGAACACATCTTCCATCTTTTGGTTTGACTACACCGGTTTCTTGGTAGATGCTACCGAAGCCTGCTTGTACTTAGTTACACTAGCTTTCAATGCTTGTATAGCTTTACGTGCTCTTGCGCCAGCGGCTTTGTTCCCTTTAACTGAGAATGCTGCGTGCTCTGTTTCAAATGCTGTCCAATTGGCTTGCATTGTTGCGAATAATTCTTGTACTTCTTCCATGACTGTTTTGTTTTGGTTAATAAAAATCTTCGATAATAAATATCATTTTTTTGGTTCTGTATGTAGTACTTCAAGTACTTTCTTTAGATATTGGCACTTCTCAAACTGCCCGGTCTCTTCAAAATACTGGGTCATTCGCTCCACAAGGGCGATTCGATGTATGTATGACATTTCACCTGGCCAATATATTGGGCTTTTCTGTAAAGCTTCATATACGTCCGCTACAGTGTCGTTAAAGAAGTTACTACCACTTATATTAGACTCCATAACAAATAAGAATTTGATGGTCTAAGAATGTGATAGAGCTAGTTTCTATGGTTGCGGTGCTTGTATACATTTGTTCGAATTAAAATTTGTTAGTTTCATATTTCTTCAATAGTAGTTTGGTCGGCGAGTTAGCAATGAATTCAGACGTCGTCATTTCTTCACCATTTTCAAACACTACCCATGCATGATTGTTACTATCTAAGTGTAGCTCAACCAAATCTGGTTGAATTTCCTTAAGAGCAATAAAAACTCGCATATACGTATAATACTCATTCAATATACAATCGACTAAGCATAATGAACATGTATAGTTTTGATTGGTACAATCACCATCATGTTTAGTTAATTCTAGACACGTGAACAACATTCGTTTAGCATCGTCAGGAGTAGTTACACAATCATCATACTCTCTACATGTCCATTCATACAAGTTTAGCATTAATCTAGTATATTAATTTCTTTCCTTTAATAGTATCCAAGAATTCTTCAACAGAATACTGTTTCTTAAAATCATCGAATATCTTAATATCTTCAAGTACTTCCGGGTATTTACTAATTATATTACGTAATGCCCGGAAACCATTTTCTCCCCAGAAATTGTCAAAGCTAGTTTCGCCCAAGATATTATTAGTTGATGCGATTGCACTAGGTTTGTCGCCCGGAAGAGTTATGTAATATTTCATTAGTTGTATTGTGTTTGTATTTTGATTAATGTATTCTCTAATGGCTCTATTAGATTTACTGTAATCTTAAATATGTCAAGTTCATATACTCCCGGTTCTGGTATTTGTGCTAGAAGCACCGGTAATTCCTGTATTGTATTAAATGATAATTGACTAAATTTCCGTAAATCAAATTCTACCACGATATCATTCTCAGCATATGGTTCATTATTTCTCTGCATGAATATACGCTTTGTCAAATCAAACTTAGTATTATGCTGTTCAGATTCTATATAATGAATGACATCAGAATCCATATCATTGTCTAAATACAATCTATCGCACCATGGTTCCAATACTTGAAGTGATTGAATGTCAGAATTATTTACTACAAACGCAATATTATACTTATGCGGTACAATAGGTTGCATCATAGCATCATGCTTTACAAAGCTGCCCCACTTACGAATAAAGTTCTTAGTACTTTTTTGATTTTGTTCTTCCCATTCCTTACTATTCGTACCTGGTGTAGTCAGCGTAGGGTTAAATCTACTACCGCGGCAAGTCATATGATACACACAACCCTGCCAAGTTTGTACAAAGTTCACACCATTAAGCATAAACCTGTTGAAGATATCAGAATCTTCTTTTGATTGCGGGGCATACAACGGGTCATGACCACCTATCTCCTGGAAATCACTTTTATAAAATGCCCATGGAGCGAATATCCCGGCTGTCGGCCATTTATGTTTTGGTTTATAACCATCCGCTTCTGGTGAAGTGAACCATTGTAAGAATGCTCTCTCATTGAATTGTTCAGGTTCTACGCCCCAATCAGCTAATACTTTCTCAGGTCCATCGGGGTGAAGTGGCGGTTCAATTCTAGTTAGTGATACAATCGTTTTCTTATCAACATATTTTTCTATGTCATCTAGTGCACCGGGACATAGGTACATATCCGCGTGATATATCATGCAGATATCATTCGTAGCTACTTCGTTAACGAGCTTGTCATATAATATTGTATGACCTAATCTTTCAGGCCCTTCATTTCTTATTGCTTTGAAATGAGTATCATTAACCATTCTATCCTGACACCATTCCCATGTACCGTCTGTGGATGCATCATCTGCTACACAAAGTTCTACTATATGTTCGCCTTGATTATCTCTAATAGCATTATATGCCCATCTGAGATACTTTAGGTTGTTCCTGGTCGGAATGATAAAACTAATTTGCATAAAACTTCTTTTTAAATTCTTCTTCTGTATAATTGGATTGATATCGTTCTTTAGCTCCTATACTACAATATAAGTAAAATTCTTCATCTGTCATAAGCTTCTGAGCTAATTTTCTCGCAGACACTAAATCACCTACTTCGACTGTTAGGTCTGGGTGCAATATTTGCTGTGTATCCAAGCCGCGATAACCTATGCACGGAATTCCTAAATATGCACAATTCAACGCAAACGTTCCCGCGGCATGTGTTCGCATTAGATGTATACCATACTTTACTTTATTCAATTGGTGCATCCAATCTTTCCAAGTTAGATATGGTAAGTGTTGAATTAATTGTTCTTCACCTTCGACTCTTCTTCCCATTGATGGCGCTGATATCGCTTCTTTAAATTCCTGTGCGACAATAAAACTATCGAATCCACCATACCACGAACAGAAATTACCACCTATCATCACACCACTTCTATGTTCGTCAGTTAACGGGCCAATTGATTCTTCAATCATTAATGATGGTAGCACTCGAACGTCTCCGTGCGATGTGAGACCTTTATAGTATTGTTTATCTGATTCGTTATGTACAAAAAGAATATCCGACTCTGATAGTGTATTGAAATACCAAATTTGTTTAGCTAAATCATAATCCTGCCAGTACCAATTCGGACCTTCCTGCATCACTGCTATTTTCTTACAGTTGCAGTATTGTCTAAATATCGCGAAATCAAACGTAGATAATTTCTTTGGTAAAATAAGAATACCCAAATCATATTCCTTCTCCGGACACGTTGATAAATTATAATGATGTGCATCTAATGCAACCATCCACGCGAACTCTGTCCGTAAATTTGGGTCGTTTCTAGAAATCTTTCTGTCAAAAAGCATCTCAGTAAAAAAAGCTATTTCCATACGTCTTTCCAGGTTTTAGATTTGTAATTAGTATTAAATAGATTATAGCAATTCTGTTCTGAATATTGATTAGCTAATTTATACCAATCATTACTTCTACGCTTTTCATTAAGTGTATCACCGCTCTCATCTTTTACATACATTCGCTTCTTAGGATGATTACGGTTATGTACTAAAAGTATATTGCTAATGTGATATTGCGGTATATTACCTAGAATCTTATCTAACATTATCAATAGCGACGTATCTTCGTGCACAAAAAAGACTGATTGTGGAATATTAACTCCTGCTTTAATGACTTCTGATGATATAACTAGCCCGCACCCATTAAACTTATGCTTCGGCAGGATTCGCACCTCAGGTATTTCTACAGCATCATTAAATTTATGCATCTCCTCGGCTGACATCGTATACTTTAACGACCACCAATTAACATAATCATTTTCAATAAACGGTTTGTCAGTGAACTCAACGTGTTCTAATGGCTTCCACGAGGTATCCCACATTTTACATATACCAAATGTAGCTATATATTTCGGGTGTGTACTTGATTGTGATACGTGAAGCGAATCCAAAAGTACAAACATATCCTTCGGAACCAGCATATCGGTCTCTCCCCATACCAGCACGTCTGCCTTATCGCACCATTCATTGTTAAACTCTCGTCGATACAACGCAATCGTATACTCAGAATCACTAAGCCATCTAACGCGTAGGTGGGGGCTCAAGTTAAGGCTCTGATGAATTGCTCTATTAATCTTTTCGATTATACTCGGCAAGTCAGTACTACAATGTTCTAGAGTTTGACCTGTGTTTACTACGATATCAATATGTACGTCGGATGAACCGTATTTTTTGATTGCTGCGTACAGTGTTGATATGTACTCATGTACAATTTCTACTTCATACCATTGAATCAGACATCCTATTGCAAATTTAGTTTTCATATGTAGTTATGTTTTACGGCATCCCAAGTCTGCTTCATTAATTGTGTTCTAGTGTTACCTCTGTCACTCCACCCGCTATAAATCCACGTGTAAAAGTACTTTATAAAAAACGGTGTAGTGTCGATATTCAATTGCCAATTATGACCTAAAACCTGTCGCCTATACATGTGATTTACACCGTATACAATTGGTAACATCTTGAATTCAACATGTTCACTTCGAAGAAAATAATTTAATACCGGTTGGTCACGCCCGCGCTTAATTGTCACGTCCTCCTTATCTAGTATAGCATCAATATTGTTATAGTAGAAATCTTTGAATTTCTTTAAAAACGGTTCATGGTCTTTATTAAAGATACAAAAACCTGATGCGAAGTAGTCGATGACCCTGAATCGCGTATTCGGGAATAAATCTAGATACCCGTCCTTACTCTTCATCGTCCACGCTAAATTCTCAGTACCTGTCAGCGCACAAAATTTATGCTCTGATATATCGAACATATTAGGTGCGTCCCATTTTACCATTATACTGGCATCAACCAATAATATCTGGTCATAATCGGTAATACCTTTAGATTTTATATAATCAAATACATCAAACCACCGTTGCCAATTAATCTTTATCTTAGAATGATTTTCATCAGACGTCTGCTCGTATGGAACGAATAGGCAATTATTTTTACCGCACCAATATTCCCAAGTTTTTCTAGAGTATTCCATCCATGAATAATCACCATATCCACGGGCGTTAACCATATCGATATTAGGTGATTTAACACCTATCCAAAACACTATGTTCATAAATACAATTTTTTGTATGCCGCCTCCATAAATTTATGGGTCAACATGTTATTTACGTTATTCGGTATAGCATTAAATTGATATACTCCGGGTATGGATGTAAAAGTTAATTCATCATCTAAAAGTTCCTTATTGGCAATATCTGACATACTGAACGTCCAATCTAATAACTTTAAATCTATGTTATGTTCACGAAGTAAAAAATTTACAACCGGTTGGTCGGTCCCTACATGAAATGTTTGTAATTGGTCGATTAACGGTTTATTCTCTATATAAAAATTAAGTATGCTCTTATAGAATGGTTTATGTGCGACGTTTACTATTTGAAACCCGCCCTGATAATACTCCCAGAAGTTAAACCATTTATCATTAAATAAATGTTTAGAATAATTTTCCATACTACGAAATAACCAATCATAGCTACCATCGACCGCAACCCCCGTAAATTTATTATCAGTTAAATTAAAGAAATTAGGACAGTCCGGATGAATTACTGTATCAGCATCTACCATCAGTACCTGCGCATAGTCTATGCCTGAAGCTTCTAGCAAATCGAATACATAATATCGTTGCCACGTTATTTTCATCGTTTCAACCGGACACAGCAATTCAGAGAGTATAAATAGCTCACAATCATTTTTGTCACACCAAACTTTCCAACTCTTTATACCCCATTCATAGGAGGCCGACCGGGTTTCCATACCTGGTATAACAACCGCCGGAATAAATACTATGTTCTTCATGATATAAATCGATTAAATTTGCCTAAATTATGTAATTCATTAATTTTATCTATGTAATCCGATGCCAATGTTCGCATATTAGATAACAAACCGCGCTCACATTCAACTATGTAATCACTAGCTCTATAGTTATCTGATAAGAACCTTATTTTGTCATACAACCCCAACTCAATCATTTTTTGAATAAACGGTCCGAGATGGTTATTCCAATTAACTAATGTATTGTAGTCAGTCGGAGTCGATGTCTCGGTACGTCTATCTAATGTAACTGTCGATAAATCGAATTTACCACCTATGGCGGTAATCAATTCACTCTTGAAAAACTCAAACGAACCCCTAATACAAAGCCCGCGGGGCTGTCTCGCATTTGACACGACTAGCCAATCATTAGTATCTTCCGTAATTCCTACGACCCATTTATCACCTCGCTTTATGTTATTGTACAAAGTACATTTACCATTCAATACATCAGCACATAGATTATTTGATATCACTAACGCATCGTCGCCACAGAATACAATCGTATCATATTCCGTATGATTATATTTTTCTAGCCATAAATTTGCCCCTTGCCATTCGCAGCCGCTGACTCCTGATACATATGTCCAGTGCAAAGCTTCTAGAAATTCGAGTGTAACCGGTTTTTCATATAGTTTATAATCTAGATAATTTAGTAAATCATCAGATGGTGCGATACGCTTCTCTCCAATTGCATACTTCGGGTCTCTATGTCCGATAACGAACAGCTCATACCCCCAACCCGCAGGCAGTTCCTGTTGTGCCATTACTTCATAGAACGCGGATGGATAGTGCCAACCAATTGCTACGATAGCTAATTTCTTCATAGGTTATTGGGTAATGAAATATTGTTTGTAATTAGATATCAACATACTTAAATCTATATCATGTTTAATTTTATTTATAAAACAAATAGAATCATAAAAATGTATCGACTCTATTTTACTTTCAATATTATTTAATGATAACATCGCGGGCACCGATGTTCTATTAGTATTACGTGCCCAGCGCGCGGTGGGTATTGTGCATAATTCTTTAAAATAATCAATTGATAAAATATTATCATCGTTAAAACCTTTCCAGTAAGAAGTATGTAGGTCTTCAATAACATAAGTACCGGCCGGATTCAAATTTGTGAATAAAAATTCAAAACTTTTAATTTGATGTGCACATACGTGACTCCCATCATCGATGATAATATCAAACCTAGTAAATTCATTAATTATATCCTGTAATGTACTTTGAACGGACTGGTCGCCTATACGTACGTGTATATTTTTACTTATATCTTCCCATTGTTTACACCCCGTATCGATATCTAATCCAACTATTATAGCATTAGGAAAATGTTCTTTTAATGTATACAAACCACCACCATCTCGGACTCCTATTTCTAATATCGTTAGTTTATCTAAGATATTGAATCTAGAAAACATGTGTGAATACGCATCATAATAAATTTCCGACTTTTGTGTGGTACCTCGATGTTTTTTTAGCATAGACTCTTTATAGCTTCTCATACCGCAGTAAAAATTTTAAGTTGACGTGTAAAATTAATCATATTGACATATTATTTACCGCATCAACGACTTTTCTGACATCAGCAAAATCTAGATTTTCATGAAATGGTATTGATACAATTCGCTCCGCAGTAAAATTAGATTTTGAACAATCAGTGGCCGCGGCTACATATGGTGTGTACACCGGATTAATTGCTTGCGATGGGTAATGAATACCGCACGATATATCTAATTCTTTAGCTTTTGCTATGAACTCCGTATTTTGTAGTTTAGTAGTTACCGTGTATAAATGGTCGCTCGTATTATTAAGTTCAAATTTATCATTATAGTATTCACGTATAAGCTGTAATTTACTCTTCTTAGCTTCTAATTTTGATAAATTACGCTCAGCTATATCAGCCTGTATACTATTCATATAGAATTTATAACCGGGCAATGCTATTTTTCTATCCCAATTATTTTCAGAATATGACATTCCGTTAAATGATAATGTACGTAAATAATCAATCTTATCCTTATCATTACTAACTATCATACCACCGTCGCAACTACCTACTGGTTTTGTCGGGTAGAAACTAAAAAACATTAAGTCATCAGGTCGGGCTTCTGTATCAAATTGATTTTTAGCTACCTTCTGGGCCGAATCTATAACGTTATATCCACCAAAATCATGTAACAAATATGAATCACCTATCCAACCGATGTTATCCGTAAATCGTATTCTGTTTCCCGATGTTATCAATGCATTAAGTACTACCGGGGGAATCATTGCTGGTACGTCCACTACCGTTTTCTTACCTAAAAATATTAAAAATATTGCATTCGTAGCACTATTTACTGCACATGCATACTTAGCTCCTACATATTCAGCGAATCTATTTTCAAATTCAGTCACATTCTTACCATGTAAGAAGTGAGAATATTGACTGGTATCAATAGTATAGTTCGGTATGTTAAATAATTGTATCATCTATCATTTTATTTAGTTTATCAGTATTCATGCTGGTATCACCGGGTATATCACCGGCGGCAGCATTCTTATATTCTTCTAATATATTAATATTTTCTTGATTTACAAAATTATAAATACTATTTCTTTTTAGGCCTACATTATAAATACCTTTAACATCATGTGCGAGTAATTTATATAATAGCTTAGCGGCATCATGCTGCCATATACAACTTTTAAATGAATCAATAAATGCTTTAGTATGCGTAAACGGATATTCTAACATTGCCATTCGTAATATTAATGAATTATCATACATCATACTAGCACATTCGCCACCTAACTTCGACCAGGCATATTTATTCACAGGATATACCCCATCGGTTTCTTTATAATTTCCATCGACGCCTGGATATACAAAATCCGTTGATATATAAACAAATTTAACGTTATTTTGTATACATGATATTATACAATTCGATGTTCCTATTATGTTTAATTGGATACCGGTTACCGGGTTTGAATCATGTAAATTCATCGGTCGAGATAATGCAGCTGCATGAATAAAAACATCCGGGTTGTATTTTTTTATAGCATTATCAATAGATATTAAATTCATAATATCCATTTCATTTTTAGATAATGGTATTAATATATGTTCAGTATTATGTTTAATTAATTCCTTTGCAAATCTACCATTACCACCTGAGATAAGAATTTTCATTTAAATAATATTAAACTGCAAGTTATTATTAAATTTAGCTTTTATTTTATCTTTCTTTTTATCTTCTTCCGTCATTTTAGACCAAAACATAACACCTAAAGTTTTTCGGTCCATTCCTTTCGTTATTTCTGGAAATCCGTGCCATGAATATTCACTACACTTAAAAACATTTAATCTATTAAACTTATAAGGCACGCGTGTGTGATTTACGCCATCATGTAACCTAAGATCAAAAGATTCATCGAACTCTTCAGATAAACAAAGTATAGCACTATACTCTCGTTTCCAATCACCATGTAGACCATGTACTTCCGCATCTATATGCATTCCTAAAAACCCTCCTTCGTTATTTGAATTAGGAGTTAACATCATACCGCCGCCATAATGAGTTAAATCTGGAAATGCGTTTGTCGTCAATCCGTTAAATGCTTTATTTGGATCGAAATTAGTTGCTATATAATTTAAACAAAGTTCTGCAGCCGTTGGTAAATTTTCTCTACCAAGTTTGGAACAATATTGTATTTGGTTGTTACTTGCATCATACTTAACCCAATCCATATCAGATTGAAAACTATTTGCAGCGGCACGTACTAATGCATCAGACGGAATAAAATTATCTATCGATAGATGCTGGATTTTACATTCGTTCATAATATTTTTAAATTAAAGTTTTACGTTTTATTTCAGTAAATGCATTGAAATCAGTTATATAATCATTAATGTTATAATATGTACTACATAAAGAAAATAGAACTGTATCTGGTGAATGATATATCTGTTCATCCCAAATTAAATTTGGTATATATATTGAATCTCCCGGTAATAATTCATATTGCATTTCCCTTTTACTATCTTTTACGATTGCAGTAATTTTACCTGCCAAACATGTTAATATTTGTTTTGTTTTATAATGCGCATGTTTACCTCGTATATTTAAATCAGGTACATTATATACAAAAAAAGTTCGTTTAGGTTTAAATTGCAAAGTAGAATCAAATTCAATTGGCATTAAAATACCATTTGGCTCAATTATTTGTTTCGCCCTAAATAATAATACATCATCAATCGTTGTCATTTGTTTTCGGTATTCCATTTTTCCCCGAAAGAACCGACTTCGGCGCGAAATTCATCATCAGGATTATATTTCTCAGTTAAATAATACATTAAAATTGAATTCGGTTCTAATGCTTTATATCCATGATAGAAGCCAGGAGTTATTTCTAACACTCTAAAATTTTTATCAGATAGATATTCCCAGGTAACATTGCCTAATTCATCTGCAATTCCTACTTTAAACGCTCCCTTTAAACATATCCAATAATCTGTTTGTATTCGATGTCTATGCCAAGCTACAATATGTTCTGTAGAATTAACATATGATATATTAAGTTGTCCGTTTATTACCGGAAATACATTTAATAATCGTTGCGCCCGGTCATCTTCATTAAATTTCATATTATATAAATTTTACAATTGGTACATGGGTGATAAATTTTCCTCCGCGCTGTATAAATTCCGACTCTTTTTTTGATATTTCCGCGGCAAAATTCCATGCACCTAAAAATGCATAATCCACATCATTAGGTATTCGCGGTTCATTTACAATAGGTATATGACTGCCCGGAGTTAACTTACCAATCTTTTCTGGTGTTATATCTATAACATATGATATTAATTCCGGGTCAATACCACTATAATTGAATACGGTAGTTGATTTTGATGTGGCGCCATAGCTAATAACTTTCTTACCAGCATTTTTACATTTAGCTAACAACGCATATAAATCGTTACTAGATTGTAAAACGCGTCTGGCAAATTGTCCTAATTCTATCAAACTATCACACCCCATAATAGTTTCAAATGTAATGTTATCTTGAACACTTGATTCAACTTTTACATTATCTTCTATTCTAGCCGCGTATATTCTATTCGAACCACCGTGTACTGATATGTTATCTACTCTAACAATTTGCATTTTATGCCGGGCTAATATATTATTCAACGCGATTACTGAAAAGATATGTGGATGTTCATCATATATCTGGTCATATGAATTACTATTAAGCATTTGAGCAAGCGACGGGTCTTCAAATATAAACCGACCACCAGGGCTTAATATATTGTATACCGCCTCAAAGGCATCATCCAAATTAGGAATGTGACACATACAATTAGCGGCGAACACCATATCCATGGTACCATGCTCCTTTTTGATTTGCTCTGATAGGGCTACGTTCCAGAAACTATGGTAGGTCTTATATCCTAAATCATTTGTTTCTTTAGCAAAATTACTACACGGCTCGACGGCGTATGTAGTTCCGCTCGACCAATTTTTTAAAAATACGCCGTCGTTACTCCCTATTTCTAACACATTTTTCGGCGATATAGCGGCTTTAATAGTATTACTAAAATCAGCAAAATGATTAACCATCGTTCTGGACATCGACCCCCTGTATGCATAATTTTCGTTAAACATCATTGGCGAATCTACATATTCCATATGAGTGATTAACTTAGTATCAGAGTCCATACCAACTCGTAGATGATAAAAATATTCATCACCAACTTCATTAGCGTATACAAACCTATTAGCGATTGGCTGCTTGCCTAAATCTAAAAATTCTATTCTATTCATAACTGTAATATAAGAAAAATATACTAATCAACCAAAGTTACTTGATTAGAGAAGTCCACCAGACCGGTATTCCATGCTCCTGTGATACCTTCCTGAGTCTGGTCGGTTATCCGTATTGTCGTAGTAATAGATGTGTCATCTATTGTAAGCATGTTTGACGACCCATTATCGATTATGTACAGCGAGTATGGACACTCCATACTTTCACGTAATGATGTAATAAAATTACCTAAGAATTTATCACCATTCGGTCTATATTCATTTGAGTAATGTGCGGTGACTATAAATCCTATTTTCATCCCGTAATATTTTTAAGTAATGTTTGTGCAACGGCCGGTATAGAATATAACTTGTTTACTCGGTCATACGCATATTGCATTGTCTCCGCCGTGTATGAAGCATCTGTGGCAAGTCTAATTAATTCTGTTTCTAAAATATCGAAATCGTTAGTCGCAGTCTTCGGAAATAACTTAAAGTGTGAATCATTCAGTCCACCGATATTGATTGTCTGCAATGCTGCACATTGTGTTGCTTGTTGTCCGAACTGATACTCAGGGTCTAGGTTCACGTGAAATAAACAATCCTTCCATGTATCTATAAAGCTGGCCCATTGAGTTTGATTATCTCCGGTTGTGGTTGCAGTCGTAACCTGCATATGGTGTTTCTCAGCCATGTATCTGCAGAACTCTGACGTTCTGCCTCGTCTGCTTGATGCGTGGTGTTCGTAACAAAAGAGTTTTACTTCCTTGCTATCAGTTATGTAACGGCTTCGTAAAAATTCAATATCAACAGGCTGCGGTAACCAGAATAGATTGTTTCGGTCTCTCGTTCCTGAACCGAGGATATTCGCCACGTTAGAATATTGTAACCCGATGTAATCACAGCTTTCTAAAAATTCATACTTATAACTAGAAAGCTCTTTAATTGTACCGACTATCTTAGCATTAGGATATGCCTTACGCACCTTAGCTAGATACTCTTTCCACTTCTCACTTTCTAGGGCAAGTATAATAACATCTAATTCTAGAGCCGGAAGCGGCCTTTCATCTACCTTAATAAAGTATCCATCACCGAATAACTTAGGGTATGACCAGAAACCTATGTGACACTCATTACCGATTGAATGCTGGAATGAATATGGGGTATTAGTTCCTAATAGATAACTTTTATCATCATGAATCTCGTATGATTCTCGTTTTGCCTTATCAACTATTAGTGCTAACTTCGGTAACATTCGGTAATTGTTTAAATAACTTATAAATAGTCCAAGCCACCATGTCCGGGTCCATTGCTGTATGAATACGTTGCCTAGCTCTTTCCACAATATAAGTATACTTATCGTAATCACCAAGAATCATATCTATTTTTTCTCGCAGGTCGCTGAAATCGTGTTTACACGCGACATATGTTTCATCGGTAAATATATCTGGTAATGTCTGAATATGACTCATATCAGGCTTAATCAGTACTGCTCCGAAATAAGCTGCTTCCAAATCACGTGGAGCCATTTCACCATACCCATACGGAGCAAATATTATTTTTGAATTATACATTCTATTGTAATATTCCTGTTGTGAAACTCTAACACCCGCTTCGAGTTTAGCTACTTTATACGGTAATTGATTTATGATATCAATGCTAGGCTTTCTAAAGTTATCATAGAATACATTCTGTAGTTGACCGTGCTCATATGACTCAGATAAACTAGGATATTGAAACATAGCAGAAACATCATACGGTCTATGACGTTTAATCTCAGACCACGGCGTTCCATTAGTACCAGCCCAATGTGTAAGTAACCAGTTAGTACCTGACAGCACTATTTGGTCTGAATATTTATCGAAGTCTGGTAATTTGTAATCGCCTATGCCCCAATAATTTCTTCCTAGGTTCCATCCGGTCTTATAAAGTGTCCGGTCCCTAAGTAAACTATTTTTCAACAGTAGTAATGCATCAGATTGGGTAAATACTTCATATGAACCCATTAACGATGTTGAATCCTGTCCATCGATTAACATATAATCGCCAGTAATTTTGGATAGAAATTCTAAACCATCATCTACTGATTGTTCTAATGATACTTTCTTATTCATGAAAGACGCTTGAGCGACCCATGCATAATCATATGAATCCCCTTCTGTGAATTCAATACCAACTTCCCGTAAGGACTCTGCGGCGTATAAGTAAGGCCGGAACGTACATTCGTTCCGATGCTTATCTAACTCATAAAGCTTAATTTTAATCATTGCTGTATTTGTTGAAGAAGTCTTCTACTGATATTAGATTTAATGCCTCCTTTCGGTTATCATCTAAATAATCAAAATCTAGATTAAACGCATCACCATAAAATGGTAGCGGTTTATTGTGACCAGCTCTAATGATACCAACCCCGTGGTCAGTATTAACCACTTCCATAGACCAGTCAGTTAATTCAGTTCTAAGTTTCACCCATGCTTTCCAACAATCGCCATTCCATGCCCCAACGCCCGGAACAGGTCTCTTACGTTGATTAATCTCCCAGTTCGGGCTCATATCATGACATACAATTGTTCCGCCTTCGTTAAGGTGTAGCATTGCATTCTTAATATCTTTATACACCTGAGTATCATGATGTAATCCATCGATAAAGATGATATCATACTTTTTATCAGCAGATATTTGTTCGAAGAAGGCGTCGGATGTCATTGGATAATTAACTTCTGGCGGTATTCTAGTTTCTGCCCCAGGGTCGACACCATCCTTTCGTAACGCGTAAATGTTACGAATACAGTGACCACCGTGAACACCTATTTCTAAGTAGTCAGTATAACCAAACTTAGTTATAAGATGATTTATAATATCTATACGATTTATATCAAACCCTTTAAATGCTGTCATGTAAAGGTTATATTCTCGAATTTGTTGTTCTTCCGGTTTCATATACTATCGTAAAAATTATTTTGTTGTTCTTGCCTCGAGATAGATTTATGATGTTCTAATGCAAATTCATCTGGTATCACACCGACACTGAGTTTTCTAGAATTACTACTCGGCCTTTCATGTACATGCCCGGCCCATTTAATATCCGGTAATCGTTTCATTAAACGATATTGATAGTCCGGAAAGTTAATAATTGGCGTGTAAAAGGTTACAGTTTTTCTCATAGTTTCTTATTTTTCATACCTCCGGGGTATCTTCGTTTTTTTAGATTTTCTTCCCATGGTATGTACTGAAGATTTGATATATGGCCAATTACTTCCGCGGGAATATTATTGATAAACCCCACAGACTTCTCTATAATATGGTCTAGTTGATATGCTCCCAATGTTCCCGCTTTACCACGTTTATCATGATGTTCTAATAATGTATATCCGCTCCTATTTGTCCAATATGCAACATCTCTACAATAATTCATATATTCGGACGACGCTGATTTATATTCATCCCATGTAATATTTTGTTCAATAAGAATTTTCTTAATATGAATATGTTCTGCTCCCCTGCTACAAAATTTTGATACAATTCTTAAGATATCTTTATGTCGTTCGCTAATAACATATGTTCCGTTTTTATGTCGGGCATCTACTATTTTATCTTGCCACCAATGTGGGGTATTTTGTAAACTTATATTTCGTTTAGCTGTTATTACATCATATTGCGTGCCCCATCGTTCTTTATGAGACTTCCCGAGCATCATGCATTTTTTACATAATTTACCTGCCGCGGCTGCATTTCTGCATGCATACTTGCCATGTTTTCCGCCCTTATACGAAATAGTTGAATCACATTTAGGGCATTTTCTAGAATATACAATCTCCATACATGTATAAATATAGAAATATAAATTCAATATAGACTCTGACCGTTGCTATTAATTAATTATTAAATTATTACTCGTTAACATGTTAAATTGAGCTAAATCAATTGGATTATCTAAATCAAATTCTACCGTTTGTATATACCGTTCATTAGAAGTTACATGCCATCCCCATTTTTTAATATGTCCGTCATTTATACCAGTAACAATATTTATTCGTGGCACTGCGTATAGCTCAATATCAGGATTTAGTTCTAAAATATCTTTTAAGTTAATGATAAATTCTGGCGATACTTGCTCATCTGCATCTATATTAAAAATATAGTCGCCCGTGCATTTGCTCATTAAGAAGTTCTTTTGCGAAGCGAAATCTTTATTAAGTGCGCGATGAAATAACTTAATGTGTTTATTACTTTGATAATCCTTAAGTATTTGTAAAGTTAATTCATCATCTGAGTAATCATCTACAACGACAATTTCATCCTCAGAATCTTTAAACTCCACTAAGAAACTCAATAGAGTTTCAATTGACTCACCCTCATTGTGAGTTAGTATAGAGTAACTAAGCCGCACTTTCTACTTTTTTAAGTTTTGGTAAATTAATCTTCGGAATATCACCGACACGTTTCAATTGTGGTAATTGTATTTGTTGAGCTGCTTTAGGAAACGCCGGAATCTTACCGAGAATTTCACCTAGTTTATCTTTCATGATGTCCCAAGAGAAGTTATCCTTCATATACTTGGTCATTTTTCTAGACTTTTCTAAGTAGCTGTCATAATTCTTATACATGTCCCGGAGAGTCGCAACAAATACTCCATAGTCAGCTGTAAACCACTGCGAATCTTTGATGATAACATTATCCCATTGCGCACTCTTATGTACAGGCGTTAACTTACCTGGAATCAATGTAACATAATCCTTATTCAGGAAATCAATATGTCCTGACCAATTAGTCGCTACAATTGGTTTTCCTGTCATAGCAAACTCTGCTAACGGCCTACCATAACCTTCACCCTTAGTTAATGTGACATGGGCTTTAATCTTCGGATGCATGTTTAATGAGTTCATTTCTGACTCAGTTAAATCACCATGTAATAGATACACATTCGGAAGTCGCGTAGCTTTGACAGATTTCTTAATCATGTTAATCTTACGTAGTAATTCTAATCTATCAATATGAGAGAATGTTCCGCCGCTAACTTTTAATACTAATGCCGGGGCTACGGTTACATTCTTAAATGCCTCTAAAAAGCACTTAATCATCATACCGACATTCTTTCTATCTTCACCCATATCACCTACCATATAATGCCCCGTGAAGAGAAATGCAAACTGCTCCTTAACGGCTGACATTTGCTCTAAGATACTCTTATTAAGCTCATCAGTCTTTTTGTATACATTGAGATTCACACCCTCGAATAGAACTTCAATGGGTTTGATAAGAGCTAATTCACCTTCCTTTTGTTTGGTGTTATTATTCACTTTATCATACTTACTAATCTCGAATACATGCTTCGAGTGTTGACTCGGAACTATATTCAGGTCCATTTTATTCAGACCTTCTAGCCAAGGGGCTGCGCACATTGTGGTTTCGATACCAGCTGTTACACCGATATTAAATTTACCAATTGCCTGGAATTCATTAGGTACTGATACCTGAATAAAAATATCCGGCTGTGTAGTTACATTAGCCACTAATCTAGATATGATATCATCATCCTGACCTGATACCAATGCATTGAGTGGTGTACCACCCCATCGGGTGCTTATAAATTGTACATTATATTTATCCAGTGCCAGAATCGCGCGGGCTAAATCTCTAGAACGTGAACCGTATCCTGAGACAGCTGCAATGGGAGAAACCATCACTAATAGTTGTTTGTCTTTATTTTCCATAACTTTATTATACTAATTCTAATGTAAATCTTTCTCTTGGTGTCCATTGCTCTAATGCTGTATCAATATACTTGATAAATGCGTTACTCATATTGACAGCACTTAGCATTGTTTCATCCTTAAGGAAATGTTCGCGACCGGCTAATCCACGACCTTTTCGTTCTTCATATCCCAACTCATACACTTCAAGTAACCTTGCAGCTGCATCTTTATATGAAGCTATATCGTCCCATATGTATGGTGTTGGTATAGAACCTTGCATAGTTTGAACTGCGGGAAATACTGGGAAGGCCCAATCACCGCATTCTTTATACTTCGCATCATTATTACTACCCCACTCTTCTGAGTAATCATCTACCGTTAGAAATGAACCATCATGTTTCTTAAATCCACATTGGTCTTGCAATCCACCGGTTACATTTACGATAATTGGTGTACCGGCCATCACTGATTCGGCCGTACCTAAACCGAACCCCTCATTAGAGGCTAGGTTAATAGTTACATCTGCAATGTTGTATGCATAATTTAATACCTTAGGATGTACCTGGGTACTAGAATATATGATTCTACATTCTGGAAGTAATGCGGCTTGTGTAGCGTATAAGTCAGTACCATTTTCATCAAGCGGTTGTGTATGCATTAGTAACACACATTTATTCGCTTTTTCTTTTGGCAATACATTAACGAACTCCTTAAATGCTAATAGAACATCAGAAGTATGTTTACGTCTAATATTTCTAGCATTATAAAATACTACGAAGTCATCTTCCGCAATCCCCATCTTTGTCCGGTGAGCTTGCATTTCAGCATATGCTTCAGTATCTTCCTGACGTATCGGAAAATATACTTTATCATTAATACCGTGTGGTAAGTACGGCAATTGCCAATCCATGTATCCCTCACCCTTAAGGACGGCTTTATTCATTGCTACAGTTTGTTTAGAAATACCCATCAGCATATCACAGGACATGTAATATGGTTTATTCCACATCGGTGCGGGCCAATTGTCCCAAATGTTCAAATATACTAAGGGTAATGATTGACGCAATTCATGTTCACCAGCATATAACCATGTCCAGAATCTCGGGTCGGTGAAGTGCAAGATACAATCAGGTTGTTCTATATTAATAAGATTTCTGATTACATCTAAATTACCATATCCGTCGGATGGATATATTTTGACTGATGCGTCTGGGATATTGAAATCTTTTCGGATTGATTCACTTAGATCGACCGCATTACCTGATTCAGGATGCTTAATCGCGGCACCTAGTTGTACCCAATCAAATTTGTGACATGTACCTAATACTAATTCTCGGGATACTACTCCTATCCCCGAATTAAGACGAAGGTCGTCGGAGAGCAAGAGAATTTTCTTTTTCTTTGTTTGCATTGTTCGTAACTTTATTTAATATAAATATAAGAAAAGTATTTTAGATACCAATTTATTGTGCTGTATTTATCTTCGTGAATATCCATTTATCCACGTTCCAAAAAACCAAGGCGCCAATGCATTGGAAAGCAATTGTGGTGTAGATATTATTCCAACCAAGATAATCATGAAAGAAATACATTGACGGTACGGCAACAACTATACCGAGCTGCCATTTAAGTGCGTAGATTAGAAATGCTTTCATTATTGTAATTCTTTAATTTGTTCACAAACTCTTTTAAATTGGTCTACACTATTTATGTGACCTTTCCATAATATTTTAGGTTCATGTTTATCACCAATATAAAATACATCGTAATATCTAGCGTCGCCATCATTTTCTACCATGTCCTTATACCAATCCTGATAATGTGGGTCATAGCGAACTAAATCATTATCAGTCATCTTTACATAATCCTGGTATAGCATTCTAGAATCAGGCGTCCAGAATAATTTAGCTAGCTCTGAGTGTATTGTTTTATTTATTTCCATTATACCTTATCTCCTATGATTACAAACGGTTTACCATATTTTTCTGACATTTTAACGGCATGGTCGGTACCATTCGATTTACCTACACTTCTGAATGCTATCATTTGGTCACAATATATGGCAATCAATTCATTTCTGTGAAATAATTGTGACACGTGAAACTCCTGCCCATAATACCCGTCAGGCATTGCTGAATATAAATTCCTAACAGTGTGTGCCGGATTAAATTCTACATAATCAACGCCTAATTCTAATGCATATTTTCTAGCATATCTATCAGCACCATTGGCCGCTCCCCCTGATATAATTTCAACCTTACCAGAAAATTTCTGCTTGAGCATGAATATCATATCCCGAATCTTAGTGGTGCTTTGATAGTTTCTACTACCTATGATTGCTACTTTAGTAATGTCAGATTTCTGTGAGCGCCTAGCTTCAAGCATACCTTTACAGGCATATACATTAAAGAGTTTATTAAATGGAATTTCCTGAACCATATTACTTATTTATTCTATTTTCTTTCGGGCAAAGGTCATACTTGGTTGCAAATGGGCACCATTTACAATTTTTTGCATTATTAGTAAATGCAACATACTTCTTATTAGTATTCTTAGTACCGTCCGGATTAAAACATTCCGTAATGAACTTCTCAAATTGTACGGCTAATTGCTTTCTAGTTACTTTACCTGATGATGGTTCGAATTCTTGCACTCTCTTTTGTGGATACATGCTTTCAGCAAGAGTCTTTCGCTTTACGATAAAGTACTTCACATTGATTTTATCAATGTTATAACCATATTGCTTTGCGAAATATTCTTTGTATAGCACCAGCTGTGCGGTCTTCCCCTTATCAGCCTTCTGATACTTATTCCATCCCATACGAGATGTCTTAATATCAAATATCCAAATCTCGTCATTCACAGTATCACGAAGCACTAGGTCAATAAATCCATTCATTATAACATTCGGATTACTCTCAATTGCTTGAATGTATATTGGCATTTCGACACCAAGTAATTCCCAGCCCATTACCTTAAAGTAATCAGCTCTATGCTTACGAATGAATGTTAATATTTCTATACCGTCTTCATAGAACTCACCCATTTCTTGCGGAGTGGAAAAGTGTTCACCGTTATTATTTGCGTGGACTTCTATCTCGTATGTCTCAGCCATTCGCTGTTGTAATAGCTCCGGGAGATTCATTTGGTCAGCTTCTTTAGCCGACTTATGATAAAGAGTATATAGATAAACTTGTAGTGTTTCGTGGAAAGCCGTTCCGAAGACTAGAGACATGTTCGGACCGCCTATTCGTATCTTATCAATATACTGTAGCTTCCAATGATGCTGACATTGTTGATACATTGAAAATTGGCTGTATGATATTGTAGCATCAGTCGGTTTTCTATCGGGAATTGTTGCCCGCAGTAAGACCCCTAAGTCTGCTAAGTTCTTTTTAGACATTCTTAAATATATTAAATAATATTCAAGTTACCTAGTATAGCTCGTACTTTATTTAGCAAATCATCTAATGTACCATCATTGACAATCTCGTAATTCATAGTATACGCATCTAATGCAGTCTCTGATGGATGGTTACCGACACCCGTTCCCGGTCTCGTCACTCTGATAGTAATACCGCCGCGGTCAATTACCGATTGTAATTCATTAGGGAATCTCATATCGGTGATTATCCATTTAGGAAACTCACAATCGCTATAATCAATAACATTGCCCATAGACGCTCTATTAGTGTCATCTAAGCATGTATATTCGCTGAATAAGGCATTTACCCATGTATTAGTATGAAGACCGTCTCGAAGTGCTTCGGTACCTAGTTTCTGCAACATAGTTCTTACAGACATTTGTTCTGGTCTATCTTCATTAGGAAAGTAAATATTCCAATCAGGTCCTAAGTAGGTCTTCTTGAATTCCTGGTCTTCGAACTTATATCGTGGGATGCCCGTCAGTAAACTCGCTACTTGTTTTAGCTTCTCAGCGAATTTCTTGATTTCCCAATCCGACTCATACCAGTGTTGAAAATCGTTATTACCCGGGTTACCGTTCTCTACGAATTGTTGATATGTTCGGAAATATTTACCATTAGGATTTGAACATTCAGAAGTTAAGTACTGAATCATACTTCCTACGGTGTCCTTGCCACTTCCTATTTTTCCATTAATTCCTATCAGCATATTACTTAGTATTTTCTACTTCTAATCTAGAAACCGGTAACCAGTTTGTTACCTTGATTTTGTGGTTTTCATTGCCTACCATCTTATACCCATTTCTGTAGTACTCATACCCGGCCAGATATGCCTTCAAGTGTTTCTGTTCTTGAACGCGTTCCTCGGCATTGCTGAAGTTTGCGATTTTACCACCGAAATTGCCTTCGGTTACGTGCATTGGTTGCTTTGTCATAACTGTTATTGTTTTAATTTATTAATGTGATATTCATGTTTTGCTACGTACACTAATGTTGTTATCGTAATGAGAAATGCCTATTGAATCCACCATGTACATATAATCGGTTCGCGGCATCAATATAATAAAGATGCTGGTACTTAAAGAAATTCAAATGGGATTCTGGGTGGTATTGTCCACCTTCACGCCAATGTTTTTCATATGAATCTCTAGTAGCTTTTCCACCTTGTTCTAGCGATGGATGTCTACCTAATTGCATCATCTCTAATGCCCAATCATCGTGATTACCTTTTATAGCAATTAGATTCTTGATTTTCAGCAATTCTTCAACGCATTCGTATACCTCCGACCAACCATCCGCAATATCACCTAATGATATTAACGTGTCGGTTTCATTATCAAAGCCGGAACGTTCCAGACATTGAACAAGTGCTTTATGTGCACCATGTATATCTCCTACTACAAATGTTTTCATTTTTTATGGAATAAGTTTTTTAATTTCCTTATCAGACTTTCCAAATTTCTTAAGAATCTTAATGAGTTCATCTTTATGGTTCGTTTGAATTAATAAGTCGATATATTCTTCGGCTTCATCTTTACTGGAAAGATAATTCCTTTTTACCAGTTCTACAAGTTCTGGCTCATATTTATCTTCCTTACTACCTTTTATGTATTTAGAAAACGACCTATCAACCGGTAAGATATCACAATATAATTGATACACCGTCTGATTATCTAGAAACCCGATTGTGTATTTTTGCAATTGGTTAACTAGGTCAATATAGTCAGTATTCATACTCAGAAATCTATTGACCATATACGAGCTGAAACTCTTACGGTCAGATTCTGATAATTTAGCCCATGGAGTTTTCTTACCTTTAAGATTACTTAGGTGGTCAAATAGGGACATTACTTTGGGTAAGTCCGGATTAACCTTTTTTCTTGTTGCCATTATCTATAATATAAGATTTTTTTTACAATTTGCAAAATGATATCTATTACCTTTTGCGACAATTTTGTTACACCATGTACATGTCACTTTAATCGCCGGACGTTTAACATATACATACCCCGGCTTAAGCTTACAATTATCAAAATGTACACGGTTACCAGTATCTACAATCAACTTACAAAACGGACACTCTTTTTTAGACCTACACCGTATAAATATAATATGTTCATTCCCGGGTTTGCGTTTGCAGCGGTCAAAATGATACTGATTATTCGTTGATACTAATCTAGTACAATGCGGACATATACTCTTACTGCGTAACTTACCTTTCAGAGCAGTTTGTATTTTTCGTTTATGTTCCGCAGTCATGGGCGGATATTTACCACCTAGCTTCGCCGCTGATATACGTCTTTTAGTTTCACCCGAATGCCCCAGCTTGCCCAATCTACGCTTGGTGTTAATAGTTTTAGTAATTTGTTCTAATGTTTTGGGATAATGTATCTGCAATTTACGGGCTGCACGTATTTTATCTCGGGTGGATTCTGATACGACTTTCCCTTTATGTACTGCTGATATTTTCTTTTTGGATTCAACGGTATTTCTATCTAAAATAAAAGCCGTAAGCCATTCTTCTCTGATGATAGCATATATTCTACATGATGGAGTGTATCTACGTTGTTCGGTATTTGTACGCATCATGGCCCAAATAGCATATTTCAACTTTCTATTTTCGGGATAAATTTCGACAAGTAGTCGATGGCACAAGTAATGTTCCTTCGCAGTCAAATAAACTAGATTACTTTTATCATTATTTCCACCCAAACATTTTGGTAGAATATGATGTCGTTCGAAATAATTTAGCTTTTGTTTCTTTTGTAATTTTCTTGATTCTTCTAATAACTTTGCATTATTGATAATTGAATCGTAGATTCTTTGGTAATTCATATGTGTTAGTTTCGCTACATATAAATATCAAAAACTGTATCAAAAAACCCGGGTGCATTGTAGTTGCGAAACTAACACAACCCGGGTAACCCTTCGGTTTAATATAAATATTGTTATATATCTAATTCCGGAGGTATGTTACCACATTTTGTACAAACGTAGCATTCACAAGGAATTATACCTGCTTTACCGTTAGGACTTGCAATTGCTGATAAGTTCTTAAACTTCATCATCGGCATGAATACATCGTTTCCGCATTCGCATAGAATATCGGTCGTTTTGGAGAAATCAATTTGCTTTGGTTCGGGCGGTGTACCGCCTATTGATGGTATTATCATATAACTGCTTTATTATGTATTTAATATAAGATTATTACTTGAAGAAACCAAGCTCTTAATCGCTGCCTAAGAAGGTCAGCGATATGTTATTTCTTAATAATGATGAATGAACCTGTATACATACCCGATATCTCATTTTCGAATACTGTATCTTCTACAAAGTCAGCAAAATCAAAACATTTTAGCTCATTATACTCTGTCTCATTTGGAAAACGGAATTGTACGGTTGTTTTGGTGCATACTGTAGGTTCGAGAAGTTCAAGAGTTTTATCAATTAACTCCTGCGTAGCCGCCACAAGAGATGGTATAGCGCCGGGCGGTGTTAGGTCGACACCCAACACTGCTCTTTTACAATCTACAGCCTCATCGATGTATAGCAATTCTATAGCAGAGTCCCTTCGATAACATGATTCCGTGTCGATATCTATAGATTCACCAAATACAACTGGGTATTCAAGAAATTCAACCGGTAATGATTCTATCCATTCTTTTAATTCTTGTAATTTCATAACTGTTTATCTATTTTTATAACTTTAAATAATGCTTTTTCTATTTCATATCCATTGTTTATAAAATATTTTAGACTATTGACATTACAATGGGAATAAACTACCTTTTCAGACTCTCGTATCTTTGAGTCTCTGTAATTCCAAAGCATTTTATATATGCCTCTATTTCTATAGTCTTCTTTAACATATGCATGACATAAATAAATAACAGATTCATGTTCAACATATGAAACTATTCCTGCTAACTCATCTTTAATTAAACAACCGTAATAAGTAGCGTGTTCATCTAATAGGTCCGGTTTTAGGTCTTTAAAAGTTTGTTTTACTAATTCGTAATCTACTTTTTTTATTTCCATCACTAATTAATTTGATAACGGTGCTTTAATTGTCCCGTGCGATTGATAATTTTCTATTTGGAAATCTTCGACTTGCATCCCATTAATCAATGCATCGATATTATCAGTCAAATCACCAACACCACACTCACCTGTCTTGGTGAGCCAGAATTCTGTATTAATGTTTAATGTTGGTAATGGGAATGGTTCTCTTGTTCGTTTTGGTAGCTTGGAAATATATTCCATTCTTGGTTTCTCCATCAAAGCATCCATACCTGATTGCATTAAGTGTTCTTGTATTTCTTCTTCTGTAAACTCTCTACCAATTTGTTTTTTTGCTTGTTCAACATGGTTACTGTAAAGGTGTACATCACCTAAGTTTCCTATTAATTCATCAGGAACCATATTAACTGCTTTAGCAATTATTTCAAGTAGTAAACCATAAGAAGCAATGTTGAATGGTAAACCTAAGAATGTGTCTACTGAACGTTGGTTCCACATTAATGAGAACGTTCTTGTTGGAATGTTGGCTTTATTAATATCTAATATATTCCAAGGTACTATTCGGGTTTCTTTTGTTAAACCATATATTTTATCCATCAAATTTTCCCTTTCTTCCAAACTCAACTCTCTTGTATAAACTTGAAATCCATAATGACAAGGTGGAAGAACCATTTGATCTAATTCACCTACATTCCAAGCATTAACCATTAATCGTCTTGAGTCTGGATTTGTTTTAAGTTCGTTGATCAGGTTTGCGATTTGGTCTATATGTATTGGTGAATCTTCAATAAAAATCATATTCTCTACAATACCATCTTCATTTATAGTACCAGAACTTCTTCTACTTATTGCATTTGTATTCCAATTTCTCCATTGACGTCCGTAAATTGGCCCTAATTCACCACACGTCTTAGCAAACTCATCATCATTTTTGATTCGCTCAATAAACTCACTCTGCGAGATATCTCCACAATCGCAAGTCGATGTATGACCACAATAACATTTACCATTACGAGTCTGGGAGGCCTTATAAGCATCGCCATCCCAGATATGACAATTGTTGTCAACAAGGTATTTGATGTTTGTATCACCTCTTAGAAACCATAATAACTCAGTTACAATAGTTTTAAAAGGAATCCTTTTTGTTGTAAGTAAAGGAAATTTACCATCTTTAAATTTATATCTAATGTTTCTGCCAAATACACTTAATGTTTTACCATTCCTCGTTTCTTTTTTTACTCCATTATCAAGTATGTCTTGGAGGAGGTCTGTGTATTGTTTATCTAGTGTATTTGTCATCGTACGAGTTGTTACTTTTTCTAGGGACTTCATCAAATTTCATTTTATCTACGTAATAATTTTCGTTACCATATCCGTATTTTTGTCTTGCTTGTTCGGCTTCTTCTTTGGTGTAGAATGGGGCTAGTATAACACCGTTTACTTCGCTTCCATGTGCTGGTTCTTTTTCAAACACAGCGTATTGTTCTTTATTCATTGATAATGCGTTTAAGTCGTGTAATTTCAGCAATTACATCATCACCCAATTCAATCTTAGACATCATGGTTAAGTCTTCGACTTGATTCATTAGAAGTTTAATTAGTGCGTCTTTTGCTTGTTCTTTATTCATATGACTTGTTTAAATCTATTACATCGGTGTAATGTGCTATCACCAATTTTAGAATCTGTATCTTCATTCGTGTTTTACTATTAATATCATGTTCATCCATCCAAGCATCCCACCAATTCTCGATTTGTTCACCATCAGTACCGCCCCACCCACCGTCGTATGTTAGTAGTGTTTCGCAAAATCGGTGAAGTGACATCGGTGCCATGAAAGAACCACCTGCTACATCGATAGGCAACCACCAATCAACATATTTCTGATGTGCGTCCTGTAATTTTTGTATTACGTCATCTTGTTGCATACTACTGTATTTTTACCGAGTCTATAAACGTCTGTAACTTAAGCTGCAATCGTAGAGATTCTACCTGCAACGAATCACGTTCTCTCTGAATGGCGACATTCTGTGACCTATAGTCCGATTCGGTCTTAAAGGCTAATGATATTTGTACCGCCCATATATACAAGAATACTATACCTGCGAAAACCAGAAACGCTTTGAATAATTTATACATGATATCTTGTAATATTATTAATGTTAGAAATTTCATGTTTAGTCTTTTTTAAACCATTCTTTTTGATGCTGATTGATAATCATGAATAATTCATTATCATCTAAATCAATTTCACACTCCGGCCTGGCGATTTCTTTATACATATCCTTATAATCACCTTGTAGAATCAATTGATATTTGTCCGTCGCCCCGACTGTGAATGTAATTATCAGGGTAAATGGGTTGTATAGCTTCGCTGCCGGGTTTGTTACTAATATCGGTTGACTATTTTTATCGAGCTTATCACCATATGTAACCATTGCGGTACCGACTGCCGATATAAACTTACCAATGAATTCCTTAACAGAATTTCCGCCTATATGTAATGTTGAGTTTTTTATCATAATGTTAGTCCCAAGCTAATGGGTGCTGTTTTTCTCCTGTTAATGTACGTTGTAATGCGGGCATTACGTCCCACTCATATATTACAGACTCGTTATTTATAAGCATAACAGTAACTACACCAATCTCTTCGTTTAATTTCTTTACATCCACGCCGGATTGTTCACATAAAATAGCCAGTTCTTTATTTGTAAAGCCTGCCGTATTAGTTCGTTTGTAGGAACGAAACGATTCAATTATTTCTTCGTTAGTTTTCTTCATATTATTAAGATAAGAAATTAATTTCAATTATCCAATTTTATCGTAGATAGAACGTCGACGCGGTAACAGTACATCTAATAGATATCTTATCAATCAACCAAAATTCTATAGATTGATTATAGCTCACTCATTAACTGTACAAACATCGCGGCGACGTTGATTTCTTTGTCTACACAACTTACGTCCTTATACTGCGCTTCCGCAATTATCAATATAACTGCAGAAATATGCCCGACAGCAAATATATCTAAGCTATCATACAAGAACTTATATAAGTGAGTAAAGTCCCTAACTTTCGAATCAGCCAAGATTTGTCTGATATCAGCAAATGATTTTTTCTTATCCTTACAATCTTTTAAGATATCAAGAATCTTCTCCATATAACCACTTTCAATCTGTGACTGCTTATCAATTACTAATTGCCCGTCTATAACTTGACGCTGACACGCATTAAGAATTCTTCTGATATCAGGATATCCATTATTGATAATAGAAACCAAATCAGGCGGTGTAAACTTAACATTCTCCTTCTGTAGAATATTTGCTATGTGCACCGCAACGTCCTGCTTACTAGGCGGGGTTACAATAAATGTCTGACATCTACTTTGAATTGGGTCAATAATCTTCTCAATGTAATTACATGTTAGAATAAACCTACAGTTCTTACTAAATGTCTCCATCAAGTTACGTAACGCGGCTTGACCATTAACAGTGACAAAATCTGCTTCATCCAGAATTACTAATCGCCATTTTCTGAATCCTATTGAGCTCGAGAAAGATTTAACTTTATCTCTCATAACGTCAATCGAGTTTTCATCGGACGCGTTGATATATAGTAAATCGCAATCTAGATTTGCAGCAATTAATTTCGCTAACGTTGTTTTACCCGTACCAGCAGTTCCCGCAAGTAATAAGTGTGGCACGTCGTCATTCTGAATATACATTGCAACTTTCTCTTTGATTCCATCGTTACCAATGTAATCTGATAGCTTTGTCGGCCGGTACCTTTCCACCCATAGGGTGTGTTCATCATTTCCAAACATAATTATTTCTTAAATTTTCTTTTACAATATTCAGCAATAAGTAGAGCATCCACAATTCCGTCGTGTGGAACCTTACTTCTTTTAGTAGCTAACAAGTTCACATTAGGAAATAATTCTTTCGCTACCATTAATGATGTACCTTTAGTATCTATTTTAACTTGTGGCGTACCATTCTTAAGATTCTTCCCGGTGAGTGCAGAAATCGGTGTCGTATTAGCCCATATTTCTTTCTGCCAGACCTTTGGTGTAATCTTTATAAAGTCAATACCGACAGCTCCTAGAACACCTTCTAAGATACCTAAAACGCGTCCGAATTGAAAGTTGGACTTGGCAGACATTCCGAATATAGAGTGCACGTCTTCAAGAACACAATATATCTTTCCCGGCTCAGCCGGACGTAAGTCACGTATTTGTATAAAGAGTCCGCGTAGTGTCGCCGCCAAGCGCTCGACATCAATTTCATTATCAGCAGTTAACGGTAATGGTTCTACTTCGACATCACCATTTTCAAATATGGTTGCTAGACCACCACTCTTACCAGGGTCAATACCAACGTACCAATTATTCATCCTAGTTGATTGAAAGTTTCACAAGAAAATACGTGGTTGAAAATTCTTTATTTGCTAAAGTAACTCTACCTAAACCTTTACTGCTGATTTCTAAGAAACCGGTACAATCTTTATTAGCTTCAAGAATCTCCTTAAATAGCTTTGCCGAAAAACACACCGGACTCATCGCACTTGCATTAGCAGTAACTGCTTTGAACGTTACTTTATTAGCATTCACATTAGAGTGATTGATAATAATGTTTGTAGTGGTACCATCCGATTCCACTGCGAAATTATCTGCATCTGGCAAGGCATTCTTTGCTTTAATGAATTTACTAGTGAAATCCTTTGTCAATTCAATTTTTACATCGAATGTCGGTAAGGTTTTAATAGCCGGAACTTGCTGAATTACTGTTAGGTCTGATAGCATATAATCCGCGTGAGTAGTTTTGTCATCCATCGTTAATGAGTAAACTTTACTGTCTGCTCTATGGAATGTCAAATCAATATCATCATCTAATGCCGATAACATCTTAATTAACTGACCGGTTGTATATACACCGAATTCAGCATCTTCCGATACAAAATCAGCTAATTCAACTTCGCCGATAACGGTTTGGTCACCTGTTATAAATTTGGTAGTCAGTTTATTATTCTGCACTACGAGCTTAACGCTTTCAGCATTTCCTGCTAGAAAATACTTGTCAATAAAACTTGTCAATTTTGACTTTTTCATGTTGATTATTTATTTTGATTAATATAACTAATTTAATTCATGTTTAATAGAATTTTTCAAGAAATATTTCATGGTTGAAATATAATGTGTTTAACCGCTTTTCTTGAAAGTCTAATTTGGGACGTAATTCATCATAATTCATAAGTACGTCATACAACTTATTTCGAAGGATAGGCATAGCGTCAATAAATGCTCTGATATCAGCGAACCATTCTTTTTCTATTCTCCACTCTTCCGGTACAATATTCTCATAGAATTCTGGGGCATTACACAACGGAATACATTTGGCCGCATAATATTCATATACATCATCACCAATCTTTCCTTGTACATCGAAGTTGATTACTACCTTTGCATTCATTAACCATTTCACATATTGTTCACGTGTAGGTCTACCGTTTTCATAAGCAAATACAATTGATATTGGTTTATCGAATTTCATCTCTGACATCAGTAATGCTAACATTCTATGCTGTTCAGGATTAAAATGTACACCATCTATCAATATCATATCCGTTTTAAACTCTACCGGTTGTATAGATAATAAATGCTCCTTAATAACAGATGCTGGTATCGGAAACTTTATTATACTATATGGGTAGCCCTTCTTTGCTACTTGTTTAGTGAATATATGCTTAAAGTATTCGTCTGAAAATATATTACGTTCCAAGCCTTTAAAACATGCCCGGTCGAATTCTTTCCACCAATGCTGTTCCCACGAACTGTTATGGGTGTATTCAGCAGAATATCCCCGTCTCCAGAATCCCAATGTATACACCGGAACCTTATATTGCTTTGAAAACTTATTGACAAGTATCACTAAATCAGACGAGGCTTCAGTAAATAGAAACGCGGCATTCTTTTTAACTTGATTATTGTCAAATAATGCTTTAATAGCATCTTGCCCTATAACAGTTTGTACTGTTTGGATAACTGCCGGCCGATTTGCTAGATAATCTATGATTACTTTTTCCAAATCATGTTCCCAACCGACACCCGCCCACATTGGGTCAATAACAATAAATAGTTGCGGATGTCTACATATCATGAACAAACACTTCAGCACCATTTTCACCATCTTCAAATACGGATACAAAGGTACAATCAAAAAATTGCAATAATTCCGCTGCAATCATTTCACAGCTTTTACTACCAAAATCATGAATTCGGTGAGTTTCAAAATAGTATTGCTTATATAAATACTCTAGAACATCGCGCTTGAACAGAATAAATTCGACGTCGCGGTCTGAATGTGTTACCTGCTTCTTTAATTGTATATGAAATATATGCCGGTGCGGGTCGGATAAAAAACACACTTCCGGAAATACTTCTTTTGCCGCTGCCCAATTATGTATACCCTCCACTTGAAGATTAACCACCACGGTAGTAACCATATTAAGTACTTTCTTTTCTTGTTTCATAACACTAATATAAGGAAATTTATTGAATAATTGAAGGAAATTTAATCTGAGTTGATATTGTTATCCCTGACTTTGTATGGAATACGAACTTGACACCTGCACGAATTTCTAGCCAATTATACATTTGACCCTCGAAAGTGTAATTGTTATTCATTGGTATTCGTAAATCTAAATTATTACGTTGTTTAACTAATTCGTGAGTATTCTTAATATGTAAATCTATTTTATTAGTATCTACAGAATGATAGTTCAGTAACACCCAAAGATACCATGCAGACACATCTCAAGCGGTTTAGTGCTATTGATAATTATCCAAAAGAAAAGAATTCTTCTATGTTATTATTTTCGGGAACCATTCCGAATCCAAGTGAATCATACAAAGCCTGCAATTTTTTAGTGAGCGCGGATTCGAATATTGATTCTCTATCGATATATTGTTCAACAATATTAACTATCTCCTTAGGGTCTTCTACACCTTTAAGGGCTAATGATTCTAAACTAAACGGGTTTGATTTAAGCCATGCCCATTTAATTTTATCACCGTCCATTATGTGTGGAGTTTGAATGATATTGTATTTTAGCATCAACGCGTTATAGCTTAAGGCCGCTTTCGCGTGCGCCGTGGTACCTTTACCGCGTTGAAATGGATTTTTTTCATCAAACTCATACTTACTCAGCTCTTTCATTCCGGTTGGAAACATAATATCTAGAATTGGCATTGACATCATATTATCCTTAAGGGCTAATATCTTAGCATCTAATACAGACTTTGGGGTACCATCTAGAATGTCGATTAGTAAATTCGCTAAAAATTCTCTGAATGCTTTCGGGAAGTTACTTCTAACACTGTCCATTCCTTTAACATCTAGTTTCCACTCCTTTTTACCTTTAGACATATCTGAGATGGATACACCTTTCTCCATCACAATTTTCATGGCATATCGCTTCTTAGCTTGCCAGAATGCTGCACTAGATACATACTCCTGTTTGATTACTAATACATGCTCGGGAGCATTAAAGTATTTGGTAGAATACGATGTGAATCCGTTATTGATAGCTGATTCTACTGCGGTTGCCGTTTTGAAGGTTGTACTCGCTTTTTCATCATAGGTCAATTCTCGGCCTAATTTGGCCTGCATTGATTTAATAACAGGCATTGCAGATGCGAATGAACTATCCGTATCAATATAAATTACATTCTTAGCATACTCTGGGCCAATATTGGACACGTACCAATTATTAACGGTAGGTTCTACATGGTCTAACAGAATACTTTGACCTGACATTGTAACACTTTCAGCATTATCCAAATCATAGAATCTAAACCCACCATTACCTAATGCACCGTATAATGAGTTATTGATAATTTTCAGAGTCAATTGTCGACCATCATAAAAATTACGTCTAACCATATCACCTTCCTGACCATATTTTTTAGCCAAAGCTCTATTATCGTCACGTTCTTGCATCCAAGTCTTAAGAATTGCCGGAACTATACCTGCTTTATCTTTATCATACAGTACACCTATGCTAGAAACGCTATAGGACTCATTTAACAGCCAAGTTCTAAATTCGGATATCTTTATATCACTAACCTTGTTATTAATTATAATGAGCTTATCTGCGTTCGTTTTATCTTCACCACCTGATATAAAATACGGTTGAACTTCATCCCAATTGGTAATTCGACCAACTTTGGTTTCTGGGCTGATATTGAGCGTGATAATTACTGACGGGTATAGTGCTGACATATCCACGTCATATACCCATTCATATCTACCCACAATCGGGTCTCTAACATACGCGCCTTCAAAATCACCACCGCCTGCGGTTTGGTCTTCAACTTCAACTTTCTTAGAACGTTTAATATTCGGGGCAATAATGCCAAGGCGTTTCATGAACACTAAACATGCACCATCCAAGAATCGAGTAGTTTTGTAAATATCTTCATACGGAACGTGACCCTTATGTGCAACACCTTTTGCAAGGTCAATAAATTTCAGCTTATTATCTAATTCTAAAACTAATTGAACGTCATTAACGTTATATTCAATAAACTTATTTATATCTGTAGCAAATAAGGTATCCAAAGTACCTTCATATACGGTTTTACCTTTACCTAATTCTTTTTTAGAAATAGAATCTAGGGTGTAGGATGGTTCTTCTGAATACGTATACTGTTTATATAATTGTAGGTAATCTAAACAAGCAACTCCGGCTAGTTTATACTTGCCATCATACTTATCTACTTCAACAATTCCAATCGGGCTTAATATATTAGCATATTCAATATTGAAAACCTTCTCAATTCGATTATACAAATACGGTATATCATAACCATTAATATTCCAGCCCGTAATAATTGTTGGTGCGCATTCACTGTATAATGCTAAAAAACTCTGAATTAATGTCTCTTCATCATCAAAACGAAGTAACTGTAGATTATCATTAACAGAATCCTCCAATCGTGTATCTTCGTCTAACAATAGAGCATAATACTTATCTAGATTTTTCATGTAGAAAGAAATAGCCGTTATGCTATTCTTAACATTCTTTGTCGTGGCATGACCACCTTTAGATGACACCTCAATATCCAGGAACATTTCCCGGTGATTGATGCCTATATCATCATTCTCATAGTATAGGTCAATTAATGTACGAACTTCCGGACGAATATCTGATTCATACATTAAACCTTTTGATTCGTCATCGTGTGACCACTGTTTAACCTTTTCTACCTTACAACCATCAAGTGTGGTAAACTTCCCTTTCGCTGATTTTTTATATCCGTATCGATTGTATGGTAGTTTAAGGTGACCCTTTTCATCGTCCCAAAGATTTATTACATTAGTTTTTCGGTCATAGTAGATACCTGTATACGACATTAACTAGTTAATTTAGCAAGCATTTTATCTGCACAGAAAAACTCTTGCAGCTTATCTATTAGTTTTGGTAATTCTTCAACGTAATCTGGATAGTAATTCATTACATCCAATATTTTAGCTTCCATATCATCCAAACTATCCGATTTAAACTTAAATGTATCCGTATACATTTCGGTGTAACTTAATCTGTTCGGAACTAATGGGATAGCATTAGCGAGCGCGCCTTCATAGCAACTAATCCCCAAAGTTTCTTGAAGATTTGCTGAGAATACTATTTTAGCTTCTCCCAGTAATTTATGATACTCTTCTTTTGTTAGATTTTTCTCCTGACATACTACCCATTCAAACTGGGGCATTCTTTCAGCTAAAGCTTTGAATACCGGTAACTGTTTTTCGGGTGCTAATCTATGTGGAAATAAAATCAAATCTCTTTTCGGTGCAGGTTTGATAATCTCCTTTAAATACTCAAACGGCAATCCACCTATCATTAAATGTTTTGGATACGGATTAAAGACATTAGTAAACATATCTTTATGGAACTTAGTCGCAAACCAACTATAATCTAATGAATACATTAGAGCACGTTCTGTATATCTGACCCAGGGTTTATCACCAATTAGTCTCCCTAAAAAATCTTGAGGGTCGTATGAACCCGCGTGAAATATTCCGTGGAGTTCAACAGGAATACCTAATAGCTCACTCATGTACTTAACTTGTAATATAGTAGGATTCCACGCATCAGTGTATAGAAATTTACTACCGGGTACTATTTTTCCTTCACAGAATAATTTTGCAATCTTAATTAATTGTGATGATTTATAAATATTAGTTCCACCAAAATTTATAAATGCACCCGGTGTAGTAGCTTCAGGGATATTATTATCACCCTCTATAACTTCTACATAATATTCATCATTATTTGTAGAATATAAATGTTCTTTAAGTAACTCAGGCAAATGCCATTTCCATTCAACTGTATAACGGCTTTCCATGCTCTCTAAATCGACAATGTATATTGACTTCATGTTATTAAGATAAGTAAAATTATTTAGAATTCCAATTTAAAACTCAAGGTATCCCCTAATGTACTCCGGAGTTCTATTGGACCCATCTTGAAATCCTTGATATACTGAGTAGATATCATTGCGTTTATATCCAGCTGTCCAATACTCGCTCGGGTCAATTGCACCTAATGTAATTAGCTTAGCGGTAGTTCGCATTACATCACCGAAATCTGAGTTTCTCGGACTAGGCATGATAATGGAATAACAGTTCCAGCATTGTTCAAAGAAATTGGTTGTTACCGGTGAGTATGGTGTAGACGCATAACACATTATACCTTCTATCTTAAGAAGCTTCGGAATAATATCCCAATTGGTTGCTTTAGAAGATAAATCAATAACGGCATCATACTGTTCTTTCGCATCAAGAACTTCTTGCATAGTTTTTAACTTAGCTCCGAGTTTCTCCCATTTATCAGGATTAGCACTGCCTACGATATCAAATTTGATACCGAAGTGATTGTAATATTGCCCAATAACCAAACTCATAAAGCCGGTGCCTATCAATAGTATTTTTGGTACATATGTTTGATTCAATGAAATACATGCTCTGGTTGTTCGACGTGCTATATTAATAGCACACGCCGTTGGCTGTAATATGTATTTTGGTGTAGCTTCTGGAACTATTGCGTATTCTTCCTTACCTGCATAATAATATGTAGCGTAGGCCGGGTCTGAGAAGGTAGCTACTAGGTCTCCGACCTTTACATCGGTTATTTCGCTTCCGACCTTTACGACTTCGCCCAGTCCCTCATGACCCTGTCTTAGGAACGGCATGGGGGCTTCAAATCCACCGTATGCAAATATGTCACTTCGACAGATACCGCATAGAATAGTTTTCACCATGATTTGCGATTCTAGCATTTCGGGCAATTGCACGTCGGTGTATTCAATGATATCATTTTTACCGGTTGTATGAAAGTAATTTATACCGGTCTCTGTTTTTGTATGTTCGGTTTGCATAACTTAATTTTTTTAATTTTAATAGAAAGTCCAGACTGTAATTATGTACAACCTGCACTTGTTTATATGTATAGTTTTTGATTTCGATTAAATTTTTAATATCTAGTATTTCATCACAGGTGATATATCTAGGGTCTAAATATTTACTATTTATTGGTAGTTTCGGTAGCTTACCTTCATTAAACCCAGTAGCATCAGCATAATATAGTCCCAATTTTATATCACGAACTCTGCCCTGCGCGACACTATATTCCTTTGCAATAACCGGTATAGTTCTCGGGTCAAAGAAAATATCTTTTGCTTGGCTGTCGGTAAGTAGGGCGTTAGGGTTATTTGCCCCGCGTCTAGTACGTGACATTTTCTCACAATAAGCCGTGTCCCTAATTACACCGGTATTATCGGGCGGTAGATTTGAATCCACTAAAATATTTGTCAACGGTCCGCCATCTATTAATCGGCCTATACTCATAATCATATCAATCTCAAGAGCGAACGCGGCCTCATTACTTAAATTATCGGCAAATTTTATTACAAAAGACTTTACGGTGGATTTTCCGAACAAGTTAACTAATTTCCGTATAGTTCGATGTTTTGCATAATTCTCTATTATACTACTGTTGTTTAAATGGTCATACATGCGTGAATTTCTTCCTTTGCCCACATAAAAAGGTTTATGATTAAATTCATAAATCATATCTTTAGATTTCGACATATACTTAAATTCACCGGGGCTACTAGGGTCTAAATACACATATACATATGAAATTGATTCCATTTTATTCTTTTATATAAATATATGCAAGTTAGGCCTAAATCACACAATATCATGTAATAATTCTACTTTCATACTTTTACTGGGTTGAATTCTTTTGTAACTTCTAATAAATTGTCAATCACTTCATGAACGAGTTCGTCCATTTTGCGGTGAATTTCTAAATTGGCCGGAGCTTGTTCTTGCATAATGGCTTCTAGCATTGTACCGTAAGCATAATCAGGACACAATCCTGCGTTATATTTCATTTCGGTACCATCTTTAAACTGTATTACCCATTCTAATCGTGATTCATAAATTCGTCTCTTGCTTTTCCAAGTCGCGGTACATATGATAGAAACATCACCATACAGGAACTCTGCCTGAGTTAGGTCATCTACATCATATGTACCATTCGGGTCAATCTCACCATATGCGTAATTACCGGGCCGGTCACTATCTTTCACAATATCAGCCAATTCAAAATTCTGTTGTTTAACTCCACCGACAAATGCTAAATTATCAATATCGTATCTAACCATTGCAACGGCTGCCTGAATTAAATGTGGTAGTAAATCTCTTGATACACCACCAAATGCTTTTTCTTTTGTTGTAAACCAACTACCCGGTTTCGGAACTCTATTTCTGTTTAACCAATTAAAATGTATTGATTCAATCTTATCAAAGTTCAAACCCATACCATAGAAGATATCACGGAAACAGTTATTCTTAACTAGAAATACTCTATTCGGATACTGCTGTGAGAATTCTACCCACTCTTGCTTAGTGGCAAAGCCCGGTTTTTCAACTAGCACTTTATCACATATAGCAATTAATTGAGCTGCGATATCTAAATGTAAATAATTCGGAACACATACTATGCCCAAATCATACTTCATATCCATTGGCACTGATGTAAATGTGGCTCCGGCATTTGGGTTGACATCAACTGTGTCGACGTACCATCCTAACTTTGTGGCTTGTTCTACATATAACTTACCAATACCTAATCCTACTACTAATACGTTCATTTGTGTAACATTTCGATAAACTTATAAAATTCATTTCTAGTGGCATCATTAGTTTCATACGCCCCGGATAACTTGCTTGTCATCATTGTGGAATCATGTCGAACGCCGCGGCAAGATGCACACATATGTTTGGCGCCAATAACAACTGCAACGCCTTTATTACCGGGTATTGCGGTATTAATGAAATCATGAATTTGCATTGTTAAATTTTCTTGCACCTGTGGACGTCTGGCGAACCATTCTACAATTCTATTTAACTTAGATAGGCCGACAACTTGGTCAGCCTTGCCCGGTATATACGACACGTGAGCTTTACCAATGAAAGGGAGAAAATGATGACTACAACAACTTTTTACTTCAATATCGCCCTGAAATACTAGGCCGTCATACCCGTTCGTGTTTTCGAAAGCTGTTATCTTAGGGGGGTCTGTATAAATTCCTTTAAATAAGTCTTCAACATATGCTCTAGTTACTCGCATCGGAGTATCAGCCATATGCGGATTCTGTAAATAGTCAGTAAATCCTAAATCTACTAGAAATTTACCGAAAGTTTTCGAAGCTTTAATAATTTGTTTACTTGATAGTTTAATAGTTGAGTCCTTCATATTTTATTAATTGTTTATCTTTCTGCCAATATATGTATACGTTGTTCGTTAATGTTAACGCATGATTTAATTTAGCAATATCTTTTTCGTACGAGTATTTAACGGTCTCACATTTATCTAAAAAGTATACTGATTTTAAATCGGGTGTCCGTTCTACGTCAAGTAATTTAAAGTGATATGGGCCATTAAATTCTAATATAAGGTCAATTTCGTGAAAATCCAAATTCTTAAACACTACTAAATCATACATTACAAATTTCTTCTTACCATGTAACATGATTTGTTGATAGAATTCCTTTCCAGTAACGCCTCCACCTTCATACATACAACGCTCTGGATTGATATTCCGCTCTACAAGAAACTTTTCAATATATGATTTAGCTGACTTAGATGTTCTACCGCCCGGAAATGCTCTTCGCATACATTCATTATACGAACCATAAATTTTTTCTATAGTGGCACGTCTTTGAGAAATAGTATCAGCGGTTATACCTTTTGACATATTATGTTTTCGCTGTTCGGTATAATGTATTGCTGCGCCACATTTTTCCTTTCGAATAGCAATTTGGTCTGCTGAAAGCATTTGTGCTATTGCACTCTTTCGACGCAACTCTCGCATTTGTGTAGCCTTATTCACTCCCATTATTTCCTCGTATGATTTACCGGTGTGCGCGGTGTTTAACATCTTACGTAAATCATTGCTCCAAATAATTGACTCGGGGAATTTAAGTCTGTATTCTTTTATAGTCAGACCATGTTGTTTAAGATGTGTATTATTTATATATTTGTATTGTTTATTACAAATGGCACATGTTACTAATGTTGACTGCATATCTTTTTAAATAAATATATGCTCGCAGCACCAAAATCTATGCATTAGTTAATAAGTAATAAGTTAATAATAATTGAATATAATGTAAAAGTTGGTCAAAACCAATACTTACAAAGAAATAATTATGCTACCATTAATAACTCAGCTTCACGAATTAATGTATATTCTACACCATCGAATTTAACTGTTGTACCGCTTGTTTCATAGGCGGGCATTAATACCGTATCACCCACTTTTACTGTCATAGGAATTAGTACACCATTCTGCGTGAATATTCCCGGGCCTACCGAAATTACTTCACCATACTTGGCTAAATCATTTCTTACAGAATCCGGGATGATAATACCTGATGCAGTGGTTTGTTCTGCTTTCTTTTCTTTTACTAACACTCTGTCTCCGAGTGGTTTAATTCTTGTTGCGTCCATGTTTTATGTTTATACTGTGAAAAATTCTGAAATACTATTATCTTTAACTGTTGAATTATTGATTACTGTCGACAATCCGATTAGATACGATTCATTTTTCAGTAGAACCTTTCTCGGATTATCACTCTTAATAATCTCATCTAATATTCGCATTACGTGGAATGTATCTTTTGATGTTACTTGCTCAAGCAAATAGTCATGATGATATACGAAGTCAGCAATTACAGTTTGTACATCCTGATATAGCATAAAATTATGCAACGTCATGAACATTGTGCTATCATTAAGATTATTCACACAGTCACCATATGTATACATTCCTTTGATAATTTTATCAAATTCTGTTGATGCTGGCATTGGCATATCTAGTTGATGCGGTAAGATTGTTTGTAAACAATCCGGAGCAACAAACGCCTTATTAGTAGAAATTGCTTTTGGAATATGTAATGATTTAAACGTATCCAGATTAAGGTTTGCACCGACATAATACAATCCGAATGCTACTGACCGAGATGGTGAGCTTGAATCAGTTGTAACTCGCATTTTAGAACCTACTTCTACCAATGATTTCTGTAATTGTGATAAGAAGAAGAAATCTGATATTTTTGTCGTACCTAATATGTGAAGATATTCGTTGCGGTCCTTTAAGTGTTCTTTACCTTCAATTAGGGCAGTCATATTAGCCGCTAATCTATATGGTAGACGGCACCCGCCACATGACCAACCTTTGAATTCAAAGTCTTTAACCTTATCGTACCATTTAAGACGTTGCTGGAAGTTATTACCTTGAATCACATTCAGGAACTTAGTTTTGCCTGTCTGATTTTTTTCGAAATACTTAAAGTTATCATAACTGATATCAATACATTCGTCAAATTTACCGGTCATGTCTCCGTAGGGTGGAATATCTATATTCATAGCAATATCTGAGTTAGCTTCTAGCCATTCAAATATTTGCTGTCTAACGGACATGTCCCATTTCATTGCACCCATTGCAATTTGATATCCACCAGAATCACCCATTACTAGAGCATCCTCCAGGCCCATCGTTTTGCGGATATCCATTTTCTTATATAAGTGACCCGCAGTTAATAGGAAGTATGGATGCTGAAATTCTTGGGGGAATTCTTTGGAGTAGAATCTTGGAGTAAGTTTACCTCCTAGTAACTTATTAGGGTCTTTACAGTCGTTTGCAAATTCGCCGGTCGAAAAGCTCGGATAGTATTGCATTTTAGGGTATACGGTCATAGTTTAATTTATTTTTCTAATATAACAATTTATCTTACAATTACCAAATTCTTTAACTTACAATTATCGAAATGATACTTCTTAGCATTTCTAGCATCCATTTCTTTTCCACAATATGGACATTTTCGTAAATCAACTTTCTTTCCGCAATTTTCAAAATGATATCGAACCATATTTGATAATGCTGTACTTTTTATACCACATTTCGGGCATTCATGTAATGTATTAGTTCTAATATCATGTATGTGTTCATTACCGGGCAGTGATTTACAGTTATCAAAGTGCCATTGGACCATAGTATTTTTGCCCCCGGTTACTCCGCAATGCGGACAAGTAACAATTGGCTTCGGTTTAGTCATCCGACGTTTAGTCTCCTCGGACTTCTTCATACCACGTAGCGTATTGGACATTTTCAATCTACGTTCAATCGATAATGTTTTGCCGATATTGCTATCAGATAATTTCTTGCGATGTTCAATAGATTTGGGCTTACCAATAAATTGAGCGGCTACATTATCTGCATGTAATCGTTTAATTTGCTCATATATTCTACTACAAGGGATGTATCGTTGTTTGGTTATACTATATCCGCTTACCATTAACCAAATAGCATATTTCAACTTTCTATTTTCAGGATATATTTCAACTAATAATCGATGACAAAGATAATGCTCTTTTGCCGTTAGATAAACTAGATTACTTTCATCATTATTACCACCCAAACATTTCGGTAAAATGTGATGTCGTTCGAAATAATTAAGTTTCTGCTTCTTTTGTAATTTTCTTGACTCTTCTAATAACTTTGCGTTATTGATAATCGAATCGTAGATTCTTTGGTAATTCATATGTATTGATTTGGCTTACATATAAATATCTAGAAAATAAAAAACCTGGAACTAATATAAAGTCGCCAAACCAATACCGTTCCAGGTAACCTTTCGGTTTAGTATAAATATCATTGAGTCAACATTTTTGGATATTCAATCATGTAGATTATTTATTTTGTATTAATATAAGAAAAATTGTTGAGTCGTTAAAATATCTATGAAGATAATCTTTCATGAATACGCTGTAATATAATGTCTCTGTCGCGTGCTGCAGGTGTATAGTCATTCATTAAATGTACTGGTATACTATCCCACGCATCGCCGAAGTATGTAACATTATATCCGCGGGCTTTACATTCAGAGTAAATCTCTTCGTATCGATTTTTAAGATATTTCAATTTATTGTAGAAGAATTTAACGTGTCCCGGGCCTAACGTAAACGATTCGGGTATATTCTTAATAACAGCCTTACCGCTTCGTACGGTATTTGGAATTCTTTTAATTTCTCTATGTTCAGCTATTAAATGTCTACCTGTCAATTCACGTGGCGGTACGCCTACATTTATTCGAGTCATAACTTAATATAAGGAAAATTATTGAATTAATTTAATAATTCGTGGAAATGATTGTTATAAAGTTGTGCTTGTTTAAGGAATACTTTAAGAGTTGCTGCGGTATCACTATCTGCTCTATGGTCTTCTTTAAATTCAACACCCATCGCTTCGCATACAACCGGTAGCCTAAATTTAAGCCCTTTTGCGTATGTATCTAAACCACGTTTATGGAACTCAGCTACAGTTTCACTCTCGCTCTTTACTAGCGCTAGTTTATGAGCTTTATAGCACCCCGCAGTGTCCCAATAGAGTCTTGGGTTAATCGTGTCATATCCGAGCTTACCGCACGCCATATCAAGAAAATGAATATCGAAGTTTAACATATTATGTCCAACTAATATTGTATCATTATCTGGACATATTTTATTCACTCCGATAAATTTAAGTAGCTTCTCCATACCGGCTTCGTATGGCTCACCGTGCTGACGTAATATGCTATCATCAATACCGGTTAGGTTCTTAATGATTTCTGATAATGTACCATCATAATTTATGAAGCCCGTAATTGATTTCATACTACCATCAACTTCTACAGATTGTGCAGCATATTGAATTGGTTGGTCTTTAATAAAGTCCAAGCCGGTTGTTTCAAAGTCGAAACACACTATTCTTTTTCTTCTCATTTTACTTTTCGTTTTGTGATTTTCTTAAAGAAGTGATATAACCGTTTATCGGTTCGTTTAACTCCATCTATTGAATGGATAGTACCTAATCCAAGATATTCGGTTTTTGCGTGTGTCTTATTAGTAGATATCCAAGGAATTTCTAGTAAGCACCAATCGTATTGATGTTGAACCTTTTGTATTGTACATATGCGTTCATACTGATGCTCCTTAACTTTTGCCTCGCGTTTAGCACGCTTCTTTGCAGCTTTCTTTTTCATTCCGGAAGTGTCATGACGTCATTGTACCCAACACCATTATTAGCTACACATACTCGAGTTTCAAACTCATTAGCTCTAATAATATTGTCTTCATGAATAACATATACAATCTTTTGCTTCGCTTCCTCAGACAATAAATCTAAATTATATTCATGTAGGTTGATTTTATCAAAATACGGGTTGTTATTGCGCGCCATAAAATCAGGCTTAATTACCAGCTGATTAACTAGGTCGACCTGTTTACGTATTGATTTATACGTAACTAAATCGGTACGTAATACTTTCGGGTTTGACCGGTTGCGAAGAAAATTCAAAAATTTTGTGTATAGTGCTTTCATATTAGAATGGTGTTGTTGGATTGTTAATTGCTCGAGTTTCAAACTCATTAGCTCTAATAATATTGTCTTCATGAATAACATATACAATCTTTTGCTTCGCTTCCTCAGACAATAAATCTAAATTATATTCATGTAGGTTGATTTTATCAAAATACGGGTTGTTATTGCGCGCCATAAAATCAGGCTTAATTACCAGCTGATTAACTAGGTCGACCTGTTTACGTATTGATTTATACGTAACTAAATCGGTACGTAATACTTTCGGGTTTGACCGGTTGCGAAGAAAATTCAAAAATTTTGTGTATAGTGCTTTCATATTAGAATGGTGTTGTTGGATTGTTAATTGCTCGCTTACTACGCTCGGCGACTATTTCGCATTCATCTTCATATATCACAATAGGAGCACTACCAGCCGTCTTACCGTCGACTAAATATGCTTTCCCACGTTTTGCTTGCTCTGCTTGACCGAAACTTCTAACGGTAAGTACATCACCTTTCTTAATGCCACGTGTTTCTACCACATAATGGTTTTCTTGTGTTACTTTAATTTTCATTTTGTAATTCTTTAGTTAATTCCGCTTCAATAATTTTTATAATTTCAACATTCGCTTTTGCCATTTGTTGCATAATCGATTTTAATCGCATTTCTAGTGCATTGGATGGGACAAGCTGTTCAGATGTTCGTTGTATATCTTTATAATCCACCAGTAATTGCCGTAAACGACCTACGCGTTCGTGATTCATGATGCGATAGTTTTATACATTTTCGTGAATTCATCAAATCCAACACCTAAATACGCTAACGGAGTTAGTCCGGTAGTATTATCTGACGGTTGGTACAACATGATTCCATCGTCACCGTCGCTCCATAGAATCCAGTAATAACCGAGTTTATCAAACTGTATCATACGTTTAAGGTTTTATCCCAGCAACTGATGTGAAGTCTTGTACTACCAATAAATTTATACTTCTTAGCCATTTCAAATACGAATCGTGTTCTTTCGTGAAAATCTTCTCTATTATCTAGACCCGGCATACAATACACATTTTTTAACGGAATGTTAAATGGTTCTATGAAATCACGAAACATTTCTTTCACATCATCTTCTGTACTAATTACAAACTTGAATTGATAGTTTTTATGGTCCATAATACGTTTGATAGCATCTGGGTTAATACGCTGTTTAGCGGTCATACCAGAATCGGATAATTTTGGACTACAATTTATTTGGTTTAAATATTCGAACAATTCTTGTTCTATATAGATTGTACCATTTGTTTCTATTTCATAGAAACCGGAAGTTCTATTTATATAGTATGGCTCGAAACTAACTATATTATATTGTCTTAATTTATTTTCTACTTTTGGGTCCTGTGTCACCCAATATTTAGTAAAATTAACAATAGCTTCTTGATGTCTAGGTAGCGTTGGTTCTCCACCAGTCCAGATAATATGGATTACACCTGACTTAATATCTTCATAGATACCTTGCTCTTTCCAACGGTCAATAATATACTGAAATGATTTTTCTTCACCTCGCCATAACCATTGGCTTGTAGAATCACAGGTCCAGCTGGCTTTTCCTTCCAATTCTAAATCACCTTTGAATATTTCACCATCAGCTAAAGACTTATCTTTCTTTAATTGATTCATGAATTTCTTAGACATTCCGCACGATAGATTGCATAAACCTAATCTTATGAAATATGCAGGAACGCCGACGGTTTTACCTTCGCCTTGTACCGAATAGAATGCGCTACTAACTAACAATGTATTATTCTCCATAATCTTCTAATTTTAACTCTAATTTAAGTAATTCTATTTTAACTTCCAAATCATTTCTTAATTAAGAAGAACACTAGAATGTTTTTTAACGTATGACAATGTAGCTAAATCCTTAGCTTTAGCTTCGATGACAATATCAAGGTCAAAACCGTATGTATCTATTACATTGTAAACGTAATCAGCGTGAGAAAGTAATTTAGCAGTGTTATCTTCGCAGAGCTTTTTTGATGATGAGTAATGTGCACATGGAGTAACTTCTCCCCAGGTTGATACGGCTAACGTTAGCGCTTCTTTTTCTGTTAATGTGCCCGGGTTACAATAGTGGTGGAGGTAATCGAAAGTTAGTGGTACGCCTATTTTCTTGTGAACGAGCTCGTATAATTCTTGCATAGTATATAGGCCCGATTTGTCATCATTCTCCACCACTAATCGTTTTTTCGTACCATCGTTTAGTAATTTAAAATTTTCACAGAATCGATTGGTTGCGTCAGCCTTACCCTCAGCAGCGTTACCTACGTGTATGTTAATTTTTGTCATATGGTTGGCAGGAAACCCCATAAGGTCCATTATCTCTGAGTGCTGGTTAAGTTCCTTAATAGTTCTAGTTACGACATTACTTTTCATAGATGCCAATTGGTTGAATGGCCCGGGATGAAATGATAATCTGTGCCCATATTTCCTTGCCAGAGCACCTGCGCTTGATAGTACTGGTGATATTTCGTTAAACTGTGGAAGCTCGTTGAGCTCATACTCTGACATCCATGGAATCATGTCAGATGACATTCTATACACTCTGATATTATTATCCTCATTCCATTGGAAGATTTTGCTAAGCATCTTAACGTTGTTTAGTGCAAGAGCGCCGGCATATTCTTTTCCTTTAGATAAAAACGTATTCTTTCGCATATTCAAGCTCGGTGAACATGGTATTGAAAGATTAATGCAAGCATACCCTAATCGTGTCATCTTTATGCCGTTTTCCATTGTCTTTTTTGTAGTTCACGACTTTTTACTATATCAATATAAGAAACTTTTTCATTAGTTTCAGAATTTTTTAGGAATCGAGTCGTTGTCGTCATTAACTCTATTTCTTGTCTTTTTTATCCTTTTTCGGTTTCTTTTCCTTAACAGGTACCGGAGTGTCTGTTGTAGGATTTCTATCAGGAGCCTGACCAGGCGCCGTTACTGGGGCGGCCTTACCTTCGTCTCTAACATTTTTCTTCCATTCTTCTTTACTAGCAAAGTTCCAACCCTTAAATTCTACCAGATGGTAGGCTTCGGTGTCTGATACGCGTTTGTATTCAGTACCCTTTTTTACAGTTTTCATAACTTATTTATTTGAAATTAACAATATCTAAATATAAGGAATATTAATTACCTTACCAAATTATTTCTTTTTTGGGAATTTATCTAACGCTTTCTGAATATCCGGAAATATTTCTGAGAATTTGGAAAACCTATGCCCGGAATTATTAAAGGTTTTTACGTGCTGTCTATTTGGAAACAGTGTATCTAGCTTTTCGTATGTTAATACATCATCATCGGTAGATAGATAAAAATGTAAATTACTACCGGCTTTATCAGATGCATGCATTTTATCAAACAACTTTTTAAGCTCGTCTATATATGGTGCTTGAAAATCATAATCCGTGTCTGTACTATTACCGTAACGTTTATGCTTTCCTATGTATGATTGTAATGTAATATGCGGCTCTAATGAAGGGTTAATAATAAATGCCGGAACATCGTATCTAACGGCTAAATATGTGGCATAGAAACCACCTAATGATGTACCTATTACTATAGTAGGGACTGGACCGGATGATAGAATTTTGTGTAATTGACTAACGGCTACTAATGGGTTTGCTGAAAAACTAGGAGATATCACGTTATCATTTGGAAATGCTTTACGTAATAATTGGGCCTTTTCAGATTCACCCGACGACCCAAACCCATGTATATATACAATCTTGTACATCTTATTATTTTTTATTTTGTTTACAATTATCAAAATGATTCCATACACGATTAACTCCTATAGATGTTAAACAATGTGGACATTCAATACGTTTTAATTTATGTGTTAATAATTCATTACCGGGCTTATTTCGACATTTATCAAAATGATATCGAAACATATTATTCGCGCCACCGGTCTTGGCACAATGTGGACAGGTAACAATCGGTTTTGGTCCGAATAAATTATTTTGATGTTCTGGTGAATGATGACGAATAACGCCTTCATTACCCGGTTTGTGCTTGCAATTATCCATATGATATCGACCTATAATATTCACGGCAAATTCACCATCACAGTATGAACAAACCGCAGTACTTTTTGGAATACCCTTTTGAGCTAAACTCACTGCTAGAGCTATTTTACTCTTATTTTCGGTAGACATATTTTTCCTACTAGTAGACATACGTAACTTGGTCATATGCGAGTGCCCTAACATACTTAAATGTGCGCGGGCTTCGGCATACATTCTACTTGAAGGAACAAAATCTGTGTAACTCTTGTTATAGTTTTTGCACATATTTTTGAATGCATATGCTATACTATGATTATCAGTGTATATTCTAATTAATAACCAATGACATAGAAAATGCTCTCTTGCAGTTAGACCTACTATGTTCGGATGTCGATAATGTTGCCCCTTACGTAGCCAACTACAAGATTCGCCCTCCCCGCCCATGCATCTCGGAATAATATGATGTCCTTCGTAATATCCACCATTCTTTTTATGTAATATTCGTTCACTAACCTCCGATTGGGCACGTTCTATTATCTGGTTATAGATTCTTTGGTAATTCATATGTATTAATTTGGCTACATATAAATATCTAAATAAAAAGAAAACCCGGAACAAATGTGAGTCGCCAAACTAATACCGTCCCGGGAACCTTTCGGTTTAAATCTTGCTCATACTATAAAGATAAGAAATTAATTTGATTACTCCAAGTTTAATCCCTCCACGTGTCCCGTTAGAAGTTTTTCATGCGGTGCTCCTCCAATATATCTCGTGTAATGTACACCGTCTGGATTCAATGACAATATGTCTTTGTTAAGTATCTGAGATGCATACTTATTCGGTATAACTTTATAGCCCTGTTTTAACTTGATATGTTCAGCCGCCCCGGATACTTCTCCCCACGACCTATTTTGTTTAGTATCATCTAGCCACATTTGTAACAGTGCAGCTTTACCTTCAGGCGACCCGTCAGTACCTGAGCCTATACACTTTCTACCACTTTTACTAGAATATAGTCCGACAGCGACAATTTTATTACCTTTACGTACTAGCTTCCAAATATTTGTTTCTGGTATAAGAGCTTCTTTATTCGGTACTGATTTAAACCCGCCGATTTTCTCGTATGATTTCTGCAGAATATCCCATACAACATCTAAATACTTTTTTCTATCGTCCGGGGTGATTAGAGTTAATACCCGTTCAACTAATAGAATCTCATTTACAATTTTCGAAAGTTTCATATTAATAAATATGATTATTCTTCGTAAATTGATGAATTTGAGTCATTTTCGAAACATTCTACCTTAATCACCTTGCAGCGGCCGGCATCTGTTTTTGATAACACATCATTAAATTTATCAAATACTAATTTAGCTAATGATTCTGCTCCCATTTTCTCCATAACGCGTAAATGGCATAAGCCCATTTGTTCTTCTTGTTGAAATATATCTAAATACGGGTCATCTTTTTCAATTAAGGTCGTATGGTCGAACATATAATTCATCCAGTCCTTAAGACCGTTACCTGTCGGTTTTGTTTTGAATCCGCCATAATCCAAAATCCAACCCATGGAATCGAGTTGTTTCGACTCATCAGATTCTACTGATGCAAACCATACCTTGAACTTAATGGAGTAGCCATGTTTGAGCTGACAATGCGAGTGTTGAGCTTTCCATTGGCGTAATGATACTGAATAATTGTCGAATATTTTTGTAGAAATGTAACGTCCCATAATGATTAATATAAGTAATTAGATGATACTTACCAAGATTATTGTTCTTGAGCGTATGTATATCCTGCGTATCTGTTTTGATTTTTCAAGCTAAATCGATATGTACCACGTGTGATTCCGGAAGTGAAGAAATCCTCCATGGAATTACTTAGATTAAACTTACCTTTAGTAATGTAAATCAAACCAGCCTTTCCGACTGCAAACCCATCACGTATTTCACGTAATTGTGTAATAAATGATTCTGGGTTTCTTACGAATTGGTTATTCATTAAATGTGATAACCAAATTTTCGCTTCTTTATTCTCGTCGGTGATTTCAGTACCGACCTTAATTGCTACCTCTTTATCCTTTCCAGCATTTTTAGTGATATCATCAGCATCTTTCGGGTCTATCCAGAATTGTGCGTCGGTCGTGCTAGATTTCACAGCTATTCTCGATGCCTTAGCAGTATTTCTTACTGATGCTGGTAACGACTTGTGCATAGCATTTAACCCTACGTAAAATTTGTTAAATAATACCGATGTCATTTCTCCGATTGAACTCGATAATAATCTACTACCATCAGCTGAAGTTCTTGGCATACTTTCTAGTGCAATCAATAACGCATCTAATTTATGTTTAACGGTAGCGTCCTCAGAAAGTGCCATTATACCGTCCCGTAACTTATTGTCATAATACGGGTCAATTATATGCTCAAAAAATCCTTGAAGTTGTTGTGTAAGTTTTTTACCGGCTTGGCCGCTTATCTTACCATAATTGGCAGGGTCTATCGGTTCCGCACCGTTTCCTCCTGAAGCTTTAACTAATGATTTTACTTCCCAATGTTCCCCGGCATAATCTATATCATATGATACAGTGCCACCTTGGAAGGCCGCATTCTCAATTACCCATGATATAAGTACTTCACCCGGTCCAGTACCTGATGGTCGTACATTGAATAACAACCCAGGAACGCCTTCGCTCGGATTAACTTTTACCAAGTCTTTTAATGATTTACCGGCCTTAAATAACTTAACAAGTACGTCTTCATATGATTTATTGGCACATATTCTAGTAATACCGTCTGATACCTTTGCCGGAGCATCTCCGCCCGGTATACTATTAACGAATTCGGTAAATTTTTCTAATTTACCCGCAGCAGTCAACTTCGATACTAAACTTTTTGGATATAATGTGATAGCTGACGGCGCTTCTGATATTAGTGTTGGTATAATAGTATTGATATCACCCAATGCACCATCTACATTCATTTCGGCTAATACCTCACGTAGAATAACCATATCTTGGCTGTCACCATATACCGGGTATCCACGTCTACAACGATAGCCCCATTCCTGTAATATTTCTTCGATATCAATTTGCATATTATTCTTTAGTAATAAATATTACTATTTTCCAGAACTACCGTAACCGCCTACGCCGCGTTCAGATTCTGATAGTTCAGCTACTTCGACCAATTTAATCTGTGGATACGGTACTATAACAATTTGAGCTATTTTTTCCATTACATTATAATGAGCAGTATCTCCGTGAGTTCTAAAGAAGGCCTTTATTTCTCCCCTATAACCACTGTCTACTACTCCAACGCAGTTTGTTAAGCTTAAATCATAATTCTTTATGCTACTTCTCGGGAATATCAACCCTACATACCCTTCAGGTATTTCAATTGCTAGCCCAGTACCATATTCTACCAGATTTTCATGTTGAACTTTTGATATCGCTACTAAATCTAATCCGGCATCACCTTGTTTAGCGTATGATGGGATAATGGATGATTTGTTTAATTTTTTTACTTTAACTTCCATAATGTGTAACTTTTATATAACCTTGATTAATTGTGTCCCCTATAGTATAAGAATAATTATTCGCTTCTAAAACTCTTTGTACATGTTTTTTCATTTTAGAACTGTTTCCTGTAATAATTTCAGCCGGTAGTTCTTGGAAATGAATCCAATCTAATATAGTGTCTTCTACATCAAAGTACTTGACACCATGTAAATCTAATTTAGGCATGATTACTTAGTTTCGGACCATGCCGACAAATATGTTTGTTTCGGTTGAAGTCCTAATATACGTTGGGTTTCAACCTCGTGTGAATTTAGATACACGACCGTCGGTACCGAACGAATATTAAATCGTTGAACCAATTGAGCATTTTCATCAATGTCAATCTTTTCAATATCCATTTCGGACTTAAGTCCTTCTAATATGGCTTTCACTGGTTCGCAGTTTTTACACCAAGTTGCTGTGAACAATATTACCTTTTTCATAACTAAATACTTGTTATTTCGCAACTACCGCCCGCACAGCTCATTGCGGCGTAATCACTTATGTTTTTAAATGTCGGAGCAATTAAAATCTTCTCGAAATTAACTTCCCGGAACTGTCTATTAATTGATACCCACTTATGATATAAGTGGACATCCTTTAAACAATATATTGCACGCTTTAAATCATTCTTGAAATAATTCTTAGCGAACTTCTTAGCTCTATCTACCCAATATTTCTTAAGAAGAACTTGCTCTCTCGTACCCGTCAATGTGATAGTTTTATCTAAAACTGAATCGCACGCTAACCATAAATTCTGGTCGAAATAATGTAAGCCGTCTACAATAAGACCTGATGCGAATAGTGCTCCATGACCATACTCCGCGACGATTGTATCTAAATCTAATACACTAGTAAATGGTGCTTGATTATAGTCCTTATCACCGTAGTCAGATATAAATGCGACTGCGGTGAATAAATCTTTATTGTCCCATATGTAATTTACTACGGCATCTTTATCATCTATAATAACGGTACATGATGTATTGTGATTGATTTTTGGCGATATACCTAATTCCTTAACGGTGCCCGGTACTACCCAATTTTGTTGAATTAGTTTGATATACTCCAAGTGCTTAACACCTTTCATATCCTTTTTATATAGACCATCCTTAGGATTTTCTATAGGAACGAAAACTACATAATCACTCTTTGTCGAAGACCATACACTGTTTTCTAACAAGAACGGCATATGTTCAGCTAACCATTTTGCGGTATCACTATTCATATTAAGTTGCATTATTCTAAATAGTCGCTCTGCGTGGTCTGGATGACAGCCTGATGCTGTACCTAATATCACTGCGGCATTACCTGATGGTTTAACACAAGTTAATCTGGCGGCTTGATTTATTCCTACCCGTTCAGACCACAATATGTTTGTATTACGAACTACATCAACGCCTTCACGTAATAATTCAGCATTAAACAAGTCAGGATTATTCATCCAACCAGTGATAGATACTCCGAGTAATGCTTCGCGTTTAAATAGAGCTTCGGTTACGTCACCTAAATACGGGAATGATGTATAACCCGCTTGTAGAGTACCTAATATAGTAGCGTCCTTACACGCTTTTAGGAACTTCGGTTTAGTTGTACATTTTTCACCATTAATTTCTGTAAGGTTACAACCTTGTATACCAAAGCTATCTTCATTCTGTTGAACGAAGTCTTTTAGAAATTCATATGTAATAGATGTTAAATCAACGGTGGTTAATACCGGTGTGAACGAGATTTCGTAACAAGGATTGAATACATCAAACCAACTGTTGCCAAAAACGAACCCGATGTCATTATCACCGTCATTTAATTTAACAATATGCTCAAAATCTGCTTTTGTAACCCCATCACGTAATAGTAATACCGAGTTATTACTCCTAGCTCTCTGCGGGTTATCTTGCCGCCAATTGCCCATTTTCGCACTAATCATCTCAGGGTCATTGGGGTCGACAATCATCCCTAATGCGGAACGTCTAACGCCACCTGATAACACTGCGTCAGCGGCATGACAGATTATATCATATGCTAATATCGGGCGAATAACTTCACCTTCTTTAGATAACCACTTTTCAATAAGAACTTCAATTTTTTCTAAGGACTGTTTTAGTCCATCAGGACCCGGTGCTCTAAATCCACCTGATATAAATGACCCGTTAGGTCTAATATGTGAATAATCAAACTTAATTTCATACCCGGCATATTCTTTAAACGGTTGTTTGTCAATAAAATACGAGCTCATTAGAACCCCGAGTGCGTCCGCCCACCCTTCTATAGAGTCTTGGATTACAAAAGTTTTCGTGCCCTCTGTTCGCTTTCTAATGTGCGATAAATTATCTACAAAGGGCTTTAATAGAGACGGTGTGACTCCAGAGCCGCAAAGGGCTATATAAAATATCTCCTGAAACGCTCGGTTTCTACATAAATGCAAGGTTGTACAATTGTACATTCGCATATTATGTTTCATAATCTCAGTATGTCTATACTGTAGGTTACGTTGTGATGCTAATATAAGCTGGTCATTCAGCGATTCACGAACTGAATCTAAATCCGAGTTAATATCTATGTCGGCGTATTTTTTAACGTGTCCATCGACAATGTCGGTAGTTGCTTCTTGCCAATTTTCGTATCGACCGAGCTCCGGTTGCCATTTAAAGTAATCTGAGTAAAGTTTAAGGTCACTTAAGAATTGTTTTCCTTTTTGCATTATTAATATGTTTTAACTTGTGATAAATGTGGGGCTGATATAAATATCAACCTACTATCCCAAGTCCCCCGGTTTTTGGTTAATTTCCCTAAATTTAGTTGCTAACGTCTTTCTAAGCACTTCTTGCCCGTTATCCATAGTTTTTTGTGTTTCTTTACCCTGCACAGAAGCTTCTTCGAATATTTGCATTTGGCCGTTACTCATATTTATTTTACTAGGCAACGTTAATCCGTCCGGGCCGAACCGATTCTTAATAATATGCCATCTACCGGTACCTGATATTTTATCTGTTACCTTTCTTGATAACGATATAACAAAGTCGCCAATCATAATCTTCGCGTATGCGCCGGCTACTTGTTCGCCACTAATAATTTCTGAGTCAGCAGCGGCTCTACCGGCCTGACTTGCTGTGTACACCGGTACTTCATATTCACCTGCCAATCCACGTAAATCTTCGTAGATATTTTCCAGGTCTAAGTGATGCGAATCCTTGCTTCTACCCGCGGTCTTTAATAAGTCAGCATAATCTACCAAAACCATGTCCGGTTTGGTTCCATTGACAATTAGATTATTGAGATATGCTCTTAACGTATTACATGATGCCGTTTTTGTCGGATAATACTGTAATAGAAGTCTACCCGGTAACTTTTCCAGCTGTGCTTCAATCTCATCTACGTGATATTTTAGATTCTGAGCTGCTATACCTGTGATAATAGCATCATACCGTTGTGAAATATAATTCTCGTATAACTCTAAGGTAAAGTATACTACATTCAGACCCTTTCGTAATCCCTGTGCACCTATGTTCATAAGAGCTGTGGAATTATGTGATACTATATTATTTGTATAATAACATCCAACAGTATCTACAGATATATCATATAACGATTCTAGTTTGGTATGTCGTTTATAGAATTTTAAATAGGTAGTTCCGGAGGCCGTTTCAATTATATCGTCAGAACAAATTGATTCAACCGGAAGCCAACCTCGCTCAGTTTTCAATAAATGTTTCAAAGAACATACTAAGGTTTTATTATTACCGAAGTAACACGTGCATGTTTCTTGTAGGGCAGTCCTAAACAGGTTAATTATTTTTTTATTACCGTACGGAGTTTTTACCCATATATTAAAATCTGGTAGATGTTGGGCATCCACCGAGTTATCGATGTGAAGTTTGTTAAATAGTTCGCCAATTTTAATCGTTTCCTTTACTACCCGTGTCTTCAATATCATATATAAATTTTCTAATTTTCATCTCACATTCAGCACGTGAATGTTTCCAATCATACTCCCAAACAATTAAAATCGAGTAACCTAACGATTTTAATGCTGATTCGCGTATTAAATCACGTTCCCATAATTTCGATACACTTTGTTCACCTGGTTTATTCAATATCATATCAGCCGAATATATTTTAGGATTGGCGTGCCACCGGTCGCCATTAAATTCGATTATTTTTTTACCAATAGTAATATCCGGGATATATGTCGTACCGGGAATTTGTTTATTCAGTGTGATATCAAAGTCAATACTACATATGTCTAATACATATGTATGTAATGTCCGCTCAACCTTTGATATACAACTTCCCCTATTTTTACTTTTATCACCAAAATTGCGTTTTAACCATTCCTCTTTACCTAATAGCTCTATTTCTTGACGTTTAAGTATACTGGTCGCAGTAGCCATTTTACTTTTTGATAATGCACTATGACGTTTTCCATTAAATCTAGAAGATTTAATACTACGTTCCGACTGAATTTTATAGATTAGTTGCTTACCGGTTTCGATATCTATTCCTCTATGAATATAATACTCTATACACCTAGGACACTGCCGGCGCTGAAACTCAGAAATCTTTTCTGCAATCATGTGTTCGTCGAAAATACCCCTCGTATTATAATATTCAACACATCTGGGACTGCGCGCTCGCTGAACTCTACTTACTTCTTTTATAGCTTCCGCATCAGAGTATCCTAAATCAGTCCAATATTTAACGCAGTTTTTGCCCGCCGGCGGTGTACCGTTACTATTAAATTTGGGTCGTAATACATTCCATTTACGTAAACCTTCATCTACTCCATACTTTTTAATCCATGCATCTTTTACACTAGCCATACAATTACTTTAATATAAATATGTAAAAAATTATACAAAATAGATTACCCACCATCAGGGGTTGTATCTTTTAAGAATTTGATAACCTGCCAACCTAATAATTCATTCGAATCTATATTATACGTATCATATGGATTAATCCAAAATGTAAATTTCGTACCTACACTAGAAATAAGTTCTATTCCTAATTCTTCATATTCAATATCAATACTAGTACTAGGTCCTACGCATTTACCTCCGCCGGGACCTGCAACTAAGATGACTAATTCACCTTTTGCAAAGCCGCCACCTGCTATATCATTTATAACCGGCCATGGAGTTGCAATGCAGTTTCTGCTGATTTCATTATATCGTTGCTTGACATTTAATAGATAATCATATCCAGTTGAGACCGGTTCACCTGCTTTAAGTGCGGCATCAATTTTCGTTTTGATAACATCGTAATCACCTTTCTTCAAGGCATCTACCGAATCTAGAATCGCCCTCTTAATGCATTGATTTTTGCAGAATTTTAAGGTTTCATTCTTAATGTAATCTAGGTCATCAGCATCCATGTATTTCATCACTTCACGTAATGAATCTACAATCGCCATTTTCATAACGTCTCTGGTAATCTCTAGAGCTTTTGTTTTAAATACATCTAATGTCGGTGGTACCTTGTATTCTTTATAGTACTCTAGGATAGTATCTACTATCCAATTGTTAGCTTCTGATTCGAAAAATGCCGGTTCGATAATATCAGCAATCTGTTGCAGATACATTTTATCGGACATTAACGCCGCTATAATTTTTATTTGGAACGAGTGCCCAAATATTGATAATTTATCACTCATATTTTATAATATAAAAGAAAAAAATGCATGACCCAAAAAGTCATGCAGTTATTTTATTTCTTCTCGTTACGCATACTTGCATAACCGGCTAAATAGTTGAAACTATCTAATAGCCACCCGTCAGGGTCTTTGAAAACATTGTAGGCTCTGTCTTCTGCTAGCAACCGCTTAAATTGAAATCTATCAATTGGGGGAATTTCCTGATTCATTAGAATATCACGTGTAATACTTTTTACATTACCGGGTATGTCCACATCAGCTAATTGCATAAGCTCGTAATTAAGGCGGAGCAACTTTTCATTATCCAAGATATTTTGATACACCTTAACCTTAGCATCATGATTACGTTCATACGCAATCTTTATGATATCATCCAGGGTTAATTTATCGGTAGTAATTTCCGGAATGTACTTGCATAATGTCTTCGCTGCTATACCGTCGACACCCTTAATGTTATCAGATGAGTCACCTATAAATAATTTCAGCAAAATGTAATTGTATGCCGGTACACCGAATCTATCAAACACAGATTGTTCTGTATATGTTAATTTAGTAACCGGTCTCCACACGGAAACTTTATCATTAATCAATTGTAGGAAGTCCTTATCATCTGACATGATAGTTACTTTACGTGATTCATGAAATACGTTGGTAGTCATATACGCAATGATGTCATCAGCTTCCACATTATCAATTGATAATATTGTAATAGGAAGGGTATCAAGATACTGAGATAATCTTGATAATTGATTTCGCATATTCATCATTTCCTGCTCCACATTTATTTCTAAATGGTCCGGGCGATTGAATTTAGTATTAATTTTCCTACCGGCTTTATAATCAGCATACAGGTCTCGTCTCTTAACAGAACCGCCTTTACCATCAAATACAATTACCAATCGAGTTGGTTGTACCGCACGTACTACAAATGCTATTGACTTTAAGAATCCCGTTACACCACCAATATGTTCACCATCTTCATTAACTACAGGGACGGCACTAAAAACCCTTATAAAACTGTTGAGCTAAAGGCCGTCGACAATTAGCACCCTATCATCCGGTGCCGAGTCGACGGCCTTTTCTTGTCTAAGTTCTCTTAATAATTTAACATAATCACGTACACCACTCATAACCTTTTAATTTATTTAATCCGCTGCAAAATCAGTTTCTACTTCTATCTCATCGGTAAGTTCAGTCGGGTTATACGACATAATGTATTTATCACACAATTCAGCGTAAACTAAATCCTTAATCCTAGGGTCATCAACAATTGTTTTGCGGAAGTCCTTTGTCTTAAACGGAATCGTTTCACCTGTAGATTCATCTACATATTTGTAATTGCCTGATGTACCGTTTACTATACCATACTTCTTAAGCATTTCTAGTAAGCTGAAATCATCATCGATGCCTCGGTCAAAATATATCGGATACTCCACCTTTCTTAATGGTGGTCCCATACGATTCTTAACTACCTTGGCCTGTGTTTTAATACCGACTACTTCATCAATACCATGACGCTTTTCTTTAATCATTCCTACCGGAGCTAATCGTAAACGGACACTAGCATGAAATGCAATCGCCTTTCCACCACTTGTAGTATTATGATTTAACCGACCGTTAGCCAAGAACGAAGCATATTCAGGAACTTCTATATCAACAATATTTAACGGACCCGATACTTTCTTGAAATCGGTATGGTCTTTGGCAAAAACTTCCTTGCCGGATTCGATAAATCGGTGCGATGCTGAGACCTTAATCTTGCCGTCCGTATAATATTCGGAAACCGGTTCTTTTACTACGAACGTTTCTATCGGTGTGAATATTTCTTCACCTTTAGAATTTAATGTTTTTACCTCAATACCTAATGTACCGACATCATAAACCTCCGGCGACTCTAGGTCTTGTACCCCGAGAAATCGAGATGCAAATTCTGCTAATGTTATTTCTTCTTCAATGTAATCTGTTTGCATATTAATTGTTTTATATTTTCAAAATTTTTATGAATATCGCTTTCCCATATATGGATAAACGTATATCCGTTACTTTCAAATGTATGTTTTCTTCGGTCGTTTCTTTCATGAATTACGGTTACCGGCGTCCTGAATATAGTTCTACTTGAATCGAATATTTCAGGGTTTGCGTGCCAATAATCACCATAACATTCAATAACTATATTAAATTCTGGTAGGTAGAAATCTGGAATGTATGTGTGTTTTCCAAAATTAAATACCTTTTCAGAAATCCAATTAACATGAATTTCATTTAGATATTCAGCTACCAAATATTCGATATTATTCATCTTAATACCGTTAGAACTGTATTGCTTATTTTTGCTAGAGTATGTTATTCTCCGTATTATTTCAGGATTATACTTCATCCATTCATGCCACCGTTTTGATGTACTTTCACTTATTTTTCTTTTACGCTCCGGTTCATTACACGCTTCAACAAATTTAGCTTTATTCTCAGGTATAGACATCCATTTTTTATTCTTCTCAACAACATCCGTGTAGAATCCAGTATCTTCACGCATATTCATCACCTTCTCTCTATACGCCGGGTCTTCCCATTTTTTCTTATTAATTTGACCAATTATCGGTGCCCATATTTTACTTCTAGCTTTTAATTTCTCCTTAGTCAAAAGACCTGCGGGGCTTGCATGGTGTGCATTTAGTGAATTACTAAGCTTGGTTGATATATCGTTTGAGCATGTATGTAATTTATTTATTGTAATAGAATCTAATCCTAGATTATTAATACACCAATTAATCAATTTAGTCTTAGCACATATCGTTTTTCTGGCTGTCCATACTTTAATTGCGGTATCATAATCATCGATATAATGGATAAAATATTCCTTAGTTACCCCGGAGTACGGCAATCCTTTTGGTGTTTTGGGAAAATCGGTTCGACACTTTTTAGAATCTTTAAGTTTTACCTTGATTTTAATCGAGGAATCTTTTGATTCAATGTCGAAATTAAAATACTCCATTAATAATGAGTCCACCGGTAATTGTTTATAAGTCATATACTAATAAATATTAGCCGGTGGAGTCAAAACATCACACTTGTGCTTTATACCGAATAGTTATCTTAGTAGATATCGGGTCAACACACCATGGGTCAGAAAATGCTGGTGCATTCATTCTTGAACGCAATTGATTGGTAAAAATTACCAGAATCTTTTCGCGTCCAATTAAGTTAGTAATCTTACGCATTGCTTTAGATAAGATAATTGCTTTGGTTGTATTATAACCATCCTTATCCCATTCAGCGGCCATTTCTACCTTGGTACTTGCACCTGCTACTGAATCTACTACAATTGTTACCGGACGGTCTTTTGACGACTTACGCACCGATTCAATAATGTTTTCAATAGCTTCGAATATCTCTTCAACAGTCTCTAACGGTACATAAAGCATTTCCTTTAGATTCGCTCCGATGGCTGATAAGAATTCTGTTGATGATGCGTTCTCAGTATCAATGAACACTCCTAGTCCACCCATCTTCTGGGTGTTTGCTAATACGTGTGCTGCTAATAATGATTTTCCTGATGCTTCTAATCCAGTAATCTCAACAATCCGTCCGAAAGGAAGCCCGCCATTAGGTCTATTACTAATGGCGAGGTCCAATGTGGTACATCCTGTCGATACCCAACCCCTGATTTCACTCGGGGATTCGGCACCGTCTCCGTCTAGGAAATAAGCTACTTGAAGCGCACTTGCCTTAAATTTTTTATTAAGGTTATCTGCCATAGTTACGGCTAATACATCCTGTAACTCGGCTTTGTTTTTTGCTACTTTCGTGGCCATATGTTAAATGTTTTTACTTTTTATCAAATAAACTTGCAAACGCTGCGGTCACATCTTCTACCTTTTCAGTGGAAGTAGTTTCGGCTTTAAATTGCTGTTTATTCGTTGCAGCAGTAGTATCTGCGGTAGAAGCTTCACCTTCTTTACCTGGTTCAGGATTCAACCAAGTGTCTAACACTTTATTGATTTCATCGTAAGACCATTCCTTAAATAGTTCAGTGATTTTAGGTTGATTCTTAATCGACTCTAATACATCCTTGCTATCAGTCATCGGAGTTACATTAGGTTTTACTCTAATAGTAGTCTCCGGGAAATCCTTACCGGTTTGTTCTTTTGTCTTGAATTCGACAGTAATATCACGGCCCGAAGTTGGGTCACTAATATCACCGTAATCAGGGTCAGTAATAAATCCTAAAAGTTCTTGGTAAACTGTTTTACCGAAACCCCAGAACTTAACGCCTTCTGATTCTTTACCACGCACCAATACTGGTACATAGCAACGCATTTTAGGTTCTAATGATTTTCCCATCTTCCATTCTTCCTTATTACCGGTAGACTTCAGCTTGTCAGCGAATTCTACAATCGGGTCAGGTTTTCCGAATGTGATTGGTGAAAGTATATTCTTCCCCGAAAAGTTGTAATGGAAATGTAATTCCAAAAACGGATTTTCGCGGTTATGAATATAAGGTACAATTCTCACCTGTTGTGTTCCCGGTGCTGGAGTCCAAAGGTTCTGTTGTTTAGAAGTTTTGGTTTGGAGAGTTTGCAATTTGTTTTTGATTGCAGCTAAATCGATGGCCATGTTGGTTCAATTTTTATTGGTTAATTAATAATTTTCAATTAGTAGTTCTAGAGTATGTCCTAGGTTTTATAACTAATTTAACTAAATATATGGGTTAATTTTTATACTTCCAAATTATCTGGGGTAATAAATTTTAACGTAATATTTCGTCTTAAATAAATATCAAAAAATAACTTCTAAACGTTATTTTCCGGAAAGAATATTTTTAAGTTTTAGTGCAGACCTTGAAGACTCGTGCATATGTTTGATATTACTGTTAATAGTTTTAACTACTTCACGAATATCTTTTGTAGAGTATTTTGATTCATCGTAACTCAGTTCGCCGTAGGAATAATAGTTATCATCTTGTTGATAATAACTGGAATAGTCCGCGTCAAATTTTAATCCAAATTCATCGAATCCAGAAGACCAATTTGGTTTGAATTTAGCAAACTGAATATTGAAGTAGTTCTGTATTTCAGTTGCCACAACCGTAGCTAACTCAGAAGGGTCACTTCTTTTCATCTTAAAGGTTGTCGGGAATCGTTTCATAATTCTATTATTTTAAATATCTTGGTTGGTAGTATCTTAATATCATTATTATTAGTCAGTATTAAGCTATTTCTATACATGTCCCAATTAATTTGACGCTTTGTATCTAGAATACCGTTATTTTCTTTCTTAATGATAGTATTCAATGAATTAATAGTATATAATGTATTCGTTTCCTTTTTTCTATGCAATAATATAGCCCCCGGAAGCATTTCATTTGTACTTAATCTCTCTATATTAAATGTACATAATAGTTCGTCCTTACCTATTATAGATAATACAAAAATTTTATTGAAGCAGATAGAATATGTTGTTGTTATTTTCTGGATATAATCCTGTAAACTTAATTCCGGTGTAAAGACTGCTAAAAGTTGATACAAATCGTTCGATTATTAATAACATATATAAATATGTCATACTTTCTTCGAATCTATAGTATGTAATGTTTGATAATCCGGTCCGATTTGAATTTTTACTGGAAACTTACCTGAGACCATTTCATTCTTAATATATTGCAACATTTCCGCGCCATCGGCTTTATTAAAATCAATTAACAAACTATCATAAGTGTATAATACTATTTTAGATTTACCTAGATTCTTGTTTAAGTTGTCTAGAATCATACAATTCCGTTCGGTCTCAAAACTCTGCAGTAAGTAGTTCAGTAATTTTGACGCGTTCATATCCGTAAAGAAATTCTTGTACAGCTTTCTATTAAATAGCGGTGTTTCTATATAATTGTTATCGTTGTATGATTTCCATAATAAATTAGTTAGTTCATGAACTCGCTTGAAAAATTCAATATGTAGATATTCTTTTGGGATACCGCCGTACAATAACTTAAAGCTTATCTTTTTAGATTGCTCGTATTCTTCCGGAGTTAATTTCGTTGTGTTAAAATATGTACAACCCAGGTGTTCGTGAACTGACTCATTTTCGTCGAATTCATAGTTAACTAGATTTGCTAATAATCTAATGTGATATGCGTCAAAGTCAAAGTTAATTAAAAATCCATCTTTACCGAATCTACTGGTAAATGATTGTCGACACCCACTCTCTTTATTTAGTGCAGCGTAATTGATACCGCCATACCTATTACTCGGTCGGCCTGTCGATGTATAGATATTGTATTCAGTAAATGCATACCCGTCATGAATTTGATTTTCTGGGAAATACTTTGTAAATATATCACGGTTAGCATAAAGCCCGTTTTTCTCTATTTCATAAAAATTTCGAATGAAAAAATCGTTATACTTTTTAAATGCGTCCGTTTCCTGCATATCCGGTGTATAATATTCTAAGAATGCATTTCTAATATTATTGCACCGCTCATAATGCTTTAATATGGGAATGATTGTATTAAGATTCTTAAAGTTCTTAAAATTGCGCACAAACCATTCATGGGCACTAGTATCATAATCTTCTTCAAATGGACTATTCGTTTCAAAGTATTTAGCTAAATCAATATCAATAATATTATCGCTCTTATTAAATGCAAAGAAGCGCTTTTTATTAGAGACGTATAATCTATTAAGAGTAGGTAGCTTCGATATGTTATCTGCACTTATATTTAAAGATTCGGTATGATTAAACGAAACCATATACTCTTCATCCTTTAAAAACACGTATACATATAATAATGATAGTGTTTCTAGATGCACCGGATAATTTCCATTAGAATATATTGGAACTATCAACCAATCGTATGTCGAGCATTCGGATAGAAGCGTGTCATAATCTTGTTGGGTTTCGATAATTTTCATAATATTACAATGTAAATATAAGAAAATAAAATGGAACTACAAGAATTTAATTTTGATTTCGGCAGGTGTTACTAATGAGTATACTGATAATTCTATATAGTCCGTTAGGAATTTATCTAGACCCGGTACATTCGTACTATTGATTTCTACAATACGTCTGTTTGTATCTTCAACGCCTGGGGTTATTCTCGTACCACCGACAACCACGTCATTCTTTGGGCCGGTTAATTTCCAGGGTATAGAGATACCATTATATAAGCTGTTATTAATTCCTTTACCGGATATAACCAATTTACCGAATTGCTCTTTATTGACTTCTATGATTGAATATAGAGCATTAGCAAGGTTATTACGCTGAAGAAAATATCTGGTAACACTACCATTCACGTAATCAGATTCTTTTAATATTGGATAGTAATCTATCGGTGCTGAAAATGTGGTTACATCAGTTTTTGTAATTTTCTTATATACTAGATTTTCCGGTGCACTCGCTACTATATGATACGGTATCAATTTCTTTGATTGAAATTCATTCCATGTCGGTTCCGTATATACTTCTCCGGAAGAATACCGATGATATGCACCAATATATTCAGTACCATCTTCTAGCATCCATTGCTTGTTTGTCGAATACAAGTTTCGAACGATTTGGTTTTCTGGGTAATATATTTTATTCCGGCTCATGTTATACCTTTAATCTACATACGGTCGTTAATGTGGTAGTCCAATCATTATTCTGTATTGTATGCTGTATTTTTGTAACTGTGAATACGATATCTTTGTATGCTTTTGGTAAATAGCTAATCGTAAATACATTGCCGGCTCTAAATCCTTTTATCCCGTCCATCGTTATCGATAGAGTTACTGGTATTGGTGCGCCGGTAAAACATTTAGCGGTACCAGGGTCTTTTGAGTTCATTAGTAACATCTTATATTCACGTAGGGCAGCAGCCAGTTTATCTACATCATCTTGAATGAACCCGTTTGCTCCGAGTGCTTTTTTGAGCTTAATTATCGACTCCTTCGCGGCATCAAGAGCGGCATTAAAATCATAATCTTCCCGGGTTGTTGAAACAACATTTCCTATCGATACATTTCGCAACCCAGTTAACGTGGCAGCTGCTGATATATACTGTGCCGTAGCCATTGCTCCGGGTAAATTGGATTGTATTGCAACGGTCCGGCATATACCGTTACTAGTATTCGGCTTTGCAGATATAACAGGTATGGTGTACACCTTATCGCCATTAAGCGGTTCCTTCTTAGAATTCAGTCCTGGAATATATCCGGTATCATATACAATCCATGTATCTTGGCTATGTTTATAATCTGCAGATTTGTCGTCCGGTACTGATGGTGCGCATAAAGCTAAATTGTATATACCTCCAGTAGCAAATGATATTTTCTCAAATATTGTATTGAAAAATGTTATTACTGATTTATCAACGCCCTTACCATTCATACGCATTGATAATGTAGAACGTTGTGACTCTAAGACCGACTGTAGAAATGTCACACTTATTAATATTTTACTTAAATCATGTGTACCTGATGAGTTATTAATTAGCACGGTGATATCTTTTTCTACTTTCTCCGTTAAATCTACTCCGTTATATTCTGACACTCCGGGTAATAGTATATTCTTCGGGTCAGCTGAGGTAATGATGTAAATTTGGTTGTACGTCCAGCCTAACGTACTTTCTTTATCAGCTATAAATAACGGATATGCATCGTCTCTACGATAATTTTCCGAGTTCAAGGTGATGGTTTTAGATACCGCCATACATATCCACTCTAGTGTTACATAGTTACCGGATGGTGCATTTTGGGCATCTTCTGGTTTGCTTTTGTCTCGTATGGGGCGCTCTATTAATGCAATACCTGCACGTTTACCTGGAAGTACAAATTTTTCAAAACCAGCTAAAACATACTTCCCACCAAAAGGAAGTATCGATATAGTATCTATCCAACTATATGCTTTTGTTTCGATATCACCTGCCGTGGTTTTAGTGGTCAGTGGTGACGTAGCATCGGAGTTCGTATTAATGCTAAAAAATCCGGCGGCAATTACTTTACTTACACAGTCAAACCCGCCATCGGCGCGGAGAGTCCAATCAAAATTATATACTGACCCGGTCAATGTTTCTTCCATACCATCCCGGCCATCGTGACCGCCTATCGTCCATCCATAATCTATAGATACCGGTTGCTTACCGTCCTTTTGTCCTTGAACAAATAATAATGTCCCTAAAAATTCCTCCAATTGTGCTAGAGTGAATACAGTAAAGTGGATATCAGCTTTCATTAATGAGCAATAATCACCTTCATTAGAAATGTTAACGGCCGTAATTAATGGTTTAGGGTATAGGTCCTTACCATACATCGTTTTAAACCCTTCCAATGGCGGCTCTAATACGACTTTATCTGACTTACCATCATTGAATCTAACTCTAACATATGCCGTTTTACCGTATAACCAATCATGTACTTTATCCCCAGATGTACCACCTCGGTTCTGCGTGCCATATAACGACGCCCGAGCATCCAGTTCTTTCTTGACTGAGTCGGATATATCGTTGTAAAACGGATTATTTAGATTAGTATATGTCATAATGCGATAATAAATATAAAAACCTATCGATTCGCGTTCTGAGTAGCGTACTGTGTTTCGGTTGTCGCTGCTGATATTGGTACACGTAATTGTAGTCCCGGTTCAACTGCTAACGACCCGTTGTATTTGAATGCGTTAGGATTTGCCGCGGCAATAGTCCACCACTTTGTAGCGTCACCGTAATAATCATAAGCAATTAAATCTAATCTATCACCTATTACAGTAATGATGTAAATATCAGTAGCTTCCTTTTGTACGGTTGGTGGTAACGTCGTACTATTGTACCGTTTACCGGTATCTGACTTTAATTCTTTTGCTATATCGTATCTTTCCATTACTGATTATTTATTAATGTCATTGGTTGAATCATACAACCAATTACTATCCGTTTTATCTTTAGACGCCTTGCCAAATGGTGAAAGTGAATATGCTCTTCCTAACTTCTGCGGACGATAATCTGCAAGTACTTTAAATGTAATATTTACTTCAGCCATCATCGGCAACCGTAGCATATCTTTATCAGTATCACCTTGGTTAATCTCCCATGTAGCTTCATCTGGTATTGCGACACTTAATGATTCAATAAAGCCTGGTGTATTCTGAAATAAGTTACCTAATGTAATTCGCATAAACGGTCCGACCATTCTATTATTATCGCCATAATCAGGCATCGTATATGTGGCAAGATAGTTAAGCTTTCTCCACATCGGTTTCATCTCCTCTCTACTAGTAGCAGCGACTGTAAATGTAAATGATATGTTTCGGTCAAACCCAGTATATATGTATGCACTGTCAGCTCTACCCATTATCTTAGCAGGCGTCCACTCAGGTGCAAATGAATCAGAAAATCCTTGTATATTAGCACGGAATACCATCATATCATCTCCAGCACCATCTTTATGATGTTTAGGTCCGGCAAAATAAAATGCGATAAAGTCTGTCGTGTTAGGTGAAACACCGGGGATATCACTGTAATCACCTTTTGCTAACTTACCCGCTTCGTCTAACTTAATCCTATTGGCTGTACCTACCTTAGCATCGACCTGATTTACTTTATCGCCTCGATTAGAAGCTTTAGTAAAATCATCACGGTTTTCACCAACCTTACCTTGGTCGCCCCAACCGAATTTTTCTAAATTATATTCACTGAAAGGAGTTTTTGCTGGGTCTGTACTAAAGGTTTTTCGTAATTTATTATCTATATCCTCTCTGAAATCTTGAAACCGCTGAGTTTTCTTTCGCGTCAATTGAGAATACATTAATGTAGAATAATTCTTGATAGCATTATCGCCCGAACCACGGTCAGCAGATTCAATAGTATTACCGCCTTGAGTTCCTCTATCTATATCAGATTCGCGCTTAAATGGATTCGGCGCTGATGTGTTTTTGTTTGGGTTGTACGACATTTTACCTGCATCGTACAATTGGCCTTTTCGCGTTGCATCGATTGCAACATTACCTTGTGTACCAAATGGACCATTCATTGCAATACCGGTGCCAGAGTATAATTTAAGTGCGTATGAATTATATCCTGTCACTACATTCGTGTATATTTGTGCGCCACCTAATATTGATTCTTCTCCGTATTTTTCATCAAGTCTCGCCTGCACCCGATTCATTAAGTTTGGTACTGATACTCTTCTAATTAGAGTGTACCCTAGACCGTATGCTGAGTTTGGTCCGCCAATTCCTGATAACATTAAACTAGGACCGCCAGGGAATGTTGGGACGGGTGTTCGTACAACATTCCCTGCAGTATACTTACCGAAATAATTTTCCTTTAAATCAGATAATCTGTTATGTAATAATACATTCTCATAACTATCGATGCTATTTAGAAACGGCAATCCGTGTCTGGTAAGGTGTAATCCAAATGCTGTTGTCGGTACTGATAATAAACTTGTTATTCCTGTGTGAATTCTGGTTTGTCCTATTAGCGGCGTTTTGTGTTCAACCTTTGGATTAGAAAATCCTAAACCTACTTGTTTAGTTACCCATAATAATCCTTTAGGTGATGCTATCCATTGTGATAGTCTTGTAACGTCAAATGCACTTCTTTCTACAGAAGCAGCCATACCGGCTCTAATTAGTCCATCATCTGCTAATGCACTTCCACCCCAACGCTGAAGTCCCTTATTACCTTTGCGTTGAATACCACGTAACACAAACGGTTGCGGTATGTACCAAGGATTGTAGCTATCATCTTGTAAATTATACTTACTATATAATTCATCTAGTGCTGACGGCGAATTTGTTTCAGTGCTCTTTAAATATAATGGGCTATTTTTTGCATCAGTTCTACCATCCAATACTATTGAACCGTATGTATTGGTCGAGCTATAGCCTTTAGAAAATTGCTTCGTTGCAGGAGCACCATCCTTAATATAATTGAATATAGAACCCGCACCTAGTTGTGTTGATAAGCCCGCAATACCTTGAGCTGGGTATTTAGTATTTGTTAACGGTAATTGAATTGTATCAGTATATCCATATTGAAGACCGTCGACGCCTACGAACTGCGTATTATTTTTATCGGTAAAATATGTCGTGAATCCTTTCGCACCGTGTTGAACGTCGGGTCTAAAAAAATTTACTGCTGGTGGTACTAACCCTGACCATCTTTGATTTGATATGTCTGCAATATTATCATTATTCAATCTACCTGAGCCTACTAGTAACGAGTATTTTGTTGGTGTTGTATCTATATCTAAAATAGAGTTACCTGGTTTATCAGGATTGAATTGTCCCAATGCAACTATATTTTGATATTGAGTTGGTATTGAATCAATATTAAGTACTGAAGTATCAGTTAATAATTTCCCGGATATAATGTACTTGTTCGGTACCGAATTAATGTCTAATTGTGATTGCCCGGTATTGAATGGGTTAAATTGTCCTAGATTAACGATATTCTTATATTGAGTAGGAATGCTATCAATATTTAATGTTGATATATCCGTTAATAATTTCCCAGAAACTTGATATTGAGTAGGAATGCTATCAATATTAAGAGTTGATATATCCGTTAATAATTTCCCCGAAACTTGATATTGTAATGGGATACTATCAATATTTAATGTTGATATATCGGTTAATAATTTCCCCGAAACTTGATATTGTAATGGGATACTATCAATATTTAATGTTGATATATCGGTTAATAATTTCCCAGAAACCTGATATTGTAATGGGATGGTGTCTATATCTAAAATACTTGCATTCGAACCCGGTCCGGTGCTACCAATATGTAGCATCGACGGAGTGTTAATGTATTTAGGTGGATTATAATCAATATTGATATCCGATATATCAGTCAGTAATTTACCTGAAACTACATACTTCACCGGAATATTATCAACATCTAAACCGCTATTCATAATAGATAATAATCTATCCTGTAGAACGCTAACAGTTTTTACATCGCTTGAATTATTATTCTTACCCAATACGGAGTTAGTAACATACACTGGACTTGTATTATTATCAGTCCCGTTGTTTGCTCTAGTAATATCTACAGTACTAGAATTATTGTTCGTTCCGGCTGGTTCTTTAGTAATTTGTATATTACTGAATTCGTTCTTATTGCCCGCAATTATGGAATTTAACTTAGGCATTGAAAAAGCGTCAAACACGCCCAATTTCACAGTCTTTATAAAGGACTTTAAATGTGTCTTAGTTAAATCACCACCGCTCTTATTCGAGCTTATAGGCGCTAGATTAGACGTTCTTGAAAGAGTTTCGTCTTTTGTCGAAGTTTTAACGGGCTCAACTTTATCTTTTCCCTTTTTATCTAAAGGATTAGAGTTCATCGGGCGTCTAAAATTAGACAGTATAGATTTTAGTTCGGTTAGTGCCATTATTATCTATAAATATTACAAATCTAGATTTATACACCTAAACCACGGCCCGGACCGATGTTGTAGTTCTTTCGAAGACTTAATTGGGTATCTAATTCTTCAATTGCTCGTGAACCGATTTTAATATGTACTGGACCTGAGGTCGCTGCGATAAGTTGTTCAAGTAACGCATTTTGTTCCTTTAGGATATTCATGGTATCACCGTTATCAGACGAACCACCAAATGGAGACGTCGCTCCTATTATAATGTCATCTCTATTAAATGATATCGGGTCTTGGCCGGGGCGTGAAATGAAATCCTGCTGTTCTGTACCCCAGCCGCCTGTTGCACCTCCCCCTGAAACTTCGGAGGTAGCCACTGCTTTTTCTTTACGGATTTTAGTGATTACATCCGATAAACTTGAATGAAACTCTCCATGGAACATATCAGTAAATGTTCTACTTAATCCTTCAAGTGCATCCCTGTGACCAATATTTAAAATATTTGCGGTTTCATAGTCTGCGGTTTTTCCAGTTTTTTCTGATGTAACAGTTTTAATTTCACCACCAAGTATATAATTTTTCAACCCGCCGGCCTTTTGTACTCCGGTACCAAAATCTGCTATCGTTTTAATAAAAGATTGTATCCCCGGCATATTAGCTTTTATCGATTGAGTCAATTGGTCTTGAATCATTGCCATGTCTTGCTGTACTGTAGTTTTTCTCTCTGCAAGAATTAACTGCTGTGCCTGCTCTTCTGTAAGGTTACCTTGTTGTACTAGTAACTTTTTAGCATCCTCTATAGAAGTCTTCCCCGTTCTAATATTATCTAATACTTCTTTCCCGCCATCAGCATACTTATCCGTTAATGTATCCTGTAATTTATTACGTAATAACATTTGTTGTATCTCATCTTCACCCATACCAAACAACTGAGCCATTTGTTTTTTCTGAAACGGTATCATATCATTAAATGACTCTAAACTAACATTCTGTTGTTCAAATTGTTCGTTAACTGCTTTTGCAACATCTTCTACCTTACCGTAAATACTTGCATATCGCACCGCATTAAGATTAAATGATTTACCGAGCAATACATTTGCCTGCATTTCATTTCCTACACTATTTTCAATGTCTAAAGAAGCTTCCGAAATTTTTACTACTTGTTCAAATTCTAATCCTAATTTACGTATCGTTTGTACCTGTTTAAGCAATTCCGTTGTCGACTTTCCATACATTGCTAGACTCTTTTTAGTTATACCAGTAACTTGCTGCATGTTTTCTCTAACGTCAGCCATCAAATCAGCGTTTGTTATCTGTATGCCTCGTTGTTCGTAAAATTCCTTAGTCGCGTTTATTGCGGAAGTTTCAAATTCCGATGCTTTATCTGCAGTGCCGGCGAATGATGTTCCTAAAACCGCTGCGGTGGACACCATACTACCTAACTCCTCATCCGATAATTGCATATTATGTTGCAACTCTTGCATTCTAGGCATCACATCTTTTGCTAACACCGCCCCAGCCTGACCGAAATTTTTATGTAAAATATCTGAGTATTTTACTATATTTTCATATAACACAGCATTTTTACCCAGAAACTCATTCTGATGGCCTAATGAATGTTCTAATTCAAATGCTGCGGATTTTGAAATATTAAGATTCTTCGCAATTCCCGTAACATGATGGTCAGCTTCCAATGCGGTATCAACAAAAAACTTCATTGCCATTACAATAGCCCCGATTACTAATAATATCCCAGCGGTGGCTACAGTTAATGTGGTACCAAAAACCATCGCTCCTTTAGTGCCGGCAGCCATACCACCTTCTAAACCCGCACCAACTGCTTCGGCAGATTTTGAAGACTTGCTGAATACGTTTAACAAAGTTTTACCGACTTTATCCTGTATAGATTTTTTTACGTTTTCAAATGGTAATACATCGCCAAGCATATCACCGACAACGGGCATCGCTCTAATTTTTGCTTCTATAGTGTCTAAAAATTTGGTCGTCCCTTTAATAGTACTACCAAATTTTGCTGTTATTTCATTTAATTTCTTTTGAGCGTCTATTTGTGCATATACTAACGGTAAGTCGGCTTTACGTGTCTTATACGCTGTTTCCATGAATTTCAATTGTTCCCGTATCTCATTGACCTGCTCCGTAGTTAGATTATATTCTTTTAATTGTTTATCATCTTTAATTTTTGATAGTTTGGTTAACTTATTCGCTATATCTTCTAGGTCTTTTTCTATATTCAACTGTTCCATACTACGGGCCAGTTGCCTTTCTTCTATTTTATCTGAATCCTTTAATCGCTTAAAACGGTCTTGCAACAAAGTTGTGTAGTCTCTAGATTGATTAGTTATTTCCTCGTCTAGTTTCTTTTTTTGTTGTAATAATGAAACCTGTTTAGTTAAATTTTGAACCTGTACACTTTCTAATTCTAACTGTTCCTTTAGAATTTTATTTTGGTCTTCAATCTGTTTGAGTTTACGTTGCTCTTCCTTGGCCTTCATAATTAGATATTATGTTTCCCTAGTTTTTTATAAATCGGACCAAACAATGCACGTAATTCGAAATAATCCATATCTTGTCTATAACCCTTTATTCCTATTTTTTTAGCTTCTTTTTCTAAATCTACTCGGTCAGCATAAACCCGTTCCAATTTTTTATTTATAGCTTCAAGCTCCTTAATGGCTAATGTCGCTTGTTGTTCAAGTTCAATATATTCAGGAGTCTTCTTTATCTTAGCAACTTCCTTCTTAACCTTAGGTGATAAGATTAAAGCCAGAATCTTAGTAATTAAACTTTCTTCTGTAATTATCTTTTTACCATGAACGGCATTATGTTCTTCCCGAATGATTTGTTCTAGTCTTGATTTTTTCATGTTACTGGAAATGTTTTAGATGGCGTACCAGGTGTGGTCTCGACAGGTTCTGCTTTATTAAGCATACCCTTTATTTTAGTTACTATCTGTGCGAATTCTTTTTCTGATATACCAAATGCTATAGCAATAGCCCCTACTACCGCCGCACGTTGTGCCGGACTTTTGAGTTCTTTTGCTGCGGCCGGGTCTTCGATAAGCTGAAGTAGTTTCGGCCGAATTGCCGAGCTAACAGCTTTTACGGCCATGTTAAGATTTCTAATGACTGTTGGGTCACTAATTTTATTACCAGTCGGGTCAGTAGGCACGACGTCAGCTTCTTTTATAAGGCCTTTTAATTTAATTCGAGTCATAGTTTTTGAAGTATTTTATTTATTTCCTTGTAAATAGATTCAGTGGAAGCATTATATGGTTTATTATAATTGATAAGGCCCGCCTTTAAATTATTAAGCACTTTAGGTGCATCATCAGTCTGTGGCATTACTGGGCGTTTAGGTGCGCCCGGTACTGGTTTCGAATTGCGTTTCATCATTTCTACATTTGGTAGAATAATACCATCGGCTATACCATCTGCCGTATTGATATTTGCAACTTTTGACCGAAACCGTTTAAATACCGAAATACAATCAGGTATAATTGTTTTACTTATAAATTTTTTTATAATATCCGGCCCAGCTGTTAGTAAATTTGGCCCACCAACCTCACCTGTGGGTAGTTTCCCCAACTCTGCTCCGATGCCCAGTTGCATTACTTTTAATACTTCGATAGGGTCTAACTCAACACCAGTTAAATCATATGATGTAATTGTTGCTTTGCTATTAACAGCATATAATTGACTCCATCTGTGGTGACCGTCTATTATAAACTCACCTTTATATGTTACTATCGGTGCTTTCAGCGTTACGGCTACCCCCTTTAAACAGCTCTCTAATGATTGTGCATTCGTTAGTGGGTATTTTAACGACTTCTCAATATCTATTTCATTCTGTGTAGGTCGAAGGTCTTTAACGGCAAGTGTCTTACTCGTTACAGTAAATGAGTCGTCCGATTTATCGCCGTCTATCTTACCAGAATTTAGAAAATTGCGTACTTTATCATCTTTAACTAAATCGCCCAACTTTGCAACGAATTCATCATAGTTCTTTACCTTAGTAATTAGCTGTGTCACATCGTCTTCAGCATCTTCTTTTAGTAATGATTTTAATTTAATTCGAGTCATGTAGATTCTATTTTATATAAATATATGCGAACATGGAAACGCATCAAATTAATGATGCGTCTTATTATATACAACTACCGTACGGAGCTACTTAGTCGGTATCCGCTTCAATCTCCCTTACTATCTTTTTAGCTTCAGCCATGCTATTTGGAGAAATTGCAAAAGAGCCATCTTCAGTCACATCACCGAAAGCTTTTCCTGCAGCAAGAGATTTAGTTATGTCTTTCCAAGATTCATCAAATACATCAGAAGCAAAATAGATTTTTTTCCCCCCAACCGCGGCAAGTGCTTTGTTAAACCCTTTGGAATCATCAATATCATAAAGTTTTTTCAAGCTCATTAGAGTTTTTCCTGTTACGACTACTGCTGCTTTACTCTGGTGTGGATAGTATTCAAACCAATAGTATTTTTTATCTAGATTTAAAGTAGCTGCCTCGCTCATTACGTTGCGAACCTCTTCTCTAATTAATTGTTTGATTGCAGATAATTTCATAATTGTTGTATGATTATATAATATAATTATCTTGAATAATTACCTTATATTCGGTTTAGCTAATTTCTTTTGTCCCTTTCCAGCATTCTCATTTGCCTTCTTATGAGCATCTTTCTCAGCTTTATATGATTCTTGAATTTTCTTGAGATAAAAGCGTCTTAGCCATATTGGCCAATTATACGCCGTGACCCAATCATATCCGCCACGACCATAAAATACTATATCATGGAGTTCACCATGTAATATCGGTTTGTAATTAAGTGGTAGGCCAAAAAAAGTTAATGTCAATTGGAATTGACATATTCTCCTTGATATGTCCGCAACTCTTACACTCGAAATCAAATGTTAAATTGACATCCGGTGCGATGCTTTTGATATATGCTCTTAATGCTTTTGAATCTTGAGCAAATAATTCGTTATCAACAAAGTTATTAATTACCGCTTGGTCATCATTACCATCTACTGATGTGATAACATGCTTCATTCTAGTAGATAGTTCTGGACTTACTGAATCTTTATTCTTAGACTTCTTATTAAGAGCTTCTAGCTCATAGTCAATCTTTCTTTCATCACCATGAGTTAATAACTTAAAGGTAACTTCCCGTTTTGTTTGCGGTAATGTGAACTTAAAGTTATTTGGTGATTCTACCACCACATCATCTGATATAGACTTATCAGCTAATTTGCCTAGGTCAATTACAATTTTCGATTTCTCACCACATTCAGGGCAAGTAACTTCTACTTCGTAATCCTTACCATAACCCAATACTCTCGCGGCAACCATGATAGCATTTTTATCACCGGTAATCAAATCATTATATTTGATTGGTGTTACTATCATCGATTGAAATAGCTTATCAAGTACAACACCTTGTTTAATAAGGTTCGCGGAAGTAAGAATATCTTCTTCTTTCGCGGTCATGTACTTCATTTCTACTTTACCTGACGACAATGGATTACCTTCGGGATATACTAATCCTTTTGATGGTAAATCTATTATTTCTGTTGGAAAATTGAATGCTTTAGCGTCGTCCTGTTTGAACTTTTGTAAAGCTATTTCTTTTAATTGTGAATCTGTGATTTCACCTTTTGGATATGCATCCGTAACCTGTACCATAAACTATATTATTTAGTAATAAATATAGAATTGTACTAATTTTATAATCAGTATTTAAAATCTATTCTTCTTACCGAAATGTTTTACATTTGTGAGTACGGTGTTTTACGACCGAAACATATATCCATCAAATTCTTAAGAGTTTTGCCGTCTTTAGTTTTATCCTTTGGAAATTTCATAGGTACATCGCCCTCAGAATCAAAGAATTTAATCCTAGTCAAGACCTTGGTCGCCTTGTCCTTATCAGGATGTCCGCGTTTTTCGCTTATTTTAAATAACTTAACTAATTCAGCTAATGTGTAGTTTGATACTACCGTTCCGATAAACCTTTGGCGACCGAATAAATCGGCATTAGCAACTGTTGCTTCTGTTACAGCACTTAATTTCTTTTCCTTACGAACTTTAACTACTGCGTCTTTATCGAACTTCTTAACGATATCAAGAATTTTACTGGCTAATGCAGTACCACTCGTTGCTTCAACATCTACTATTAATCTATCAGCCAGTACAACCGTTTTAATGGTTATCTTTGCATCTGGGTAATCGGCTTTAATATTTTCGCGGTTGATAAAAGCTTCTACTTCACGTTTAACTACACCAAGTTTTTTGGTTGTAATTACTAAACGACGAAATGCTCCTAGACCTTCATTGATGTTTCCGGCTTCACCTAATAAATTACTAGTTAAAAAATGATATACTTCCTCAATATCATCAGCAGAAGTTGTTATGTGGTCTAATGCCCAGCCATGTCCATCTGACAATAATTTTGAAATTGAGCTTTCATCCATTTTCAATAAATGACTAACAGCATGATGTATAGTTTTCAAATTTTGAAAAAACATGTAATTGTTATCTTGCTCTTGAGCTAATGGTTCTTCTTTAAGAAGTGATGCTAGTTTAAGTGTTTTCATGATTTTTTATCTAATATCGGTTAACATGTGATAACTTCACGTGTTCATTAATTATAATGACCGGGTGTCGTTCCTGTCGCCGGTCTAAATTCTAGATATCTGTTATATGTACCTTTATAGACATATTTCACCCAATAAGGTTTGTTAAATTTATCCTTAACGATACGGGTTGAGTTTTTACCCCATATATCATTTGAAATAGTATCTACTTCTGAACTTAAAAAATACTTATTAAGTTCACGTAAATCCTTTATCTTTTTCGGGACGGATTCTTCCGTAAGAATATTTTTAACTTCTTCCCGAATTAATTGTTTGATTGTGGATAATTTCATCTCTTTGACGGCTTTTTTATTGATTCTCGTACAACATCAAATTGGTCTTCTGTTGCGCCGGCTGCGCCCAATTTGTATTTAATTTGTGCGCCCGTTAATCCGACTGGTTTGATATTGTATTTACCATTACCGAAGTCATGAATTATTTCATGCTTCTGACCTTTATGCGGTCCTATTTTTGGCGTTACAAAACTACCAACTTTTAATTTTCTCAGAGTCGGTACAGATTCATCTAATTCAAATTCTTCTTCCGGTGATGTTTCACTCTTAGAAGCTTGAATTTTTACTTTTCCGGTCTTTTTATCAACACCGATACTAGATAATTTCATTCCTTTCGTGGCCGCAAATTTACTAGCTTTTTGGAATTCCGCAGATGTCGCTTGTCTCGAATCTTCTTTAAGAACTTTCTTAATCTCAGCACGAATCATTTCGGTTAATTTAGATACGCTTTCATCCATTGCTACTTTAACTCCTTTCGGGTCAAAATACATAGCCACAATACCTTTAAGTACTTTAGGGTCAGCATACGCTTTATCATCTGCCGCAAATTTCTGCAGGAATGGTTTAAGTTTACTTAGGAACGTTTTAACGTCGTCGCTTTCTTGAGCTAACAGGTCAATCTCAGACATCATCGACTCCTTTAATAATTTTGGTTTTCTCATTTTATTTTGATTTTTTATAAGGGATAAGGTTAATTTCGTGTTCGGAGTGCTTCTAGGGTATGCTTCTTTAATAATTGATTCTCCGAATCTCGCTAACTTACCAACAGCTTTAATACCGACTGGAGATAACCGCAGTATTATAGAACCTTCGGTTGCTCCGCCGGTACCAATTTTTACCGCGTCAACAGATGATTGCTCTAACCATTCTTTCGGTAAATTATTTCTTAAATCATCAGCTAACATACTATAGTATCGCGGGTCATATAAACCGTTAATACCTTTTCTAAGACCTACAGTATACATGTTATCCTTAAAATGTAGGACACGAGCCTTAACTTTTGGACCGAAATTATCTAATGTAGTTTTTGCTACAATATCTACAACTGTTTGGTTAGTAGCGTCTTCATGAAGAACTCTCTTAACTTCTTCTCTAATGATTTTCTTGACTGATGATAATTTCATAATTATTTCTCGATATTGTAGAATGATGATAAATGTCCTATGATTTCCTCATATTCTTTTTTATGAGTTTTCTTAAGGTCCGGAATTCCGGATAATCTGGTAACATAATCTAATGACTGTTTAAGGTCTTTAAATGTTACTGGCTTTTCTACTAGGCCATTCTTTGCATTCTGAATAAACAGTTTAGTAAATGCTTTCGGATTAAGAATATTTTCAACTAGCCTTTTTTCAGCTATAGCTTTTTTAACTTCTTCCCGAATTAATTGTTTGAATTGTGATAGTTTCATATTATCCAGTATATAGGGTCGTTAAATGTGATAGTGTATTAATAATTTCTTGGTCAGATAATGAACCATAGTGTTTCTTTGTAACGAGATACAATGCTTTTAAGAGGTTTTCCTGTGCACTATTTAGTGGCGCAAGACGCGTACGGTCTTCCTTGATAACGGACTTGACTTCTTCTCTTATGAGATTCTTGAATTGTGATACTTTCATAATTGTTTTATGTTCTTTAACTTGTTCTGGCTCCGGTTCTGTATAATACCGATAATTTACTATAACTTTACCGTTTACTGTAGGTAGTCCTAATTCATTTTTACCTATATGTTTTACGACCGTTTTCTTATTACGGAACTTTCCCGTCAGAATTGTGTCGCCTATACTTATTGGTAACTTAATCATATCTAATAAATATGTAATTATTTACCATTAATTACTTTATGCACATTAGCCATAATAGCATCTATCTTCTTCACTATATTAGGAATCTCCGCGCGGTCAAACATATCGTTCCACGATTCCTTATTTCTAGCCCATCTAGTTAATGTCTGAATAGTCATCTTATCATTATACCTGTCCGGCGTATACTCAATATCAAACCATTTTTTCGAATGAATACCGTCACTATCAATGCAGTAATTAGAATTCGGTATTTCTATTATAATATGTGATAACATATACCCGACATCACTAAAGTCACCTAATGATTTAAAGTTATTGATGTTAGCATCGTTCTTATACCGATTCCTATTACTCGCGTTATGTCTTAATAGAGTTAGAATTATAGGTGACACACCAAACTCTTTCTTTATTGCGTAATACATTAATTGAGCAAATACACCGCAACCACCATAATTTATATTCGTGCGTTTGAAATCCTTACGAATACCTGTATTCATCTCTTTCTCTGCGGTACCACGCATAATGCCGGTGCGACCTGCTTCTTTAAGTATATCGGATAGTTTAATCATATCACTAATAAATATTGAAAAGAAAAATCCTTATGCTCTAATGATATCAATTAGTTTCTGGACTACAGTTAATCTATTGCTTCGAATATCTTTTTCCCAAATTCTGACTAGATTATATCCATGTTTCTTGGCGTGTATATCTTTTAACGTGTCTAATCCTCTGTTTTTACGTTGCATACCGTTGAGTTGTAATTCATCATATACATTAGGATTACCGTGCCAATAATCACCATCTACTTCAAGCAATAAATTCTTTTCAGGAATATAGAAATCATATTCAAAGCCATCTACGTTATATTGATGTATATGTTCTATACCTAATCCTGTCAGTATTTCCGCGAATGTATATTCTAATTTTGATGGATTTCCTTTAAGTAATTCTTTTCTATTTTTTGCTAGTTGCACTAACATAATCTTTTTATGTTCTTCGGTCTTCGGTCTACCTTTAAGCGCTTTTGAAATTTTAGCGCGTCTATCTGGACGTTTAGCCCGTTCATTAATAAGCACCATTTGTGCAGCCGTGTAATGTGTTCCCTTATTCCATTGCACAATTTCACCAGAAGCAAATCGTTCGCGTCTAGTATTTGCTGATTTTTCTAATCCTTCTTTAGTTTGAAATCCACCATTTGTTCTAGATACGTGACCAACCAAATATTCTCCAAACCAGCCGCCTTTTCCTGGGAAGAATTTAACGTCGTTTCCGCAACCACATTTACATTTTGGTATTTCTGTGATATTATGAAACGCCATATATCGTGCCGCGGGGGTACCAATGTGATGTTCACGTGATAGGTGCGAGCTCACACCGACGTAACTTTTATATTTGTTACTACAAATTGGGCAGGTAAATTTTAAATCAGAAGTGTTATTCATGTTAAAAGTACTTTCTTTATACTAATAAATATAAGGAAAATACTTCTAACTATCAAATTCGATTATCCTATTTTCTATGGATTATCAATGAAAATTAAAATTGGCAAATCGCGTAGTCATATTTCAAAGTTAATTGAATATTAACCGCATCTTCCGTACTCCAGTCAAAGTCACCAAAATTAGCGTCACCAATATACGCCCCTTTCAAAGTCCATTCTTCTACCTTATCGCCTACAGGTCCTAAAGCATTAAATGTAATATCTTTCTTATAGAAATCAGAATAACCATCACGACCAGTTACTGATTCATGTGAAAGTCTTATCCATTCCATAACAGCTTGTGCTGCACTTGGCACTACCGGGTCATATAATGTAATTGATACATCATTCCAACGGCCTTTGCCTTTAAGCTTACGCTCTACGTTAATGTGGTCTAATACTACATCTCCGAATGTAATTCCGGGACGGTTTGCTGCTTTAATTAAATATGCTGGAATACCCTCGATATACATAATAAATCTGTTCGCAACTTTGGGTTCAAAGCTGGTATACATTATCTCTGACGGGTCTAATAATTCTGCCATGTTATTTGTGTTTTAATTTAATATAAATATCGATTGTTTTATAAAACATGTTATAGTTTGACTACTTTAGCAATATTCTGCAATTTGTCTAATTTAGACATTCCCTTCTGTAGACGGAGCATACGCTTCAATATCTCATCATGAAACACGTCATCAGATACTGCGACATATACTTTATTCTTAAATTCCGTCCCGAAATGGATTACTTCGCGTTCGCTCCTACCGCTAAATATAATCTGCAGTAAATCTTGGTTAATCATGAATTCATCAGATTGTTTAGTCACCAACAATCCTTCTCCGAGAAATCCGTTTGATGCAATTCTAAATGAATCTGTCCAACTTTGACACTTTTTTCTAGGAGTATACGTTACTGGTTTCATACATACCCAGTATACACCGTGACTTGATTTTAGCTGTTGCCAATCTTCTCTAGTAGTACTACCGAGCTTAGCAGCTAATTTACTGCTAACTTCGTCCAAGCCTCTATATAATATAGTACCATTAGATGTGCTGGGATTGAACAGGCCTGGGAATTTCTTCTGAGCTGCACGAATTAAATCTTTAAATTTATATAATACGGATACAACCTCACGGCTAGAGCTACCGGTCCAATCATTTAATGCATCAAATAAAGTAGTTTCGCGTTCCGTATCAGCTTCTCGGTTTGTATTTACTGGACTAAGGCCCTGTAATTTAAGAATTTTACCTGACTTGCTACGGTTTGGTACACCACCGAATGCTACCTTACCGAACACGTCATCGACAACGTCTTCGTTAACATTTAGTTTGAACGACTCTAAAACTTTTTTATAGTAATCTTTCGACGCCATAATAAACTATACTGATTTAGAGTAGTCAGGCGCCCCTGATGTTGGTGTACTAGGCGCTTTCTTAACCGGAGCGTGTTGCTTAGATGGTTGAGTTTTAGGTACTTGACGTTGACCCGAAGCTTCCGGGCTCACATCTTGTTGTGTATCATCAACCGGCTCATCTTCTACTTTATACTTCGTCTTTATGTAAGAAGTAATCTTACCTAATAGACCTGTATATTTAGCCATTAAATGTTGAAGCACGGCATCTTCTTGTGCGATTGTAGAGCCTGATAAATCTTTCACTGCGGCCTTAATATGTTCTATCGCGGCCATTGCATCAGAAGCTTCTTGTTCTTTTAGAACGGTTCTGATTTCTTCGTTTATAAGTTTCTTGAATTGTGATATTTTCATATTGTGTTAATTAGGTTGTTTGAATGTTTTTACAAATGAAGTAGCATCCTCATTGATAGCCTTCTTAACTTCTTCCCGAACGAGCTTCTTAATATCCAACGATAATTTCCCTTCTTGAGTTGGTACCGGTAAATTGTCTTTCTTAACGGCTTTTCCATCAATATGAGTAAGAGCGGCACTTTTAACGAATTTAACGTGCTTATTAAAATCTGCCCAAGCGTCTTGCATTGTCTTTGCAGAACACTCATAATCGTCTTGGTCAAAATCTCTGTATGATGGAATCCAACCGTAATAGGTAAATGTAAACTTATGCATATAATATATTTAAAATCTTGATGTCTAATTTCATGGTGCTGGATGTTCTTTTCTCCATTTTTTTAATTCAATTGCTTCTTTAACATTCCTATAAATTACAAAATAGCCTATACCTACAGCGACAAATGTAGAAGCTGTAACTATTGTCCACCACATCATCCACTCATGTCTCCCATCATTATAAAGAGAAGGTGTAGTCCAGTAAATTAATCCTGGAATTATAAATATTAAAAATAATAGTGGATAACCCACCCATTGTAATAGTTTTACTTGTGTGGATGGTTGCAAACTGTCATACCAATCTTTAACTTTGCTCATTTTTTGTTCGGTAATATGTTATGAAAAAATACGTGAAATGTTAATGCGAACACCATATACAATGGTATTACTAGTAATAAATATAGATTACTTAAATTAAGTAAGTATGGTAGAGCCGCGCCAAATGCTATACCTGAGCCTAGTAATGTGGAGTTATGAATCATGCCCCAGAAATGCCACGCGTCTGTTAATGCAACTAATATAGTGGTACTAAATGGAAACCTCTCATCATAGGTCGGTGTATGTAATCCAATATACCACCACGCTTTTTTCGTTAGGGTCATCGCTTTACTATATTTTAATTTCCAGCTTTCGCGTGGATTCCACCAATCACCTAACTGACTTAGTTTAGAGAATGGAAAATGGAATTGAATTGTATCACCAAATGCCTTACACATACCAGCAATAATTACTAGCATTGCACTAATTACCATCAAGATTATAGTTAGTTTCATTCTTAGAAAGCGTTATACTAATAAATATAAATTATGTATATCAAATTATACAAATGTATTATATGCTCTTAAATGAGTGCTATTACCGCACATGAAAATAGGGCCGAAGCCCTATTCTCTTTTTGATTAAATTTCTGACTCCCAAACCACATCTACAGTGTATCCTGCAGATTCTAATTTTTTTTTTCTTATCGAATCAATTTCCCATTTGGTGTTCGCTGTCATATGCAATTGATTATGATACATATCTTTTGAAAATATATTCGGGTTACAATGCCAATAATCACCATACACCTCGACTATTTTCTTAAGAGACGGTATGTAAATATCAACCGAAATATGCACGTCTGGTAGATAGTGTTCAAGAATAGCGTCGGGATATCGCTCCAATACCTTTTTAAATTGAAGTCTTTGCGGCTTAGATATCCTATGACCATTGCTAGGATGTAAATCAAACGCATACTTAACACCGTATTTAGCAATCATGGTTTCGACATTTTTTTCCGGATTATTGTAGCTCGGATTACCATACTTAGCCATTTTGGTGTCCTTGATTTTTTGAATTTTTGCTGGGTCATTCATTGGATTATTGTACAACATTTGGTCACGACTTAATTCGCTTCTCCAAATGCTAGAACGTTGACATTCTGGTGAACAGAACATTCTTGTAGTTTTAATTTTATAATCACTAATAGGTTCGCCGCAATTATTACATGGTATAATATGATGACTCGAATGTTTACGGTTATCATACATGCATTGCTTACTACAAAATTCACGTTTATTACAATTAACACTATCAGCAACACTAAATTCAGCCGCACAAAATTTACACACCTTTGTTATCCGGTTGTGTTCTAGATTAAGTAATTTCTTATGGGACATATAACAGCCGATACTACAATACTTTTTATCCGGTTTATGGTCGTACTTATACCAAGTAAATTCGGATAGACAATTCACACAATTTGACGTTTCTTTCATAAAAAATCCCCTATACTATAAATATAGAGGACTTTTATCTTAAATGATTTTAAGTTACGTTTTACTGGGTGAAGGAAGCACCTGTGGGTTGAATATTAAAGTCTATAATGATAAACTCGGCAGCCTTTGCTGGTTGCAAGAATATCTGTCCATACATAATATTACGGTCAATTACGTCCGGTGTATTGTTTGACTCATCCATTACAACTTTAAACGAATACAAACCTTGACGTTGTTGTACTGAGCTCATATACGGATTCACAATATTTAAGAATCGGTTACGTGTTGCGGCAGTATTATTTTCGAATACCAAATATTTGGTTGCTGATGCGATATATTTCTTAACGGCTATCAACAATCTACGAACATTTACTCTATCTAATGCACTAGGCTTAGCTTGAAGAGTTTTCTGACCCCATACACATACGCCTTGTCCCGGGAATGTTGCAATCGGATTAATTCTGGCTTGATATAAAGTATCTCTCTCATCTTGAGTTAGACGAGTCCATGCATCAATTACTGATGTAATACCGCCTCTATTTAATCCGGCTGGTGCATACCATTCAGCTGCTACCTTATCACTAAATGCTATCACACCTGGCAACACCGCTGCGGTTGGTACCCATACTGGTCTATTAATTCCGGCATCTAGTATCTTAACCCATGGCCAATAAGTCGCCGCGTAGTTATTATCAATTGGATTAACAGCATTTACTGCTTCTGATAACACAGTCGCAGCTACCGCACCCGTTCCTGGTAGGCCAACCGCGTCTAGAACAATAAATGTATCACCTCTATCAAGAGCTAAGTCCATCGCATAGTTCAAAATCAACGGATGTTCATTATAGTTAGTTCCCGGTAATACAAGCATATTGATATCAAATTCATCCGGGTTACTTACTGCATCAACACATTTTTTATATGCCAAATAACCGGCTGATGTTGCTGCGGATAAATTAAATCCTTGCATATTCGCCGCTTCAATACTAGAACCGTTTAGTTTTCGTATGTTCGGATATGTACCATCAAAACCTCCTTGGAACGGAACTATAAACTTACGGGTATCAAGTACTGTACTTGTGCTAAGGTCTATCGACCCTGTGTACGTGCCCGCACTAGCATTCTGTGAATAATCTCCTAAATAGAAATCCGCGTTAGAACCTGTTGTCTGTACTTCGGTAACTGGAAGTGGTGCTAGATAATTTAAGTTATCTGTAGTTGATAAGCTAAAATCAAACCCATAATACTTACGTTTGCTGTACGAGTTCGCTACTATTTGGTCAGTTACATATGATGCTGCTGGTATAGTAACTACTCCATCACTTCCACTTACAAATCCTACCGGTACCGGCGCTACTAGAGCTCTAAATCCAAACGGTACTAGAGTTGCTGAGTTCACTGCGTTTATCACATCGTCGTCAGCTACTACTCTAATATATTTAGAGTTATTCGGATAATCACCGGAATAAGTTATTTTTCCGTTAGCATCAATTGTAACATATCTATCACCAATTCTACGAGCTATATAATTTGTCGACGTCGGGTCTAGGTTAACATTATCAAACAATTCTAATATATTAGGTCTGCTATCGGAATCATCACCTGTCGTGAATGGACTTCCTTGAATAGCACTTTGGTCGACAGCTCTTACAATTACTGTAAATGAACCATAGGTTGAACCAGGAACTGTGCCCGCTGCTTTGATATCAGCAATCGCAACTTTTACCTCATAATTTACCGCTGTACCATCTGATAATGTACTGAATCGTACTAGTTCTTTCTTGATGTTCCCGTTCGTCTTTTGTGATGTAATCCACGGAGTAGTTGCATACGAAGCATCTTGAGCAAAGTCCCAGCTATTTGATGAACCTGATATCACTGATACTACAGAACCCGAATCAGCGGCTAATGCCGATGCAATTGCATTACCATATAAATTATATAAGTATGCAGGCGCCGTGTATGATTTAGGATTAAGTGGTAATATTTTAGATAAGTAGCTAGCATTCGTTGACACTAAACTGGCGGAGTATACATTTGCAGTCGTATTTTTTTCTGCCTGTGCACTACCTGATATAGACAGTACAAAGTTCCCTAATGACCCCGTTAATGACCCGGAAACTCCTAGGTTCCAATTGGTTGTTACGGTTGATTTCTCAAACACCGATAATGTCGGTGTGGTATATGAATACGCTGCCTCATTTGTAATCATCTGCGTAGGATGCAATACGGCCATTAATTTCTTACCATACGAACCAGACAATACTATACCTACCGGGGCATCCATTTTGTACCCGTTTTCGAATAAAGTACGTACTACCGTAACTCTACCTGAGTTCTTTAAATAGTCTTTAATGGTATACGGTACGTATGAATCCGGAGTCGTATCGCCGAATTTTTGTACGAAATCGTTATACGATTCGACGATAGTTGGGATAAAAGCGGGTCCTTTAATTGTAGGGCCAATTACTGCAGCACCTATTTGTGCTACTCCCTGTGGTAAGAATGAAAGGTCCTTTTCATTGGTAAATACCCCAGCGGATACTGTTTTTTCTGCCATTGTTTAGATTTTATATTGTTAGATATAATTATGTATGAGAATATCTTACATATAAATATGGCATAAAATATTGAAAATATTATAGAGTCGTAATTTCTCCGGTTTCAATATTCACCGATACCTTACCGTATGTAGATTCTAAAGATTTTAAGAATTCAGATTCCTTTGCTTGATTATCTTTAAATTGTGTTTCTAAAGAATCTTCTAAAGCAACAAGTCTTTCGTCTTGAGTCTGAATCATTAAACGCTCCACCTTAATCTGTCCGAACTTAGCAGTGATATCTGAGTAGGCTTGTTGTAATGATTGGAGAGTAGTTAATTCTTCTGGTTTGATTTTCGTAACTGCTGACATAATTGTAACGTTTTTATTTTATATAAATATAGGAAATATTATTTTAATACACGCACTTTAAATGTTCCGGATGCTGGGTCTAGAGGACCTGATGAGTAATTATTAAATCTAATTGTTACTACATTACTTGCACTCACCCAAGCGGTAAAACAACTATTACTTAATGTAGAACCATTAGGTACACCTAATAAAACAATATCATTTAATACCGCACCGGTTACGGGTACCGTGATATCGCTGGAATTCTGTGCCGATGTTGATGGAAAATCAAGAACTTGTAACACGGACAATGTACCAGTTTTGGCGTAATAATTGATATTATCACTATCTACCGGGCTTTGAATGTTTGGTGGCGTGCCGAATCCTAATGTTGGCATTTTTAATTAATTTATACTGGTTGATTTTGACCAATCATTGCTTGTAATTCCTCTAAACGTTTTGTTACTGCTGCAAATTCTGTAGAAATAACATCATTAGCGTTGTATCTGTTTTCTATCATTACTATAAAAGCATCCCAAATAGCCTTTTCTTCATCTGTTAATGTATCATAAGGTATTTCTTGTTGTGAGCTTGGAAGTAACGCATTACCATATTGAGCAAGTGCTCTAACGAACGGAGCTGAAGTAATTTGTACTACAATTTGTTGAATATTTTCTGACATAAATTATATTTATATATAAATATTAGCTTTTTTTATTTTGTCTGTAAAATTTTAACCTAATAATATATTATCATATAAATCTGGGACATTATTTTGTGCTAAAATTACATTATCAGCTATTGGTTTTTCCATTCCTAAAAATGTATTGCCAAACGCATAACAAGAAACTGGGTTTTCTGTATTTGGTGTTGATGTGATGGCATTTGCCTTCCTATGAATTGTTTTTAAAAAACAATTTATAACTATATTTGAATTTACAACACAATAACCAGCTCGATTATTCCACTGACAATCAAGTGTTGTTCCTATAAAAGAATTGTTTCTAGCAGTTTCACCATTTGGGTTCGTATTTGGTATCAATGCAGCAACTGTTGAAATAAGTGTCCCACCATAAAATACATTACCGCGAACAGAAAAAATATTACCTGTAAATATTATATTACTACCATTACCACCCAATGCACTATTACCTGTTGTATATGCGAATACATTATAATATGTAGCATTAATACTAAGTAATGCATATGATGCTGTTGATATTGCTACTAAATTTGTATGTTCACCAGCGGGCGCTGAGGTTCCTACTGCAAGAGAAACGCTGGCTCTTGAAATACACACACAATTATATGTTCTAAAAAAACTTCCATTAGCACCAACTAAAGCATACCCTGCTGATGATATAAATGTACAACTATTAAATTGTAAACGTGCTCCATTTTGAGTACCGAAGTCACCAGCATATGTTGCTGTTGCAGAAAATATACAATTATTTATTGTAATTGTTGTACCGTTAGGGCCAAATGAACCATAACCATTCACACACACATTGTTTATTGTAATATTACCTAGTATGCCCGTTAATGTACCATTAATAACTCCACCATTCCAATTTCCATTATATATTAATACCCCCCCATTAATTGTACAGTTAGTTGTAATGTTTGCACTTGCATTATTAATGAAAATCCCTCCAGTTATTGTGCCATTAGTTATTGAACATACAATAGCAGCTGTTGTTGAAAAATTATAAATACCAGTTGTGGTTACAGTATATGTAAAACCGTTTAAGTTGATGTTCACGCCATTTTTTAAAGTGACAGTTATAGGCTTTCTCTCAACAATATTTGCGAATTGTACAACTACATCACCAGATTTAGCAGCAATCATGGCTGATGTATAATCAGCATAGTAAGTATAGTTACCATTCTCATTTACTATTCCTAGTACTCCTATATTACCACTAACTCCGTATCCTAATTGTTGTATCATCCTATTAAAATATTATTATATAAATCTCTTGTATTAATTTGTTGTTGGGATATGTTATCGCTAACAGGTTTTTGTGTTCCTTGAAAAATATTATTAACAAAGTATAGTGGAGAAGGAAGTGTTGCGTGTAAACATTTTGCATTTACATTTGATACTTTTAAATAACAATTTGAAACTATGTTACCAGCGGTAGCACCATACCTATTATCAGAAACGAAACAGTGACCTGCTGGATTATTCCATTGACAATCTAGAGTACAATTAATAAAATTACTTGCACCTGAATTAGTATTAATAGCTTGATTACTCCAATAACCTGAGACCGAATTTGTAGTTGATATTAATGTGCTATTCCAAAATGTATTAGTTCTATTAGCTACCCCTGAACCACCGACCATTCCACCACCTATACACGGAGCAGCTGTTGAGTATAGAAACGAATTATGTACAGTAGTTACCCCAGCAGATAATGCGTGACTTGCTGTTGATATGAAAACACAATTTACACATATACCTGCTGAACCAGCATATAAATATCCAGCAGAACCTGTTGTTGATATTGAAACACAATTACTATATTTACCACTACTATTATTACTATATATACCATATACACCTAACATAATACAATTATTTACATAACCTCCCCCTCCAACACCCACCTGGCCGCCAGATATAATACAATTATTTACATAGCCACCATTGTTTACACCATATAAACCTGATTCTAAATAAGCGTTATTTAATCTACCACTGTTTACATAAGAATATTCAGCAGGAGAACCAGAGTGATAAAACTTACCACCTGTCCATATGCCTACATTACGAAGTAATACAAAATTACTAAAGCTTGTAGAAACGCTTTCAAAATAACAATTAGTTGTAATATTTGATGATGCATTTTGTATATAAACCATCACACCTGTAGCAGATGTATGAGACGATTTAAAAGAACCATTACTTATAGTACAAGTTACAGCAATATTACCATCCCATAAAAATACGGGTGTAGCATTATTAGCTCCAGTAGGAAATAATAATGATGTATAAGTAAACCCATTCATATTGATGTTCACACCATTTTTTAAAGTAAGAACAACTGGTTTTGTTTCTACAATATTTGCAAATTGTACAATCGTGTCACCAGCTTTGGCATTTTTTAAAGCCGAAGTATAGTCAGCATAATATGTATAGTTCCCTTGCGAATCTGCGATTCCTAAAGGTCCATTATTTCCTGGGTTATTATATCCTAATTGTTGTATCATCCTATTGTTATATTTCCATACAAATCTCTTGTATTTTGTTGTGATTGTACTACATTCCCATCAACTGGTACAACAGCTCCTTGATATGTATTTTTAACAAATGTTGCTGTAGTCGCTATTGGTGCGTAAACACATTTTGCATTTACATTTGCTACTTTTAAATAACATTTAATAATAGATAATGGATACCAAGTTGAATGTCCCCCAGCATTGTTCCATAGACAATTTAATGTTGAATTAACATATGTATCATTAAATGAATTTGTAAGAATTGACGCAGCTGCGACTAACGTACAATTGTAAAATTTATTAAATTGGCTAATTTGTGATATACCATAT